TTTAATTTAGATAATTTATCATCATAAATAGTTTTATATTCTTTATCTTTAGAATCTCGCTCATCAAATGTATCTTTATATTCTTTTTTATGTAATTCTTTAAGTTGTAAAATTTCTGTATTAAATGCTGTTTTAATATCTTCAATTTGCTTTGTATTTTCTGCAGCAAGAGTCTCCAAATTTTGTTTATGTTCGGTAACTAGAGATGAAATTTTATCTCTTAATTGTTGCATTTGTAAATCTTTTGATTGTAAAGATTCTTGGGATTTTTCATTTTCTCTTTCAAGAAGTATCTTCTGACTAGTTAATTTTGATAATTGACTTTCATAATCTTGTATTAATTTAGAAATATTATCCTCATGTTCTTTTTTTAATTCAGCAATTTTACCACTATGCTCTTTTTTTAATTGGACGATTTTACCTTCATGTTCTTTTGTTAATTGAGCAATTTTATCTTCATGTTCTAAATTTAATTGAGCAATTTTTTCATCATGTTCTAAATTTAATTGAGCAATTTTTTCATCATGTTCTTTTGTATTTTTAGTTAAATCTTCTTGATAATATTCTTCTTTTGCTTTATATATTGCAATTTGTTCATTAAAATCAGTATTTTGTCGTATTAATTCAGATATTTGTACTTGAAATTGTTGTAATTCTTTACCAATAATTTCGAAACATTGGCTGTAATTTTTAATATTTTCATTAATTTGAATATATCTATTATTATTAAAAATAAATAAAACAAAAATATTTTGTAATGATTCATAATAATTTTTATTTTGCTCATGAATTAGATTAAATACATTTCTAAATTCATCACTTGAATTAATAATAGTTTTGTCTTTTAAAAATAAATCACAATCAATTGGCTGATTAACATATTTTATTGATCTATCCAATTGGCTATTATATATTATGTAATAGTTTTGATCATTTTTTGTTATATAATTAGTAGAAAATACTTTATCCGGAATATTATTTTCACCTCTTCCTCTTTGTTTGGCCGATACTTTAGCCTGTGATTGTGGTTTAGCCTTTCCTTGTGGTTTAACCTGAACTTGTTCTTTTGGCTGTGCTGAGACTTGTTCTTTTTCTTGTGCTGGGACTTGTTCTTTTGGTTGTGTTGGAACTGATTTAGTCGATATATCATTATAAATAAATTTTTCAATATTAGAATATGCTTTGGATAAATTAGTTTTATGAGCTGTTAAATATGAAAGATCTTTCATTTTAATTGTTGTATTTAAATATTTAATAAAATCATCTAAATTAGCTGTATTATTGGTATCATTATTAGTTTTATCAAAAATATTTGGATTTAAAATAATTGGATCATTTCTACCATTAGGTTCTAAAAAATATTTTTTATTTGAAAATGCCGTAGAATTTGGTTGTCCTTTTAATATCGTTTCTTTTACTTTGGAAGAAATCATTTTATCAACAACTTCTTTTTTTATAGAAGAAATATAAGTAATTAATAGAGATTTATAACATGGAAAAATATTAGATGGTATAGAATATGATTTAATATTTTTATAGAACAATTCATTATAAATTTGTTCTATTATTTGGTCATTAGAACTATACAAAGTATTTATATCAACTTGTTTATTTAAGGTAGGTGATACTTGAGATTCTTTTAATATCTTAAATATGTCTTGATTTTTAATCAAAATTGTATCTTGTTCTTTTTGTAACGCAGATTTTTTCTGTTCTATTAATTGTGCATTCTTTTCATTAATAACACCACCTAATTTAGAATTATTAGTTTTTTTATCTTTACAATAATCATTAGAAAAATATTTACTACTTAATGTTAATAAACCACCTAAACCTAATGTTGAAATAATCGATATTATTTGAGTATTACTGTTATCTTCTAAATTAGAAGATAGTATTATTATAATTAATATACTTAATATAATAATACTATATAAAAAATATAAAAGACAATTATCCATCATTATTAGAATATTTTATTTTAATTCTATTATATTAAATAAATTTTAATTTATTTTAAAAATTCAAAAAAAAAGGATAAATATTTTTAATTTTCTTTAGACTCAACTACATCTTCAACATCTTCAAATTCGCCATAATCATTATTTTCTGATAAGTTTTTAGCTACTATTAATTATCAAATTCTTCCTCATCTTCAAATTGTATATTAAGATCATTATAACCAAATAAATCATCATCGTCTTCATTATCATACTCTTCATTTTCTTGAAATGATGCATTCATATCAAATTTATCTTCATTAAACATTTGTTTTAACTGGGCATAATTAAAATTTGTAAATAATTCATCAAATTTTAATATTTTTGTTAAAATAAATTGAATAAATATATTAAGATTATTGTCAAATTTAGACTTATTTATTTGATCTAAAGCTAATATAAATTGCAATATTAATTTAATCAAAAATTGAGTTATATATTCATTATCATATTGTAATTTTAATAAAATAATTAAATCAGATATATTATATTTAATATCTGGCAAAAATTTATCAACTTTAGTTTTGAATTGATTATTTTCTTGTAATTTATTAAGTAAATTTAAAAAGTCTAAATCATAATGTGTTGTTAAATTTTTATTATATTTAAGTAAATTATAATATATTAATATTGTTCTAAAATAAGAAACTAATTTATTAATACGTAATAAAGTATAAGTATTATTAATAGTATTTAATTGTTTTTCATTATATTCATAACCTTCAGTTAAACCAATTTTTTGTAAAAATATTATATTAATTTTTTCATTATCCGCATTAGTAAATTGTTTAGAAAAATTCACAAGTGTCGTATCATAATTAATATTATTAATAATTGACATTATATCATTACTATCGGATGAAACATTAGAAAGTATATTTACATTTAGTAAATTATCCTTATAAATATCTTTAATATTTTTGTTATATTGATAATCAAAACGTTCTTTAATCTGATATAATTGATCATTAATAATATTTTGTTTTTTATTTTTATAGTCTTTATATTCTTTACTATATTGTAAATATATTTCATCTTTTTTATCTAATAAATCTATATATTTAATTTTGCAAAGTTCACAAACAATATTTTTATAATCATTACCATTACCGGTATTGGTATTTTTATAATCAAATTTATGGAATTGCATATCATCTTGTTGGGTTATTTTATTTTTTATAGTTACCGGACATACATTTATATATAAATTAAAAAATCCATCTTTGTCATTATTATCATTAATTAATTTAATAATATTATTATTTGTAACTTTAGATGAAACTAGAGTATTCTTTTCATTATTACATTTAGAACATTTATAATCTAAAAAGTTTAAATTAGAAATATTATCAATGTTGTTATCTAATTGTTTTTTATTAATTTCTATTTTATTTTTTTTACTATCTAAAAATACATAAATATTAAAATTATGTGGGAATCCATCAGTTGAACAAAAATAAATATTTAAATGAATATCTTGTTTATAAAAATATCTTGAATTATTTAATTTAATTAAACTAAATGGGTATAAATTATATTTAATATTATTATTAATTAAGTCAATTTCATATAATTTTACTAACTGAGATAATTTGATATAAGTATATAAATCATTATCATCAGATTTTAATTTATCTAAATAAACATTATTTGTTATAAATTTAGATAACTTATTATTTATAACTTGTTCAGTAGAAATATTATCATATATTGGTATATTATATAATTCATACTTAATATGATAATAAAATAAATTAAATGATAATATTTTATATTCGTTATAATCGCTTATTTTATTATTTTGCAATACTTTATTTAATAGTTTTTCATCAATAATTGGAGAAGAAAAACTACTAAATAAATTATCAATTTTATTAGAATTTATATTAGATAAATTTAATATTTTATCATAATTTGTAAAATCTAATTTAGAAATATCTGAATTATATAATTTAGAATTAAATGAATCAATAGGTAATGATGAAATTAATTGACTTGGTGCTTTTAATGGATATATAGATTTTATTAAATAGTAATAATTATAAATACTACTATTAATTAATAAGTTAGAATTTAACATTTTGTCAGTTTTTTCATTAAGAGTCATTTGATCATTTTTTGCAACAATTCCATAAGTTTTAATTAATAATTCTTTAATTTTTTCTTGTTGTTTGTTATATTTTAATTTATATAACAAAATATTATTAGTAGATATAATTATGTCATATGCTTCTTTGAATCGAAGTTTAATTAAGTTTAATAAATCTTTATTAGATTTAATTTCTACTTTTTTTGGTATGATAATATTAGTAGAATCTCTACCAGCAATAATAATATCACCCTTACCAGCATATGATCTTTTTTGTGTCTGTATAAAACTAATAAATGGATATTTAGTCATTATAAATATTAAACTTGCATAAATAAATATAATACTATTAAAATCAAGTAAATTTTGAATTTGATCTTCTGTGTATATTTTTGCCTTTCTTAATGATTTTTCAATAATATTAATATTAGTTAAAATAGAAGTAAAAATGTAATTAATTAAATATTTTTTAGAAATATTAATATTTAATGATGTAAATACTATATAAGAATATACAATATGCATTGTATTATTACGAACCATTTCTAATGTTTCATCACTATATTCTGAAGTATTTAATTTAACTTTATCTTGATATTCAATATTTTGTTCTAAATCTAATGATCGTCCTAATTCTTCACCACATACTTTACAATAATAAATCATATTAACTTTTGCATTAGTCATATATTTATTAATTAAATGCTGACGTATTGAAAAATCATTATCTATTTTAAAATCCTTTTTTGAGAATAATAAATTATAATATTCTAAAATATGTGGACATATTAAATTATATGAACATAGTATACATTTATAATATTCATCATTATTATTAGGATGACCTTGTATTAATGTATTTAATTCTTTAACAATTGGGTATTTATTATTTGTACTATTTAATTCTTTAATTAAATCTTTATGTTTACATTTATTTTTAATATTTTCATTAGTATAATTTTGTAATTTTTTATAATCTATTAAGATTATATCTTTATATTTTTTTGGTAAATCATTTAAATTAAATTGTTTATGTTTATAAAATATAACATCTTTACTATTTGGATTAAATAAATTTGGGAATCTTTTTCTAGTTAAATATTCTAGCTGTATATATTTTAAATTATACTCATCAATTATTTTTTTATTATTATTATATTCTTTAAGATTTTCAATCCCCAATAATATATTTTTAATTTTATTTTGAGTAGAATCTTTATCTATTGAGTAAATTAAAATTTCTTCATATAAGTGTAGTAAATCATTAGATTGGAATGCATAATAACTATGATTAGTAAAATAATCATTAATTTTATAAGATAAAAATTTATTAAAAGATTCTATATAATTTTTTGAATAATTTACATCAGTTAATTTATTTTGATCTTTATATAATTTATTATATATTTCTATTTCACTATTTTTACTAATATTATTATTTAGTAAATAATTTATATTAGAATTAATCAAAATATTATTATTTAAATTTGATAAAAATAAATTTAAATATATCAAATATAACTCTTTTAAGACCTCATTATCTATATTTGTAATGTCAAATATACTTAAATTATTATAATTTAATTGCGATAAATTTATACTTATATCGCCAATAGAATATAATAATTTAATAATTAATTGATTAATATATTTAAAATTATCTAATTTAAATGGTAAATTAGAATTAATTGATTTAGTAGTATTATATAATCCATTAATTAAGAAATAAGAATTGGCTGACAATCTTCTATTAATTAATTTTTTGTCTTTGGATGTTATTTTAACATTTATTGGATAATTTAAATTAACTGCTAATTTATCAATTATACTCGATTTTTTAACATCTAAAATGGTTTTAATTATTGGATTAAAAAATATTAAAACTTTTTTTAGTATTAATTTTTTTATATTAATCGAATCAATATTATATAAATCTTTTTCATAGTCTAAATAATTATCATTCAAAAGTAAATCATTCAAAAGTTGATTATATGGTATTCGATATTTACTATAATTATTTAATGTATATATATCAAAATCTTGATTTAGTAGTTCATAAAATAATTCTTTATCATTTTTTAAAGTTGTTTCACTTAATTCTTCGAAATTAGTATCTAAAATTATATTTATTTCTGTCATTATTAATATTCTAACCAAAAATAATAATCTAGTTAGTTAATTATATATAATATATATAATATTTTTATTTTATTTTTGAGTCATAATGTAATATTATTTAATAAAACATTTTTAAATTCTATTTTTAAATTTAATTTACTAAATTATAATATATTTAATTTATAATTATTTAGATATAACTAACTAATAAAATTAGAAAATATTTTAAGTTAGAATATTAAAAATATAATTATGTCATTGAGAGAAATTAATAAGGCAATACTTCATAAATATTCACAATCAACATTATCTAAATTCGATATTATTGGATCTTATTTTGTAAATTTATATTATAATGAGTTTTATCTAAAAGCAAAAAACTTAAAAAACCAGGGAACTTATAATAATATTACCGAAGCTTATAATAATTTATTAAGTAGTTATGTTGAATTTTCAAAACAGCAAGATTTTTTCAAACAAATTGTAAAAGGAATTCATACATATTGTATATCAACTACTAGATATACTACTATGAGTCATAAAGAATGTATTGATTTTATGGTATCTGAATTTGTTCCAATTAATTTATGGTCTTCATTAAGAGAAAATCAAAAAAATAAATTATTTCATGATTCATTAATTCATTGTATAGAAGAGTTTACAGAAAAAATTATAATGAATCATTTATATATTATTATTGATAATCATGATAAGGATGAAAACATAATTATATTACAAGATTTGTTTTTAACAATTATTTTATTAGAAAAGGATAAAATATTTTCTAAATTCATTAATCCAAATAAAAATAGTTTAGATGTATTTAAAAATAAACTTCAACAAATTCTTACTGATAAAAAACAAATAGAAGATGATAATAATAATTTACAAAAGAAAATTAAAATTTTGGAAGATTTAAATAAAAAAAATTCTAATATTATTATTGAACTACAAAAAAATAATAAATTATTAGTTAATGACATAGTAAAGAAACAAAATGAAATTAAACAACTTTCAGAAAAAGAAAAAATTTTAAATGATAAATTATTACAATATATTAAAGCATTTCAAATACAGAAATCTTCTATAATTAAACAAAATGATAACATAATGATTAATGTTAAAGAATTAAATAATAAAAAAACTATTAAGAAAACTGTACCAATTAAACAGAAAGTTGTGAATGAAAAAAACATTCCAAAAAAAATAGTGAGTAATACAGAATTTGATCAATATTTAGATAATATGAATTCTGATGAATTTCAAGATAATAATGAATGTAATAAATATTTAGAAAATAAAGATTCAACCACCAAAGAATCAGAACGTGAATTAGTAGATGAAGAATCAGAACATAAATCAGTAGATGAAGAATCAGAAGGTGAATTAGATGCTGAAGAATCGGAACATAACTCAATAGATGATAATGAGTCAGATAATGGAAAGTCTGTTGATGAAGAATTTGAAAGTTATTGGAATTCAAATAAAAGTCCAATAGTAAGAGACTTAGTTTTTGAGAAAACAAATGATAATGATTATTATTGATAAATAAAAAAATATTTATCAATAATATAATTTTTTAAACTTAAATTATTGATAAATATAATGCCAATTTCAATAATAGATCAGAAGAATAGAATAGAAGAATGTTTGTTTGGGAATGTATTGATTAATATGTTTTTTGGAAATATAATAATTATTTCAATATTAATAGTTTTATTTAATATTGCTGTATTATATTTAGGACAAAATGAAGATTCAGGCATTATTAAATTATTTATTTGGATGAGTACAGGAACATTACTATTTTTAATATTACATAATAAAACAATTAAATTAGAATATAAAGAACAATTAAAAGTTAAAGGTAGTGAAGAATTTAAGGGAATGATGGAAAATAATACATTAGATTTAATTGGTAGAAATGAGACATCATATATAAATGGAAAAAATGAATTAATTGAAAAAGATATTATTAAATTTTTAGATTAAAAAAAATATAAAATGAATTCAATACATTATATTCTGATTAAATCTGTAAAGGATTAAAATGTGAAATATTATATTCAACATATGATAATTTAGAATTATCAACCATATCTTTTAATAATTTTTCATTAGCTGAGAGAATATCTTCATCTAATGAATCTTCTAAAATTCGAATATCTTTTAAAATTCTACTACTTAAAGTTTTTTCAATAAATTTAGTTAATTTAGAATTCTCTAATTGTTTTTCAATTTCTGATTTAATTGGAGTTCCTGTCTTATCAACATTAAATTCATACCAACTTTCATATTTATCAATTAATTCTGATAAACATGTTTTATTACCAGGTGAATAAATACATACATCATCAATAAATCTATTAATAATATCTTCTTTATTTCTATATTTATTAGATTCCTTATCAATCGTAGGTTTCATAATATTTTTTAAAGATCCTCCATGATTTGTATGTAAATCTTTATAATATTCTACCAAAATAGATAAGAATGACTTTTTAATTTCATCATTATAAGTAAATTCTTGAGCAAATTTAGTATTTTCTTTTTTTTCATACTTATTATCTGGATTAGGGTTTGGAGTAAATAAAATCTTAAATTCATAAGTTACAATACGTCTCCAAATACCATGGTCAGTAGTTTTAATTGCAAAATGATAATTAGTAGTTACCATATGATGACAGACTGGTCTAAATTGTGATTGTTCTTCATATAAACCACGACCTGATAATGTTTCTTGTGAAGTAATTTCTTTTAATTTAGCTGTATTTAATACCTCATGCTTATTAGATTCCGAATAATATGCTAGTCGGGCCGTTTTTAATTCCATCAATGATGGATCAGCACCTGCTGCTTTACTTCTAGAATCTGTTAAGAATGATAATGGCATTTTTTTACCATAATTACCCAAAACTGATTTTACAAGCTCTGCTAAGAAAGATTTACCATTTGAATTATGGTGTACAAACCCATCAGCAGTTAAATATCTGTGATTTTTATCTAATTCAAATCCATAATAATCATCTTCACCTAATAATTCTATTGAAAATGAATCTAAATTTGGATTTTTTTGTTTTTTTCTAATTTCTGCTTGTTTTCTTGTTAATATACATGGGATATTTTCAATTCCATCTCCATAAATTTGCATTCTACAAGAAGTGCCATCACCAAGCCAATATCCTAAAATATAAGGATCAATTGATAAATCTTTGTCAGAATATTCTAATTTTTCTGATTTATATAATAAAATATTGCTTTTATTTAACCACCATTTGTTCCAAGTTAATAAATTTTTTACTTTAATATCTATAATATCACCTTTTTTAATGACTTTTTTATCATTAAATAGAGTTAATTTAAATTCTTCACATAATAATTTTGATGATAATGTTTTAGATTTTCTAATTGGTTCATCTAAACCATTATATTCATACCATATAATACGATATGCTTCTTTATATATGTAATAACTATCATTTCTTTTAATAATTGTTATTAAATTTGTAAATTTTAATGATAAGACATGATTAATATTTACAATAAATGATTTTTCTTTTGTTGGTGTGATTTTGACCATTTGATCTTTACCTCTGTAAAGTTCTAAAACCTCACGTGGTGTGTTATCATCACCCATTACAAGTTCTCCTACTTGAATATCTTGAATTTTTTTGATATTTCCATCAAACATTCTAATTAAAGAATCTTTTGAATGGCACCCATTACCAGTAATAATAAAGATCATACTATCTTTTGGTTTACCATCTAGACATGATGCTAAATAATACATTAAATAATGAAATGCATCTTGTTCATCATGAGGAAATAAATCTTTTAAACCATTAATTAATAATTTTGTATTAGGATTAAGTGGATCATATTTTTCATAATCAATATCTGTAAATAATGTAATTGGATGATCATGAAAATTTCTAATTAATCTAGGAGTGTTAGAAAGTTCTAATACACCATTACCTACTCCCATTACATTTTGATCAGTATTTAAACTATTAATAAAACCTCTCTTTCTAAATAATACTTCTGCTTCTCTAATAATACCTTTTTTAAATTCAGTAGTATATAATTTTTGAGCAGATGATCTTAATTTTTGAATACGATTAGTAATATAATCATTTTGTTCAGCCTTTTCAGGATGTTTTTTAACTTGTTCTTCAGCTGTCTCAATGACTTTATTAATTTTATCAGGTAATTTATTAGAAATATATAAATATAAATTATCTGGTCGAATTTCTCGACGCCATTTATATACTTGCCCTTTTGTATGAGCATCTCTATCTAATACAAATTCATACCATTCAGTATCTTTTTTTGTAATATCACAAACAAATTTATGTTTGAATAAATGATAAATATAATATGCAAAATGATATTGATATAATTGACCATTTAATACTCGATTTTCAGAATAAAATACATCATGACTGATAGTATTTTTAATATCCTTACTTAAAAGACTATTATATTTGGTTTTGTTATCTTCCATTGCCCATCGAATTAATGAAGCAACTGTTAGTTTATTAGCAGAATTAGAATTAATAGCTTCATTCCATAATTTTTCAAATCCTGCAGAATCATATTTATCTTGATTTCTTTGACTAAACATTTCTGCAATTGATTTATATTTATGTGGAGCAGAAGGGTTAATATTTGCAAGTGCATATATCACATCTCTCCATGAAGTATAGCTTTCAGATCTTTTTTCATCTAAAATTTCCATTACTATTGTTTTATAATAATCTAAATTTTCATCAGCATCAGTACGTTCAGTTTCAAAAGTTGCCTCAACTCTCTGTTTTTCAGCTTCAAATTTATTAAAATGTTGCTGATGTAATAATAATTGTTGATGATATTCATCTTTTAAATCATAATAAATCATTTCAATAAGTTCTGCTTGATGATTCAAACTTAATTCACTAATAATATTGTATTTATTCATAATATCTTCTTTACTACATTGAGCGATAATAAGATCATTTTTATATTTAATATTATACATATTAAATAAATTATATGGTTCATTACTATCTTCTTTACAATTATATAAATAATATACTGGTACAGAATTACTATTTTTATCAAATGTTTCAGTAGTCAATGGACTATTAAAATACTCGGCAAAATAAATTTGCAAATCTTTACTTTCTAATAATTTATTATAAAGTAAGATCTTTGCTTGTTTTGTTAATTGAATACCAGGAATAATAATATGAAAACCATTTTTATATTTCTTCTTAATTTCATTATATACTAATTTTTTTTTAGTAATAATTGCTGCATAAGTATTTAATGGTTCTTTAAAATCAATAACTTCAATAAAAATTTTAATAATAATGTAAAATAATTCAATAAATGGTTTTTCATGTAATTCATTTTTATCACTATCTTGAAATAAATCAAAATCATACATAATACCAGAACCTTCTTTTTTATCAAAATCACTATGTTGACGTTCTCGAAAATGTAATGTTAATTTATCATTAATACAACAATCTTTGAGTTTTTCAAAAAATCGTGTTCTGATATGAGGTTTAATATAATATTTACCAGTAGGTGCTGTGATATTACTATCAATTTTAGATTCTTTTTCTAACTTAAATTCTTTTAAAAAATCCATTAATTGTTTATATTTGTCATTTTGTTCATAATATATTTTATTTAAAATATTGATATGTTTATTATAATTATTGATTATTTTATATTCCACTGTATTCTCTTGAATTTCTTCATTTAAATCATTATTAGAAGAGTTACAGTTATTATTCATTATTTAACAAAACTATTTTACAGAATATTCTAACTTTTTGCTAGTCTAGCTGTAATAATATTATATCAAATAAGTTATTATTATATTATTTATTAATAAATCACTTATTTAATATTCAATTTTAATTCTTTATATTTAATATCTCATCATAAATCAGTACTTTTTAAAGAAAAAAAAATCATTGATATCGGTGGGATTTGAATCTACAAGTACAAGCATAGTATATCTTGAGTATACTTCTTTAGATCAAAATCTCGGGCACAATATCTGATATATTATAATTAATTAATATTAATTTTATTAAATAAAATTTGTTTATGTTTAATTATATTATAATTATTATATAAATCAATTAACACATGATGATAATTTGAATTTTTTGTATATAATATATATATATATTTATGATTGGGAAATAAATTATGTAAAACTGATGAATTAATATAATTATTAGAAATGTAACTAAATAATGCTAATTTATATTGAAATGGATACATCGATAATAATTTAATATTATTATCATATTGTTTATTATTCGAATTTAATCCCGTTTTTGAAACTTTAATATTAAATAAAAAAGAATTAACAATTGTTATATGGTTTTTTAATTCTTTAGGTGGTTTTAATATTGAATTAACTTGTTGTATATTATTAATATTCTCGACTTTATTTTTTTCATTCGATGAAATAATATAAAAACTATATCGTTCTAATTTAAATAAATGTAAAATAATATCATACTCCCATAAACGTAAATAATTATTATATTCTTCTAATGTATTATGATTTAAGATATCATTAACGTTAACCGTTAGGTTATTTAGAATAGTATCTTCAGAATCACTTGAATCAGAATCTGATAAATCATCAACATTTTTTTTATAAATATATGGATTTACTAAATACATTAAATTCTTATCTTGAACATTAGTAATAATGAATAAAATAAATTTTGAATAAATGAATGATATTATACTAAGTAAGAATGACTGTATTAAGTCTTTGTCGAATAAAAATGATAATTTCATATTAAAAAAAATTCTTTAAATTTATATAAAAATTTTAAAATTGAATTTATAATAATATATTAAATATATCTTAAAATATCAATTAAATACTATAATAATAATATGAGTGATATTGATATTACAGAAGAACTAGATCAAGAACTAGATCAAGATTTATATTTAGATGAAGATGATTTAGACAATCTTGAATCAAATAAATCTATTAAATTTTATCCAAATAAAAATAAATCGGATTTAGATAATGATGATAATGAAAATGATTATTTAAATGATGAAGAACCTGATGAACCTGATGATCCTGATATACAAGATGATGATTATGATAATTATGATTTAAATGATGACGATGATGACTTAGATGATTTAGCGACTAATAATAAAATTACATTTATTGACAATGAATTAGATAATGAATCTAAAATACAATTTATTATTAAAAGTGATGATAAAATAACTTCAAATATTTTAACAATTTACGAAATGACTGAATTAATTGGAATTCGAGCTACTCAAATTTCACAAGGTGCTCCAGTTTTTGTAGATATTGAATATATATCTGATCCAATTGAAATGGCAAAAAAAGAAATTATTAATAATAAATGTCCTTTATATATTAAAAGATATATTGGTTTAGATCGTTATGAATTATGGGATCCAAATATTATGATTAAACCAAAAATTTAAAAAAAAAGAAATTATTATATTTTAATCAATTGAAATTTTAAGTTCTTTTTTTGGTTTATCATCAGTACTTCTAGAAATAGATTGTGGAATATAAATAATAAATTCATCAATAGATTTACATTGGTATTTATCACCACCTTTATTTTTTGCTTCTTTTTCTAAAATAAATGTTAAATGATCAGTCATAACTTATTATTAATATAATGTTATTAATATAATGTTATTAATATAATGTTATTAATTTAAAATTGAAAATAATATTGAATTAATTAATATAGATACATTTATAAGATATTATAATGAAATTTTGTGATATTTGCGATAATATTTTAATTATTTCAACAAAAAATGATATTTTAAAATTTATATGTCAAACATGTTTAAAAGAATATCCGGCTTCTGAAGAAGATACTTTAATGAAAAATATATCTTTTCAAGAATCAGAATCATTATATAAATCAGAAATTTATTTAAATGTTGCTCATAATGATCCATTAGTTCCATTAATTGATAAAAAATGTACTAAGTGTGATGAAACAATTATTAAACAGATTTTAATTGGTGAAAATTATCAAGGTGTATTTATATGTCCAAAATGTAAAAATAAATTTGTAGACTAAACATTTAATTAATAATTACTCACATTTAAACTATTAGTAGTAACATCATAAGTCAAATCAAGATTATCATTTTTTTTTATACTTGATGACATTAAATGTAAATTACTTTTGATATTATAATATTCTTTATTAATTAATTTTTCTATATTTAATTCATCATTTGAATTAGAAGAATATTTTAAAACATTTGAAAATTTATTTTTTACTTTTTCCTTTTCTTTATCTGGTATTAAATCTGAATTTATATAATCAGTAATAATATTCTTATTTATTTTTTTTAAATCATTACTTGTATGATATTTATTAATATTTTGAAGATTAAAATAATGAGTAATTTTATTATTTAAATCATTTGGTGTTACTTGATTATTAGGAAAAAATTCTTTTAATATAGAATAATTAGGAAATTGGTGCTTATTTATAAAATTATAATTATCCTCATTTAAAATTTGTTCTAAATAATAATATGACTTTTTAGAAATTGATGTTAATAATTCTAAAATTTGTGGATTAATTTGTATATTATTACTAATTGATACTTTTTTCATAAAAATTAATAAATTAGTAATAAATGTAAAAGTATCATATGCAGTAAAATAAATAAATAAAATAAGAAAGTTTTTATTTTTAAATAAAAACTTTAATTTATGAACATTATTTTTTATATAATTAGGAAAAATTTTGTTTAATTCATTAATAATACGTTTAGTTTCATTTTGTATATATTTTGTTCTAATAGATGATTTATTAGATTCAATAATATTAGTATCTATTAATTTTAATAATATAAATGATCGACTATAATCAATAATACTTGGAAAATATCCCTTATGTTTAAACTGATAACATTCATTAAGATTATTTGGAAGTTGATAATTATTATTTATTTCATCATTAGATTCTGAATTTGTAGAATATAAATTGTTATCTTCATTGATATTAGGATAATTTTCAATATAATTGACAATATCTAAATTAAATGAATTATTTAAATCATATACTACATAACTATTATCATCTACTTTTTTTGTTAAAGCTAATGTAACATTATTTAGATGCAAATCGCCATGAATAATACCCTTTAAATTTAAACAATATAAACTATAAATAATATCAAATATATATTTATTTAATAAATTATAATCAGTAAAAAGATTACCAATTAATGGATTAACTTTATTATTTAATAATAAATTTAAATGATTAAATATAGTTTTTCCGGAATATTCAGAGAAGAAACATAATGAAATATTAGACATTAACATTGATGTTTGTGTATCATTAATAAGATTTTGTAATCTTTTTTCTAATTTATTTATTGTCTTATGTTGTTCATTAGAAGTAATTAAATTAAGTAAATTTGTTTTAGCCTGATATAATGAATTTAATATAGTTTTTAATTGATCACTATAATATAATTTTTTAAATATCTCTTCATTATTATATAAATTTTTATCACTTTTAGTTATTAAAATCCAATCTATAAATAATGAAAAACATATTGAGCAATTATTATGAATTAAATTATTAATAATTTTATTAATAATTAATTCTTTCCATTGAGAATGTATTAAATGATTATATTCTTTAAGTTGTATATAATTAAATGGTAATATTTTCTGACCTAACTCGAGCCTATTTAGAGAATTATAATAAATAATTTCCGGCATTATCTCATCAATTTTATCTTTGTTATTATTATATAGTTTTTTAAAAAATAAAATATCTTTTGCCGAACACAATATATGAAAGGAACTCTCATCAATATTAACAAATATCTCATTTTTATTGTTCATATAAATTTCAGTTATCCAAATAATAGTATAATATTTTAATAAAATCAGTTTATTGGATAATAAATTTTTATATTCATTTAATATCTTATTTTCGACAATATTATATATTGAAAATTGGAAATCAAATTCTTTATTTATATAATTTTTATATAAAAATTCATAAATTTCATTTAATATTGGAATTTTTAACATATTATCAATTTCATTATAATCAATTAATCTATGTTTATATTCTCCATCTTTTGATATTGTAGATAATGATAAAACAATACTATTATTGTGAACTTTATTATTTATAATATTTCCATAAACAAATCCATAATTAACTATTTTTTCATTTCTTACTAATTTAAAAATAGTTACTACTGTTTTAGTTTTTGATAATATAAAATTATTGGATATTACTAAACTATTAGCATATTTATTAATATCCAATGAATCATAAGTTATATTTTTAAATTTAAAATATTCTGGCTTATCATTTAATTCTTGTTTTGGTAATTCATATATTAATGAAAATATATCTGTTTTTATATAATATTGTTTTAATTTTTTAATTAATACTTCCTTGTTTAAATCCATGATTTTTATTAGAAATAATATCTTATATTCAGTATAATTTATTATTTCTAATAAAAAAAATAAATTTAAATATTTTAAAAGATAAAATATAATATAATTAATAATTAATAATATAATTCTTTTAAGATAATTCAAATTAAAAGTTATGGCACCTAAAATAAAAGAATTAAGTCAAGATGAAATAAATGAATTTTTAAAAAATAGTATACAAATACCTAAAGAACAGTGGTCTACGCTACCAATTAATTCTTATATTAGTTATTATAAAGAAGATGGAAAATTTATAAAAGGTGGTTATATTAAATTAATTTTTAGTAAAAAGGATCCTAAAAGCGATGAAAATAGTGATTATTTAATTTATGGTACAAAAATTGATAAATATACAAATGATAAATATTATAAAGAGTTTACTATTAATTTATCTAATATTAAAGATATTTATAAAAAAATCGATGCTTCAGCAATTATCGAATACCAAATTATTAAAAATAATATAACTAAATTAATTAATACTACCAATATAAAAATAGAAGAAATTATAGATAAGATGTTAAATATTGAAAAAAAAATAACTAAGTTAGAAGAAAATCATTATAAAACAATTAAATTAATTAAAAATTTACATAATATTAAAAATTTAGATAATGTAAATAAATAAAATTATTCTACTAAACTACTGAATGATATTGCTTTATTTCCTACCATATGACTAAGGCGAGTATTTTTATTAGTTAATCTAGATACGCGATTACCTATCACACTGTCTTGATAAATATATTGATCGTAATCTGAATTTTTTTTACTGTTTTCAATTGATTTATGAGTATTATCAACTAAATTTTTATTAATACCATTTAATTTTAATTTAAGATTTTTATCATCGTTATCTTTTTTATTAACATATAATTTATATGATTCCATTTTGTCGAAAGAAATTAAAAATATTAATTTTTATATTATATTATATTATATACATAAAAAAAATAATATAAAAATTAATATTAAATTTATTTTTTTCTATTATGAGTACTGATAGAAATAGCTATAAAAGTAATCTAAAAATGCTACATTATTTAAATAATCATATACAATATCATATTGTTCATCAACATTTAAATTTAATTTTTTATTTTTAATATCAATGTATAAAATTAATAATAGCTTATTTAAAATATTAAAATTAACTGGCATATCTGATGGTAATTCATTAGTTTCTAATGTTAAATTATTCTTTAAAATTTTATCAATATTATTAATATTATAATCAAAAATATGATAATTTTTAATTAAATATTTTGTCATATATTTTAACATGTAATCATACATTTTCATAATTGGTTTATATTCTGGAAATAGTAACATAAATAAATTCATATCCTTTTTTGTTAAAAATACTTTTAAACTAATTAAATTAATCATATTATAATAATTTTTATCAATCATCATATTATTAAATTTATCTAATACATTATAGAAATTTAATTTTTTTGTAAATGTATGATTATAAATTAGATTTCTAATTTTAGACATTAAATTACTTTCAATTAGAATATTTGAATAATTTTTAGTATTACTATAATTTGTAGATCTTAAAATGATTCCAAAAATCGGTTCATAATTAGAAAACATTTTCTCTTTTTTAAATCTAGTAATTTCATTATTTAAACTATTAAAAATATGAGATAAACTTTCAAATTGATTCATACTATACTGTTGACTAATTGGTAATCCAATATTTTCTGTTTCATTAATAACTAATTTTTTATTATTATTAAATTCATTCATATCTACAGATTGTAAAAATATTAATTTATTATTATTCATATGAATATTTTCAATAAATGGATGATATAAATAATACTTCATACATAATGTATAACATTTAGATTTATCTAAATTATTAAATGAAAATTCTGGATAATAAGTTAGAATTTCTAATAAAATATCTTTATATGTTTTATTATTTATAAAGATTAAATTATTAGCATCATATGCCTTATTAGTAGAAATTTTCCATTCATTATTATAATAATATAGATTAATGATTGTCCCATCATATACTTTATATAATTTATATTCATTAGCATTATAATGATAATCAATTTCACTTTTAATTAATTTTTGCGAATTAAATAATGGAATTGGAACAACTAAAAATTTATATTTATTATTTGTTTTATCATGTTCTACAATTAACCCATTACATTCAAATGACATTGGATTGTCAAAATTTGATTTAAATCTGTTAGCTATAAACATAATTCGTGATTTTTCATTTTGATTATCGGAATTTTCAATTACCGTTTTAATATAATTTTTATAAACATATGATCGAATGTAATTAAATGATTTGTCTGATTTTTCTTGAAGATAGTTATAAGTATTCATATTATTAATAGTACACTAAAAGAATATATTTATTAATATATTATCTAATATTTAAATACAATTAATATTCAATTTTAAATTATGAGTAATCCAGAACCTGGTTGCGTTACATTATATGAAAGTGTTAATTATGGGGGCTGTAGTGCCACAAGATGTGCAAATGAAGATCCACCTAGTGTAATGCCATGTGCTGATGATTGTACTAGTGAGAAGACTTCTAAGAATCCTACAGGATGTTGGGGATTTGGTAATGATACTACATCACTTAAAGTTGGTCAAGGAACGGTTCTTACCTTATATAATGATAGCTACGGTGCTGGTACAAAATATGAATATCGTGCTAATTCAGCATATATAGGCGATAAGCCAAATAATGAAGCATCTAGTTTTAAAATACAAAAAGATTGTGATAATCCCATTTGGGTATGGGATTCGGATTGTTATGACAAAAAAAGTTTTACATTTAATAATTCTGATATGGATGATAAAAGAAATAAATATTGTAATTCACAAAATTTAAATAATGATTCACAATGTAGAAACTGGTGTAGTAATCTTAAGAATCAGCCTAATTGTATAAATGCTCTTAAAGAATATTGTAATAAATCTGAAAATATAACTAATGCAGTATGTAAAAGTTGGTGTATGAAAAATTCCCCGGAATGTGATCAAGGAGCCATTAATTATTGTAAAACACATCTAGATGACACAACATTCTGTGGTTGTTTTGATGATAATATGCGCCGAATTGTACCTGATGAATTAGAAACCTTATTATATGGAAGTACTAATTCTTATGGTAATAATAATAGAGCAATTTGTTGGAGTAAAACATGTGGAGATAGTGGTTATATGACACAAAGTATGAAAGATTTAGTAGATGGATGTCCTGAATGTTATCAAGTAACTGCAAAAAATCAAATATTACTGGAAAATGTTGATCGTTCTAAAATTCAAACAAATTATATTCAAAGTTGTAATACTTCTAATACTTCGTCAAATGATATTCCAAGTAAAAAATCATTATTCCAAATTGATAATTCTAATATAAAAAAATTTATACAAAATTTAAATTTAGAAACTAAATTTCCAATAGAATATGATATTTTTTTATTAAATGAAGAAGATTTATTTATCTTATTATGTATTTTATTAATAATTCTAATTTTTATAATATATAATTTATTTATAAAGAAACAATTACAAAGAAATAATTACAAAGTAAAATTTTTTTTAGATAAAAAAAATTATAATTAATAATATAATATAACATACAAAAAAATATATAATTATGGGAGGTTATGGTTCAAAACAAATTGTAAAACAAGAAACTAATATTGTAACAGATGTATTAACAGATGTGATAGTAGATGTCAGTTCAAGATGTGATACATCATCATTAGCTAGACAAGCTCTAAATAATAATCAATTTATCTTTAGTAATATTTCCGGATCCACTCTAGATATTAGTGCAGTTCAGGATGCTAGATTATCATTAAATGCAATGTGTACATCGAGCAATGAAATACAGTCAAAATTAGTGCAAGAGTTTGAAAATAAATTAAAATCAACTGTTGACCAAAAAATGGAGGGCTTAGGTATTGCAAATACTAATGAGATAGACAAAATTAATAATATAGTTTCTAACATAAAGACAAATATAAATATGAAATCATTAACAGAATGTCTTGCTAAAGTTGCAAGTGATCAAGATATGTTTAATAATGTTATAAAATTTGATAAGGTTGATAAGAGCGATATAAAGTTTTCGATAAAACAATCTGTTGTTAATAAAGTTGTAAGCAATTGTATTTTATCAAATACTGGTCTATTATCAAATATAACAGAGTTACAAAATGAATTAGAAGATAAAACAACCCAAGTTAATAAAGGATTTAATTTAAATGAAGCCATAGCCAATGTTGTTGATGGACTATCGAATGTAATTAATAATGCAGTGAATACTGTTGGAATGATATGGGTATTGATAATAGGAGGAATCTTATGTGTATTAATATTTGCACCTCAACTATTATGTATTATACCAGGAAGTCAATTTTTACTTGGAGCAATATGTTCATCTAATAAAAAAGTACAGAATAAACCACCTATGAATTTTCAACCAATGCCATATTATAAATCAGTATAAATAATTTTTTATTTTGTATATATATTATTTTTTGATTTAAAACCAGTATTATCATTAAGAGAATTATCTACCATGCTAGTTTCATATTGTTTCTCTCTAAATAAATATTTAGAACCATGAATACCTAATCTACGATCTTTTTGTCCTGATTCTTTAAATTCAGCGTCTGTTTCAAAATCATCTTGATGTAATGCATCATTAGATTGGTGATTGGGTTTTCTATGTTGATTATTTTTTTCATTATTAAAATTTTGTAATTTAGTTTCAATACTTGTTTGAACCGATTTATAATTATTAGTAAATTGCGATGCTAATTGTGAGTAATTAATAACTTCATATGTATTATCATTTAATTGAAGGAAATTTTTATTTATTTCATTATTATGATATATAAATTCTGAATTATTATTATTAAGTAAATTAATTGTAGATTTTTTATTTTGATATTCTTTGTTATTCCCTTTATTAATAAAATTTTCATTATTCGATTTAATTGATTGTCTTAGTAATTCTGATAAAATATCATCCTTAACTTTTTGTTTTTGATTAGATAATTCTTTATTATTTCCTTTATCTAATTCTGAGAGTTTATTAGATATCAATGCTTTATGTAAAATTTCACTTAAATTGTCATATTGTTTATTACTAAACACTTTAGAATTTAATGTATCAACTAATTTATTTTTTTTATCATCCATTTCAGTGTTTAATATTTCATTATTTTTAAAATATTCTTTATTTTTATTTACAGATCTTTCTTGATCAACTTTAGAAATTTTATAAGTAATATCCTGATTTGCAAAATCACTTTGTTTCTTTTTTTTATAATTTTCTGTTAATAATATTAATTGTTTTAATAATTGTTGTTCAGTATCTAAATTTTGCTGTTTATTATCTTTTTCTTGTTCATTTTTATTTTTTAGAATATCTATATCTTTAATACTCATTTGAGATAATAATTTAGTATATTTTGCTATTTTATATTTTTGATCTGGAACTGCATCCCATCCACTTGGTAATGCACGTAAAGACATTTCATTTACAACATCACGTCGATTTCCTAAATCTTTAATTTTAGTTAAATCTGGTATTGTATCATCTACATCATGTAAATATACTTTAGACATATCTGATTTAATTGGTTTAAATCCTAGAGCCCATGCATCGCTTGATTCTTCATAATTCTTAAATCTGTCTTGGAATCCTTTATATGTTTTTTTTTTATTTTCTTGCATTTTTGATTCTGATACTCCTGAAGTATGAATTGAATTATCTGAATCATCTTTAAAAGAGTATTTAAAATCATCTTTTCTACTCCATATTTGTTCTTGATATTTTCCCATTAATGGTCCATCATGAATTGAACGTGGATCTTTATCTGTAAATCCTAAAAATAAATCATTTTGAAATGGTTCTTTATCATTACGGCGACCATAATAATGAGTATTTAATTTACCAACTGAATCATAATTTTTTCGTGCTTCTTCATAAGCAAATGTTGCTGGGTCTGGAGAAAAATCTCTTAATGTATCTTTATAATAATCATTTAAAATATTTTGATTTTCTAAAATATTAGTTACTTCAAATTTTTTTTTAAGTTTATCATCGTCGATATATCGATAAGTTCCTAATTTAGACATATTAATATTATTATTATAATATAATTATTATAATTATTTAATTAATTTTATTATTATTATAATATAATAATTATTTTTAACTATATAATTTATATTTTAATCATATCTGTAAAATCAAAATATTATTACAAATTATGCCTAATTCCGACCATAGATCATCTAATAATCAAGATGCCGATTATTACATAATAACCCCTATTAAATCTAATAAAGATAAAAAAACTCAGCCCACTAATTCTATAAATAAACATATAAATAAGTATAATAAAAAAAATAAATATTATTATAATCCAAATGATCAATCATATTCATTTCAAAATTATACATATATAGAAAATAGTGATGTATATATAGATAAAATCTAGTTCATTTTTTCTTATAATTATTTTATTTTAAATAATATAATCTATATTAAATAGATTATTATGTTAAATACAATTAAATTTTTTTTAAAAATATCTCTTGATATTAATAACAATGAAAAAAATAAAATAATAAATATATCTAAAACTATTCAATCAAATATAGATAAAGATATATATGCTCTTTTTAAAAAAGAACCTTTTAGTAAAATAGATAATGAAGATTCTGATATAAATTCTGAAGATACCGAAGATTATTCCTCTTTTCAAAATGATAATTTAAATTCAGAATCTGATTATAATAATGAAAGTGATTTTGATGATGGAAATGAATCTGATCCAGATATTCAAATAATAAAAGATATAATAAATGAAAATGATTCAAAACAAAAAAAATATGGAAGTAATAATAATCCAACAATATCATTTCAATATGATATTAGTGAATTAATTAATGCTATTAAATAATTATTTTCTTTCTTCATTTAATTTATACTCAACATAATTGTTTAATTTATAAATAATTTCATTATCTAAATCATCTAAATTAATTCGAATACCATCAGAATTTTGTTTAAAAATATTTAAATCTAAATGTTCTCGTTTTAAAAAATTTAATATTGAAATTAATGTCTCTTTATTAAACTGTAGACATCTATGACATATATGTTGTTTAATATTATCTAACGATAGGTCCATTTTAAATTATTTTTTATATTTATTATAAATATCAAAAATTTTAGTATTTGATTTAATTTCTTTTTCAGAATTATAATTTATACTTAAGTCATTGATTAATTTTAAATATAAATAATATTTTTTACATAATTCATAAAATGACATATAAGAATTAATTTTTACATATGAATTATGATCATCATAAATACATAATTCACAATTAGAAATATCATATTGTTCATCAAATGCAATAATTTTATTATTATATTTGTCAGAATTATTAATTACTTCCATTAAATTAATCATGTTAGGTTTAGATTTTATATTATTTGTATTAGTATATGGATAAACTAAATTTTTAAAATAATCCCAAGTATTATTTTTAGTTTTTAATAAATCATTTTTAATTTGTTCTTCATATTCAATATATGGAAGAATCGTTTCTTGTAATAATTCTAATTGTTGTTTATTTAGACCCGTTACTTGATAATAAATAATATTAGAAATAATTGGAATAAATGGATATGCATTAATAGTAATCTTATCAGATCCTAATGAATATTTTACTTTACCAACAATAATTGGAATTATATCATCTTTACTAAAAATTGATAAATCTTGATTATTTTTAATTAATGCAATTATTATTTCATTAATTTCAGATGTTGTTGTATTTTTTAAAATAAGATTATTATTAACAATTTCTTGAATCTTCATATTTAATATTACTTCATTTTTATTAAAAACTAAACATTCTGCTTCAAATTGAATAGAAATATTAAATGAACAATTTAAATCATTTTGATTAAATTCAAGTAAAGATCGATTTATAATTTTATTAATCTTTAATACATATGAACTTAAATAACATTTATATTGATATTTTTTTTTAATTAATGATAATAATTTTTGATTTATGTCTTTTGTAAAAATATCATTAATATTATCAATATTTAATGTAATATCAAAAATTTTAGTAATTTTCATATTTTACTTACAAATATATTATACAATATTACTTATTTTAAATTCAATTTTAATTATTGACTAGATGATATTTCTAACTATATATTAAATTAGAAAAAGTAAAATAAGTAATTAAATTATTATAATATGTAGAATCGACAACCTGATCTGTCGATAATAATAATATATTATATTTTGGTTTTATTGATTTTAAATTTTTTTTAATAAAACTTATTATATTAGAAACAAAATTTTTACTATAATCATTAATATTATTAGCTATATTAATAAAAATATATAAATAATTTGATGTTCTATGACTTAATATAGATGATAATTGATTTGAGTCACTTTGTAACTTATTAGATTCAAATATTATAATATTATTATTATAATTAGATATATAATTTTTAATAAATGTTAAATATGAAATATTTTTATGATATATCCAAAATATTTGATATTTGAAATCATGAAAATAATTATATAAAATATGTTTAAGTTTTTTATTTGTATTTATAGTATTTAAATATTTACTGGCTTTTAAATAATTATATATTTTTATATTCCGTAGATTATAAAATGCATAATCAATTAATATAAAATTATTAGATATATTACTATAATTTGATAAATATAATCTAAAAATTTTATAAATGATTTTATTATATGCATAATTATAAATAATTAAATTTTTTAGATCTTTTAATTCGCCCACAGAATGTCCGGATTCTAAAATTAAATAAATAATATAATAATTTATTGATATAGTGGGGGTAATAATAATATAAAATTTTGAGATATTAGATAATAATTTTAATACTAATGAATATGATAATTGTGAATTAAGGATTGCCATTTTATAAAACATACTTTAAATTTGGGATAAATATACCATAATAAATATATTATTTAAAATTATAATATAATAACGTATATATTCTAAAAACTAAATTAAGATTTTATTAATTATTAATTATGTTAGATTTAACCGAATATAAAATAATTAAAACAAATTATTCTTTAGAAGATATGAGTAAGATTGACGAATTTAATAAAACTCATATTGCACTTGCTAAACAATTATTACAATATAATAAAGATAAAATATTAAATGATTCTAATTATACAAATCTAGATATGTCTGGTAGAATGAAATATATTCAAAATGAGGAACAATTTAAAGTATTTTGTAGAACATACCCACTTGTTAGTAAGTATATTGTTGCTTTTGGTTTATTTAGCACACAAGCATTTATTAAATATTTAAATTGGAAAAGTACTGTTAGACCAAGTGATTCTTATAGAAATGAATTAATTCAAAATCAAAGAAAACAAGAATTGTGGAAAAATAAATATATTTATAGTATGTATGTTAAATATTTATATCAGGAAAAACATCCACATTCAAATTTAACCGATATTAATAAAATGTATCAGGAATCTGTTGAAATATTAAATGCAGAAACTAATGAATTTTTTGATAAATATGAATTTGAACTAAATAAACTAGAAGATAGTAAAAAAGAATATACAAATGAACGAAAAAATAAAATTAAAGAACAATTAAAAATTAAATTAGAAAAGAATTTATAATTTAATACTAGATTATTATACATATATACATTTTAAATATGTTTCTACATTTTTATTTTGTAAATATAAAAAAAGAAAAAAAAAATTATATTATGGTATATAAATCTGATGAAGAATCTATTACATTTAAAGACATAAATAATTTATTATATCATCAATTAAATAATCTATCTTGTATAACAAGTACATTAGAATCTTCGTTAGATTTAAATAATTCAATTAATTATCATGAATTATTTTATATTAAGCAAGGATTAAGTATCCCATATACTAAATCAATTTGGAATGATTTAATTAAAATTTATTTAAATAAAATTGAACTACAATATTTAATTGATGATAAATATATAATAAATTTATATTCTTATAATATAGTGTTATTTTTAATGGATGATTATCAGAAAGATATAAAACAATTTTTAATTAACTATTATGGAAAATTTTATAATTAATTTAAGGATAAACTTAATTTATTTTTTTTAATATACTTATTATTTATTAAATCTATCAATTTATTATCATTTAAAATTATGAATATTTATTCAACACTCTTATTTTTAAAATTATTTATTTCCTTTTTAAATTTAAATGTTTTAGGCAATGATTTATGCAATTATATTTCCCATAATAAATATCAAAGTTTAAGTAATCAATATCCAGAACATAAATCAAAATTTGATATATTAAGTCAAATACCATTACCTATTTGGGTTACTGATCGAGATGCCAATGCTTTCAATAATGTAAAAATGGCTTTAGATAACTGTAATGGATTAACTAACACATTAATATTATATGCATTACCAAATAAAGATTGTGAGGCTGGATTTTCATCATCTGGTTCCAATAAAAATAATAATGATTATAATTCTTATATTCAAACTTTAAAAGATACTGTTGGTAATACTGAAGTTATTTATATTATAGAACCAGATGCTATAGCATTAAGTTTAGATAATAAATGCGGCCAACAAAATCAATATCCTGAAAATATTAAAAATGCAATTAATATTTTATCTCAAAATCCTAATGCTAAGATATATTTAGATATTGGTTATTGGGTTATTATATATGGAGAAGAAGAAGTAAAAAAAGTAACTAATTTAATTAATCAAATTGACCCTAATCAAAAAATAAAAGGAATATCTTTAAATTTATCTAACTATAGAAAAAATGATGAAATGATTAATGCATGTAAGCGATTTAAACAATTATCTGGCAAAAATTATAATTGTATTATTGATACTAGTAGAAATTGGAATGGTCCAAGTTCTGATAATCAATGGTGTAATTTAATTTCTGCAGGGATGGGAGAATTACCAAGTATAAATCCACAAGATTCTATTGATTATTATCTTTGGTTAAAACCTCAATCCGAATTAGATGGTCCTTGTATGGGATTTAGTAATTCTTATCAAATTAATAAAAATGCTGGAGATTTTGATTTAACTTATTTATTAAAACTATGGGATGGTGGAAATCCAGAATTAAAATCATGTAAATAAAAAAAATATAAAATTATTTAGTAGAAAAACATTTTTGTTCAATCATATCAAATAAAGAATTAATTAACATATCTATTTTTTTGTTATTTATTATTTTATTTATTATAAATTTAAATTTATAGGTATTTGAAGAATCAAAAATTAAAACATAAAGTGTATAATAATTAGTTTTTGTGTTTTTAAATATTTGTATTTCAGAATTTTTTAAATTCTTACTGAGATTCATTTTTAATCTTAATACAATATAATTAACACATTCTGGTAGATTAGTATAATTCATTATTAATATTTTTTTATAACTAAATCATATATGTTTATAATAGTTGTTTCATAGGTTGTTTTCATCATTTCTTCAATATTTTTATGATATTGTCTAAGTTCATCTAATTTAATTTTATTTTGCCTTTCTAATTCAATTATAGTATTATATTTTTCACTTAATTCATCATAATTTATATTTTCTTTATTAAATTCATCTAATAAAAATAATTGTAATTCTTTCTTTTTTTTATCAACTTCTTTTAATGAATAACTTAAAATTGGATGAATATTTAAAAATTTAAGGAAATATTCATTTTCATCAAATCGTTCATACATTCTTTCACACATGTTTATAATTTAAAATATACGTATTCAATTTTTTTTTATATAATCTTTCGGCTAAAATAAGAAGGATAATTGCATAGTATATTGACTAGTACATGTTATATGTCTTCCAGATAATAATCTTAAATAAAAATTAACAAAATTTGGATTTGTTGTTGTAAATTTTTTATTTTTATAACCTAAACTAAATTTAGATGCAGATATATTTATTCTATAATATGAACTATCAATTGGTCTAAAGTGTTTTGATTGTGATAATGGAATTGCAAATATAATATTATTACTTTTAATATTATCAGAATTACCTATACCAATTACATTTAAATCGGTTGCATTATTTACGATATCAGAACATATTAAGACATAGTCATCAGCAAAAATATTTTCATAACATAAAATATCATTTAGTGAAATAATACTAGTTAAATCAAAATAACTTTTTTGTTCTAAACCTAAAATATAATGTAAAGATCCTGATGTATTACCAAAACTTGACCCAACGCTTACAAATGTATTTAAATTACCTTCTACCCATATTACGGAATTCCAATCCATATTAATTGGGGCATTTGCAATGCCTGTCCATGCAGTACCATTACTAGAGTACATTATTCTATTATGAGTTCCGGAAGATGCGACTGCGCAAAATAATCCTAATGGTTGAGACCATGTTACTGATGCCCAATGATTATCAGCCGCAGCATGTCGCCGAGTCCAAGTTATTCCATTTGTAGATGTCATAACTCTATTTGTTACTCCAGATGATGCAACTGCACAAAATTTACCTAATGTTGGAGACCAGGTTACAGATCTCCAATCATAATCATCAGGATTTGCTCGATTTGTCCAAGTTATACCATCTGGGGATGTCATTACTCTATTTCCAGTTCCTGATGATGCAACTGCACAAAATTTACCTAATGTTGGAGACCAGGTTACAGAAGTCCAATAATTATTTGCAGAAGATGTTTGACTAGTCCAGACAATACCATCTGAGGATGTCATTACTCTATTATTAGTTCCTGATGACGCCACGGCAACAAATTTGTGTTGTCCGGTAGCTCCACCCCATACAACTGATCTCCAGTCATTATCAGAAGCGGATGTGCGTAATGTCCAAGTTATACCATCTGGGGATGTCATTACTCTATTTCCAGTTCCTGATGATGCAACTGCACAAAATAATGAGATATCTGATGACCAAGTTATTGATGTCCAATTATAATCAGCAGGTGATGCAATACTAGTCCATGTATTAGTACTATCAATCGCTCTCATAATTCTATCCCCAGTTCCAGATGTAGAAACTGCTATAATAACATCACTCCCAGAGACTGTACCATAAGCAACTGAGCTCCAATCATTATTAGTAATTGCTGCAGTTGATGCCCATGTTGTACCATTTGAAGAAGTCATTATTCTATCTTTAGTAATATTACTAAAATCAAAACCAATACCAAATTTAGCACCTGTTGTATTTGATATAGTTATTTTAGAAGTTGAATTATCAAATGATACTAAAAAATTTGCAGCCGGTGAAAATTCATTTTGATAATCATTAAGTTGATCTTCAATTAGATCTAAAATTTCACCAATATTTTCATATTGTTTAGTACCGATTCCTCGATTTAAACTAATTGTAGTATCTTGGGTTTTATATTTATTAGGTATTATCAGTTTATCAGAATTATATAAAACCATTTTACAATTAACATCATTATAATTTGGAAATGGTCCAGCGGGTTCGCCAGTAATTGTTGATCCACTTGCATTAATAACATCAATATAATTATAAGCACTAATACTTTGTGTCGAAGTACCAGAAATTTCAGTAACATTTAAATAAGTACCATTACCAAAACCCAACATAGGTCCAACCGAATCTTTATGATTAAAATTTATATTACATGGATTAGTACATGTAATTGTATAAGCAGCTGTAAAAGATTCTCTTTCTATTTTAAAATTAGTTACGACATTTTCAATTGCAGATTCTGTTACATCAAATGTTAAATCATTTCCAATATATGATAAAGTCAGGGTTGGATCAGTAGGATCTCTTGGATTATTTAATGCAGTTTTTACTGCTTGGGCTAATTGATAATCTGTTTTTAATGCTACTGCAACATCTATATAAATTAAATGCGTTCTTCCTTTATATTCAATATATAATGAATTATTTGTATTTCCAAATAAATTTATTTCAGCATTAAGATCCATATTTAATAATTCAATAAATTGTGGTGGTTTAAAAAATAAATTAGTTGGAAAGTTTAATGTAATATCATTATTTAAATTATACACATTACTTTTATTAGCATTTGATAGTAATACATTTTGCCGAATCATGATTTTAAATTATTTAATATTTATAATTATTATAATAAAATAATTTATTTTAATAATTAACTAAATCAAATAATTTTTATTTATATATTATATATTTTATAAAATATAATTTTATTGTAATCATTACATTACTTTTAAATAATAATTCATTTTAATTATAAAAAAGTAATAAAGTGACTTTAATATGACTATTATTAATCAAATTACAAGTTTTAAAATTTCTGGTTTCAGTTTTAATGGAACAGATACTCAATTAAATTATACCGCTGGCGTAACTGGCGGCACTGCATTGCCATCAAAAGCACTTGTATTAAATGCATCTAGTAATCTGACTAGTGGATTAAATTCATTAACTGCAACTAGTTTAGTATCAACTAATTTAACAGTTAATGGAACGACTTTTACTTCTTCTATACTTAATAATTTATCATCTTTAGATGGAATAACTGCAGGAACTGCAGCTGCTAGTAAAGCTTTAATTGTAGATTCTTCTAGAAATATTATAAATATTAACAATTTAACTGCTACAAATTTAACTGGTACTTTGCAAACTGCTTCTCAACCTAATATTACATCAGTTGGTACTTTAACTAGTCTTGTCTCTAATGGTAATTTAAATATTGCACAACATAATGGAACTACAACAGGTTTACAATTAAGTGGCACTTTAGTAGTAGCAACTGCTGTTGAATTAAATAAATTATCTGGTTTAACTTCTTCTACTGCTGAATTAAATATATTAACTGGTTTAACTTCTTCTACAGCCGAATTAAATATCTTAACTGGTTTAACTTCGTCTACAGTTGAATTAAATAAATTAACCGGAGTAACTGCAACTGCCAATCAGTTAAATTTTGTATCAGGTGTAACTGCAGGTACGGTTGCGGCTAGTAAAGCAATAGTTGTAAATGGATCTAGAGATATTACAAATATGGGTTCTATTACATCAACTGGTAATTTTACTTTATCAACTGGTCAATTATTATTAGCAAATTCTATTAATGGGTTATCTCATAAATACACAACTGGTGGTTCTGCTGAAATAATTACATCTACTAATGGTGTTGATATTAATTATATTGGTACTAGTACAGATAATGATTTTGGATTAGCCGTAAATTCAACACGATATTTAACAATTAAAAAAACAACTGGGCGAATTGGTATGGGTACTACTTCGCCAAATCAAGAATTAGAAGTTAGTGATTTATCTGGTAATTGTTTACGTTTAACAAATAGTGGTGGTAGTTCTTATATGGATATAACAATTAATAATCAAGGTATTTCTACTTTGACACTTAGCGGCTCTGCACCAGCATTTAATTTTTCACATGCATTATCTACTCTTAGTAATACAGCATCTACTAATACAACAACTGGTGCTTTAATAGTGGCTGGTGGTGCAGGTATTGGTGGTGCTGTCAATGTAGGAGGTAATATTAATATTACTGGTACAGTAACTAGTACTAGATTATCTTTAACAAGTACATTGGCGGATATAATAACTTTAAATAATTCGGAACCTAGTGGTCTCTGTAATTTCAAATTTAATGGAGATACTCGTAATTGGGAATTAGGTATAAGAAATTCAGCTCAAACATGGCCGTCATCTTTTTATATATGGGATGCAACCGCTTCTGGGATGAGATTCTTAATTAATTCAAGTGGTAATGTTGGGATTGGGACACCAACTCCAACAACTCGATTAGATGTTACTGGGACAATTCGTAATACTAATAATTTTCTATATGCACAATCATCAACTACTTGGTCTGGTACGACATTTGAAGGTATTGGTTTATCTAATGGTATTATAACAATGACTAATACTAGTGTTGCTAATAATGGCACTATTTCTTTAGTAACTACAAATCATCTTAATCAAATTACTTTAGCTGCCCAAAATACAACAGTAACTACAACTAATGCAACTTCATTATATATTACTAATGCACCAGCTGCTGGTACTAATATGACAATAACAAATGCATATGCATTAATGATTAATGCAGGAAGAACTTTATTAAATGATGGCACATCATCAACAAATACAACATCTGGTGCTTTAATAGTAACTGGTGGTGTTGGTATTGGTGGTGCTGTAAATATTGGGGGAGCTTTATCAGTTACTGGAAATATAACAGGCACATTAGCAACTTCTGCTCAACCTAATATTACTTCGGTTGGTACATTAACTAGTTTATCAACTGGTAGTTTAACTATAAATGGAACAGCAGTTACCGCAACCGCATCTGAACTTAATTGGTTAGATATTACTTCGGCTGGAACTGCTGAAGCAAGTAAAGCATTAGTATTAGATAGTTCAAGAAATATAATAAATATTAATGCTTTAACTGCAACTAATTTAACGGGTACTTTGCAAACTGCAGCACAACCCAATATAACAAGTACTGGAAATTTAACATTACCAGCCAGTTTAACTATTACTAATGGTTCTACCCCATTTAATATTACTAATACATCTAGTACATCGACCTTTATATTAACAATCCAAAATACTGGGGGTCATCAAGATATTGGAAGTTTTACAGCTCATGATGTTTCTATTAATACTAATAATATTAGACGATTAACTATATCATCTGCTGGAAATGTTAATGTTACTGGACATAATGGAACTAGTGCTGGTTTACAATTAAATGGAACATTGGTAACTGCAACTGCTGCCGAGTTAAATTATTTAGATATAACAACCTCTGGTACTGCTGAAGCTAGTAAAGCTTTAGTATTAGATTCTTCAAGAAATATTACTAATATTAATAATATAACATCAAATAGTACTGGAGATGCTATTACATTATCAAATGCGACAACAACATCTCGTCAAAATATTAAATTTATTAGTGATGTTAGAACATGGGAATTAGGTTCTCGAGGTTCTGGAGCATCAACTCCTGATACATTTTATTTATGGGATAATAATAATTCAGCAATGAGATTTATTGTTTCGTCATCTGGTAATATGGGTATTAGTAATAATTCTCCAGCATATAGATTAGATGTTGGTGGTACAATTAATACAACTGGATCATTACGAACATCGATTGCAGGTACAGGATTTAGTCATAATGATGGTACTATTAATTTAGTTTCTGTTGTAAATAATTCTACAAATCCAGGTATTGCATATTTTGGGCCATCTACAAGCCATGCTTTAGTACTTCAAACAAATAATACTGAACATTTACGTATTTCCTCAACTGGTGTAATCACAACTGCACGAACATTTTCTACTAGTAACAGTACAGCATCTACTTCTACAACAACTGGTGCATTAGTAGTTACTGGTGGTGTTGGTATTGGTGGTGCTGTAAATATTGGTGCTAGTTCAACAATTGCAGGTGCATTAACAGTAGGTACTGTTGGCTCAGGACCAAATAGAATTAATTTTAGCGGTACTACTTTGGATGCAAATTCTGATCATACGGTTATTACTGAAAGAATATATGGTGGTACAGAACAAGCTGAACTACTACTATTTAAAGGAAATGACCCAAGTACAACACCAGGTCCTGATAGAATACGTATGCGTGCTGCTGAATTCAGATTTCAGACATATACAGTAGCTGAAGATTTTTCTTCAGTCGCAGATACTAATAATAGATTATTTATTGCTAATGATGGTAATATTGGTATAAATACAGTAAGTCCTAGTCATAAATTAGATGTCAGTGGTGATATTAGAACTAATAACTTAATTTGTAATGCAGCTGCAGCTGATAAAATTATTCATGTGTATAATGATATTACTTCATTTTATGGTTTTGGTGCCAATGGAAATCAATTACGATTACAAACTGGTGGTGCTAGTGGATTTGGTTTTTATACAGGATCTAGTAGCAGTGTATTAGGAACTCAAAGAATGCAGATAACAAACACATCTACAAGTATTTTACAAACTACAGCTTCTTCTTCCTCCACTACTGGTGCTTTAATTGTTTCGGGAGGAATTGGTTGTGCTGGTGATATTAATACATCCGGATTATTAAAAACGTCAGTTGCAGGTCAAGGTTTTAGTCACAATGATGGTACTATTAATTTAGTTTCTTTTGTAAATAATACTTCATTTCCAGGTGTTGCATATTTTGGTCCATCTACAAATCATGGTTTAGCACTTATGAGCAATAATATTGAACGGGTACGTATTACAGCAGCTGGTACTGTTGGAATTGGTACAACTACTCCTAATACTAATTATTCCTTAGATGTTGTGGGACGTATCCGTATGATTACTACTGGTTATGGATTAAGTATTGTTGGCGGTACTGGCGAACTAATATCACTTTGTGAAAATACTAGATGTGTTATTGGATCTTATAGTAATACTGAGTTTCAATTATGGCAAAATAATTCAGTGAGAATATCAATGACTACTGCAGGTGCAATAACTAGATACGATGGAGGATCTACATTTAATACAACATCAGATATCAGATTAAAAAAAGATATAACAAGTGCTGATTTAGATAATTGTTATTCAAATATTAAAAATTTAAGATTAGTTAATTATAAATGGAAGGATAATGAATTGCAAATGGCTACTGCTGGAAACTTAACTAAATCATTATTAGGTTGGATAGCACAAGAAGTTGAAGCTCTCATGCCAAATGCTATAATACAATCCAATTCAAATGGTTTGACTGATTGTAAACAATTAAATATCGATTTAATTAATCAAAATTTATTTGGATGTGTTAAAAAAATAATAGAAAAATTAGAAATTCAAGAAAATAATAATCAAACTTTAAATACAAAAGTAGAAGAACAAAATGTATTAATTCAAAATTTACAAAATGAAAATAATTTATTAAAAACTCAAATAAATAATATATTATCTAGATTAGAAGAATTAGAAAAATAATGAATTTGTATTTAAATATTATTTAATTTTTTTATTTATTTTTTTATTTATTTATAATATAAAATCTTAATTATTCTATTTGTGAAAATATCCGAATTTATAAAATGTTAGTAAGTGGAGGAAAACCAAAAAGTCGACGTGCTGCAAGCAAAAAAATGGGCAAAGGAGCAAGTGCTCGCCGTTATGGTAAAGGAGTAAGCGGTGGCAAAAAATCTAAAAAGGCTAGCAAATCTAAAAAAGCTAGCAAATCTAAAAAAGCCACAAAAGCCCCAAAAGCTAAAAAATCTAAAAAATCTCGCCGTTAAATATTTAATTAAATGATATAATTATTCTATTTCATTATAATTAATATTTTTTTTATATATATTACATTCTCTTTCCTTATACGCTTCCATTCTACTATATAGTTGATTTTTTAATATACTTTTATTATCAATTATATCAATAATAATTCTTTTAATATGACTATTTTCCTTATTTAATCTAAAAATCCGACCAATAATTTGTTTTGCTTTTGATTTTCGAGGAGTTGTTAAAATAACTGCATTCATTTTATCAATAGATACTCCAGTAGAACTATAACTATAAGTTGTAAAAATTATATTACTTTTATTCTTTGCAGTTTCAATATCATCATCAGATGATCCTCCATATAATACTAAATTATTATTAATTTCTAATTCCGGAATTGATAAATTTGAATTATAATTATCTTCTGTATATTTTTCCTCTAATAAATAATTAAATTGATTATATAAATATTCTAAATGAGATCTTCTTTCCGAAAATACAAAAATATTTAATTTTAATTCAAATAAATTAAATAATTCATTCAAAATTAATTTATTTCTATATGAGTCATTAACTAAATCTTCAATAATTTGCGGAACACATACCATATTAGTTGTAGGATTAATATGTATTTTAACATATTCATCTGGAGCATTGTATTTAATTAGATGTAAATCTGCACTAAATTTAATATCACTATGAATAAAATCTGGTAATTTATGTGCATCTAATACTTGTCCAATATTAGCATGTGAAATTAAATCACATTTATTTGTTCTTTCATCTGGAGTTGCTGAAAGACCAAGCATATAAGATGATTGAAATCTATGATAAATAACCTTAAAGATATCTGTACAATATATATGACTTTCATCTAAAATAATAAATCCAAACTGTTTAAAAAAATCTTCATAATTATAATTGTATTTAATCTTTTTATTATGATAATCTTTTAATGTAAATGTTTCATTAACTAAACTATTAATTATACTAACTATAATATCTCCATTTTTTTTTGTTTTTCCATAATATTCACCAATTGTATTTTCAGGAAAATATTTAGTTAATAATTCTACCCATTGTTTTAATAGATAAGTATTAGGTACAATAATTAATGCCTTTTGATTGATTCTACTAATTAAATCCATTGCTATAAAACTTTTACCAAATCCTGCTAAAACCTTTAATGTAAGACCACATTTACCTATTGCTAAATTTTCTTGTGTATAAATATTACCCATAATATAATTAATAATATTTAGTTGATTTTGATTAGATTTCCCAGTATATTTCATATCAATCGATTCACCATCCTGTATAGTATTACTAATATTAGTAATTATATTAGATTTGTATAGATTAAAACCAAGAAATCTGGGGAAAATTATAATACCATCATGAATAAAATATAATATTTTAGAAATAAAATAAGATCCGATTGGACTTTTATATTTAATAATAAATTTATTTTGTATTTTTTTTAACCCATCCTTAGTATATTTTTTTATTAGATCATCCATATTTACTTCTAATCCTCGTGGTGTTAATATTGCATTAATTTTATTAGACATATTGATTATTATATTATGATTAAGTTTTAATAAAGATAACTATTTTAAATTGATGACAAATAATTAATTTATCAAAATTTAAAATATAATATATAATATATTTAATTTACTTTCTAATATGTATTTAATCAAACAATATATAATCATAAATCGACTAATTAATAAACTAATTAATTATATTAAAATCTCTCAGGCTAATTCATCTAATATTGGTAAAGAGATATCATTATATAATTATCAAATATATAATCAAACAAATTTAAGTATAAATCTGAATACAAATTCAAACTTGCAATATACAATTAAATATAAATCATTCAATTATTTAATAAATCAATTAAATTTAACATATGATTTAAATATCCCTGTAAATAATATTTCTATAATTAATATTTCACATTTTTTTTATAAATTTAATCAAAAATTATATAAATTACAAAAAAAATATCTATATTCTTATTTTAGAGGATATTATATTAATACATTATATCTATATAGTACTAATATGGATACTAAAAATATTATTGCATGTAATTCTAATTTATATTTTGTATTATATGATTTTAATACAGAATATTTAGATTATATATATAATAACATTTTACAATCAGTTAAATATCCTGCTAAAATTAAATATTTAAAGAATACATATGCTGATAAATATTCTATTAATGATTTAACTGACACAATTCCATATAAATTAGTATTTTTACATAAAACTAAATATTATAATAATATTATTTATAAAATATTATCAATATTATTTACATCAATTGACAATGATAGATATTTAAATGATGATGAGATAGATTTATACTCATTATATAAAATACTAGAGAATTAACAACCATTCTTTAAATAAAATTAGTTTTTTTTTTATAAATTATTTAAACAAGTTGCAATTACTATTATATAATAAAATGTTTTATAATTATGGAAAAAATTACTTTTTATCATTAGATTCTGTTAATTTAAAAGATTCTAATACCGATGAGATCTTAGAATTTTTAAGAGGATATATTGAATTACATTCTAATATTATTTTACCAACTAATGTTTCAAATTATTTAAAAAATATTAATTATGTATATGATAAATATCCATTATTAATATTATATTTTAGAAAAACTGAACATACTGATAATATTTTAATAGAGCGACTATTACGATTATTTAGTAATGAATTACAACTTATATATGATGTAGAAAGTAAAATAAAAGTATATAATAAAATTAAATATCAATTCTTAATTAAATTAGAAAATTATAATGTTTTAAATTTATTATCAAAAATTTATCCACCTGATATTGATAAAAATGATATCGATGAATATACTTATTCTTTATATATTAACCTATCTAATTATCGATATATAAATTATGATAATGAAAATGAAACTTTACAATATTATATTCCAAAATGTAAAATTAAATTAATTCACCCGGCTGCTCGTACCCCATTTAAAGAGTGTGCCTCAAATATAGGATATACTATTTCAATAATAAAATTACATAAAATTATATCAAATAAGATACGAATTTATGATACTGGTTTACAAATTATTCCGCAATATGGCTATTATTATAAATTAGAACCCAAATCTATATTATCAACTCATGGATATATATTGGGAACTAGTATAGATAGTGAACAAAAAAAAGATAAAACATTATTAATAACTTTAATTAAAATTGATGATGATTTACCTGATATTCAATTGCCTTATAATTGTTGTATTTTATTAATGAAAGAATTAAAACATTATGAAATAATGATTTAAAGATTTGTACTGCCAAATCCTCCATTATTACGACTAGTATTTTCTAATGAGTTTGTATTTGACATTTCTAAAATATTTAATGAAATTTGTGGTTTAAATATTAATTGACAACATTTAAATGGTAAGACTAAGTCTGGCATTTCTTTATCAATTTTAGTTAATGAAACTAATAGATTACCAGAATATGATTTTTCAATAATCCCAACAGAATTTGATAACATATAACCTGATTTAGATAATGATGATCTAGGAACAATCTCAATATAATATCCATAATCTACATTTAATTTAATTCCAGTATCATATAAAATAGTTGATGGTGTTAATTGTTTAAATATTTTTATAATTGTTAAATCATATCCAACATCGGATTCATGTCCTTTTGATGGAATAATTGCATTAGGATCACTTTTATATATTTTACATGTATCTAATTTTAATGTATTTAAATGACAAATATTTTTCCAATTAATCAATGATTCAAATAACTTATAAAATGATTTATTAAATAAATGTTTTGTTTTATTTTTATATATTAATCCTAATAAATCAATACAGTTAGTAGAACTATATTCTACATGAAATAAGTTTTCTTTCCGCTGTATGACAGAATTATTTGGTATATTCATATAAAATAAAAAATCATTCATAAATTTTTTATTAGTAAATGAAATTATGCATTTAGGAATATTATTAATAAATGAAATTGTACTTGATTTTTCAACATAACCTCTAATAAATATCCAAAATAAATGATTATTAGTTTTTTCTAAAGTAATAGATTGGTATAAATTGGGAAATGTATTTAATTCATAAATAGAATGCAAATCACATTTTGTTAATAATAATTCTGGATTAATCAAATATAAATAATTTTTACTTACATAGTTAGATTTAATTAGAATTCTATCTTCGCATAAATTCCAAAAAGATGTATCTAATAAATTATTAATTATTTGAATAATCAATTTATCAATATTCTCACCTGAATTTAATTTAATTACTAAATCATAATCTTCGTTATTTTTAGTTTCAATATAAGAAGTATTAATAATATAACCCAATAAATAACATTGAAATTCATCGATTGATAAAATATTAAATAACTCTTGTCCTTTTTCTTTAATATTACTCATTATATTTATTCCTTTTGATTAATTAATAATTATATTTAATATACTTATATATAATATTTAAATTCAATTTTTCTTTTATGATTGCTTTACATTGTGTATCATTTATATTAAATACAACATTTATGGGTTATATAATTTATATAAATACTAAATTCTATGAAAAATTAGAAGATATCTATAAAAAATTAAATAATCGTCCAAACTATATTAATTATACAGAACCTATATCAGAAATTGAAATTATTTGTGATAATTCCAATGTTATTATGTCTAATCCAAATTTACATCAAACACAAAAAAAAGATTATATAGTGCTTTAGATATTTAATTCTAGCAATAATGGTAAATGGTCAGAACCATATATATCATCTAAATATTTTATATTTTTAACCTTTTTAAATATTTTTTTTGTTGTTAATGCAAAATCAATTAAAAGACCTTTATTAGAAGTTCTACTTGGCCATCTGTATGTAAAATAACTATATTGTTTCTTTTTAGGATATAATTCTCTAAATACATTAATAAATCCATTATTTATTAATTTATTAAAATCTGTAATTTCTATATCAGTAACACCGGCTAATTTATTATAATGTTTTTTAAAGTCATAAGAATCAATTTCGGTATGAATAGCATTAAAATCACCTACTATTATGGTTTCTTTTTTATCTTTTAATTTTTGCATTTTTAAATAAAACTTTTTATTAAATTCATGTTTATCATTTAATCTTTCTAAATTGGGACCAGCATTAGTTGCATATAAATTTATTAAATAAAATTTTTTAAATTTAACTTTTAAATATCTTCCTAAGATATCATCAAACTTTATTGAAAACGATTCTGGTTTTATTTTACTTATAATTGCAACACCTGAATATCCTTTTTTAGTATGTGGAATATTATAATATTTATATGGATATTCAGGCAATATTTCTAATAAAACATTAATTGTATCTTTACATAATTTTATTTCTTGAAGGCATAAAATATCAAAATCATATTTTTTAATAAAATTTTCAAATGTATTTTTTACTAATTTTTTATTTTCAATAATATTATTTTTCTTTAATATTGCCCGCAAGCTTACTATATTCCAACTTAAAATTTTAATCATGATATTATAATAATATTTATATTTATTAAATTGATTAATAATAAAATTTTTAATTAGTTTAAAAAATGAATATTTCTAATGTGATATTAATATTTTAAAATCAGATATTCAAAAAATATTATCTGAAAATTAAAATTTACTTTTTGATTCGTGCAACTTATGATTTATGTGAATTGTGAAAAACACAACATTTAGAAATTATATTATTATAAACTCCCCAATTCTTATAATTATTATGATATAATACCGACGTATGTGATTTTAAGAAAATTCACCAATATTTTAATAAGCATATAATATTTAAAGATTTAATATTTTATACAATATAAATATATTTTTATTGTGAGTTTAAGAAATTATTTTAAAGCACATTTTGCACACAATGTGGAAATGTCAAAAATGCAATAAAGAATTTAAATATGAATCTAAATTAAAAGAACATCAAAATAGAAAAATATCATGTGATTCTCCTAAAAAAGAATATAATTGTAATATATGTAATGTCTCATTTGTAAGACCAGCCGAGCAAAAACGACACGAGAAGACAAAAAAACATATAACTAATGTTAATATTGATGGTAATTATAATCAAAATAATATTAATGGAGATAATATTCAAAATTATAATAATATAATTAATTTAACTTTACAAACAAAAGCATTTAGTGATACTGATTTTAGTTATTTAAGAAAATGGATTATAGATGATGTCGGAGATGATTTATATATTAAGACTATGAAAAAAGAATTTTTATGTCCTCAAGAAAAAATTAAATCATTATTTCGCGGAACATTAGAAATTTTAGAATATTTACATTTTAATTTAAATAATGAAGATAATCATAATTTAAAAATTTTATTAATGTTCCCGGGGTTTAAAAAGCCGATCTATGAATATTTAATATTAGAGATTGATCAAAAAACTCATAAAATTACTTGGAATACATTAACATATGATGACTTTATAAAAGAGTTATTAAATCATTTAACTAGAATGAACGATTCAATAAAAAATGAAAATTTTGAAAAGTATATATATTATCTTAAAAAATATTTAATTCATGATGATGAATTAAAAGTCGAAATGAAACCATTTATTGAAGATAAATTAAATGATTTATATATAAATTTTAATAATAAGCAAAAAAAAGAAACCAGACCAGTTCAGGTTAAGTTTGAAGATAAAATAAAAGAATTTATAGATTATAGAAATCAAGAAACCAGATTACATAATGGATATAATCCAGAAATTATAAATTCTAATATTACATAAAACGTAATATATTTAAATTAGAAAGTTTAAATTCAGAAGAATTATTATTTAAATTATTATTATGTATTGATATATTATTGGCTAAATTCTGATAATCTTGTTGTAATTTATTATATTTCTGGGTCACGGTTTGAAAGTTAGTATATAATAAATTATAATTAACTAAATGCCTGATATTATCTTTATTAAGTTTGATTAAATAAGAATCCATAAAAGTATTTATATTATCAGATAATTTATTATATTTTTTTTTATATCGGTTCTCTAAAAAAATAATATATTGATGTAATAATTCTACTTTAAAATCAGTTGTAGATAATTTTTTAATATATACTTTCATTTTATATTAATATATTTAAGTAACATAGTTTTAAATATATTTAAATCTTTTAAAATATTATCAATAGCAGAATGACATAACTTTTTATATTGATTATGTTTAATATTAATAATTACTTTATGACGTAAAGGATGTTCTAATTTATAATTAACTAATTCAATATTATTATATAAATCATATATATATTTAGTTAATAAATTTCCAATATTATTATATTCATTAATTATATGAATTTCATAAAGTTGATTACTGCCATTAGAGTTTCCTGATTTAATAATAAATAAATCAGTTAATATTTTTGAAATATCAGATGAATGATTTTCTAATTGGTATGTATTAATATCATTTTGAATTTTTTTTAATCTTAGATATAAATTATCATAAATTTGATTAACTAAATCATTTAGATTAATATTAGCATTAGGAATTAATTCTAATTGAAAATCTGTACAATTGGTATTTAAAGACAATGAATTAAAATCCGTATTAATAATTTCATATTTAAATGATCCTAATGAAAATATATTATTATTAAATCCATAATCTTGATTAATAGTAATATTATTAATACTTAAATATTTATTAGGTTTAAGTGTACAAATTAGAATGTTAGGATTAAAATCATTATTTTTAGAATTATCGACTGCTTTAAGTTCTTTGCTATAAATTTTAATTATATCATTTGTATTATTAGTAATTTGTAATTTATATTTTTTATTATTATTAGTATTTTGAATTAATGGAATTGATGCAATTCTTTCAATAATATTATCTGGTAAAATATATTTATCATCAGTATTAATATTAAATATAGATACATCTAAGTATTTTACAAGTAATTCATCATTAAATACTGTTCTAATAGCATTAGCGAAAGCCTCATTAGAATTAAGGAGTTGAAATTGTAATCCTAGTTTAGTTAATGATGGAAATAAATGTGTATTCTTTTCTAATATATTTTTATATTTAGAATTATTAAATTTAATTGAATAGTCATTAATCTTAATATTTTTGACTTCCATTATATATTTTGACAAATTAAACTTTTGTGTATACTATAATAATACTAAGTTATATTTAAATTTATAAATAATTCAATTTTATTTATTACTATCTTTAAATAGAGTAAAAGGTAAAATTATATATTTCATTTTTTTAAATTCTATTTTAATGTATAATAATATTTAAATAATAATTTACAAAAAAAAAATGGAAAATTTAACAATTTTGCAAATTATTGTAAAAGATTCTCCACAGACTCAAAATAAAAATAATAAAAATTTGTTTAAATTTTTAAATTTAAATTACCAAGAAATAATACAGTCAAATTATTATATTCGTTTAACATTATTGAATAAAAATAATTATAAATTAATACCAGCGACTATTAAAAATACTCCAGCTTTAATTAATTCATCTGATAACCATGTAGAAATTGGTACTTACAATATTATTAATTATTTAATTACATTATGTGAAGGATCACCATATAATGAGAATAATGAGTCTGGTGATATAAAATCAGAAGAAACTAAAAATAAATCAACATTTTTAAATGATTCTAATATAAATGATATTCATGAGTTTTTATTAAATGAAGCATTAGCTGATGATATAATGGAAGAACCAATTGATTTAAATCATGTAAAGGACAAAGAAAATAAATATAAATTAAAACAAGAACAGCAAAAAAGTACAAATTCAAAATTAAAAAATAATATGATTCATACATTAAAAACTAATAATAATAATAATAATTTATCTATAGATAATCTACCAAAAGATGAAAAAAATATGTTTGATAATAAAGAAATTACACAAACAAGACCAATTGCTGACTATATGAGTGATGATAAAGATTTAGAAAAATTCTGGCAAAATATGGATGAAACCTCAACAAATTAATTTTTGGTAGTTAGAAATTTACAATATTCAGATAATAAGACTTTTAACATTCCTTGAATAATTTTTTTTTCCTCATTTGAATATTTAAACCAAACACCTTTAATAATACTTAATAGCATTACAATATCTTTTTTATCATTTTTATTATCTTTAATATAATCTTGCATCTGATCATTATTCATTACAGTATCTTCTAATTCTAAAAATAATTCTTCTGATTCATTTTTAATAAAATCTCTATATTGAAAAATCTGTGATCCGGCTTCTTCTAATAAGAATAATGGATGGGATTGAATAATTAAAGAAGTTCTACGTTTAATAGTATCAAATAAAATATTATTAGAAATAGAATTATTAATAATATTAATTAATTTTTTAATTGTTTTATTAAAAGTAGTTGAAATATCAACTAAATCATATTTTTTATTCATTATATAATATTAGAAAATGTCTATTTTATAAACTTATAAAGTATTTATTTATATTAAAAATAATGTTATTTATTTAATATATAATTGAAAATTAATTTAAACGTCTATATTATTTTAAGATCTTTAACATTATTATACTTATATTATTAAAAAATGGGTCGTGGAAATAATAGAATTAAAGTTGTAAAGCAAAATATTGATCAGCAAGGTATGGCTGATCTGTTTAATCAACTATTAGGAGATGAAAAATCTCTAGATATTAACATTATTAGAGATAAATATATGAAGTTAAAAACAAATGTCGAAAGAATTTATAGATTATTAGAGTCATTTCATAATACTATTTATGTTAAAGTAATTAATACTATTTTTGAAACAGCTTTATATAAAAAAAATATTAAAGGATTTATTGAAGATTGTCAAACATTATTTGATGAAGAAATCTCTGATGATAAACTAATTCGTCATTATAAAGTAGTTAAAGACCATAAAGTAGTTAAAGATTGCATTCATATTTGTAAAAATTTAATTCGTTATAAAAAATATATTGAGGATAATGATAACTTATCTGATTCCTTTATTAAATCATCAAAAACTCACGAATTTATAGTTTTTCCATTTTGTAATTTTGATATTAAAATGATATATACTCATGTTAAAATTGATGAAAGTATTAGTAAATATTTATTAATCTTTCTAAATATGTTATATAAAACATCATATGAAATTTATGAAATTATTACAAGTCCAGATATTGATATTTCTAAATTTTCGGATATTATTATTCAATCTATTCAACAGGCAAAAAAAATGATTCCTCGAGCTAACCGGGCTTTTAGAAAGATTGAAGAATCAGTTGCACTATTAAAGAATAATTTTCAAAATTATTATAAAGATTTTATTTCAACAAAAAATCCAACTATTATTTTAGAAAATTTTATTTTAGATTGTTCTAAAGAAAATGGTGAAGATGTTGATTTAGAATTAGCCAGACAATTTAAACGTATTGTAATGTTTTACCAAAAGAAATCTCAAGGCAAAATCAAAGATCCTCGAATTAATCAACTATTCGAAATGTTAAATAAGAATTTTGATATGTTAAATGTTAAAGATACTGATATTAAAGAAGATTTATCTGATGATGAAATTAATATTGATGGAGAAACTAAAGAAGAAATTAAAGAAGAATAAAATTTTATAATTTAGATCTTTTATATTTTTTTGTATAATAAATATAATTATAAATATAATATAATTTACCAAAGATATTTAATTATTTTTAATAATGCCAGTCGGACTTATAGATATAGTATTAATTTTATCATTTTTATATTTACTTTTTTCAATTATATATAGTAATTCGGCATCTGTTTCGCAACCAACTAATATAATTTTTGATGATGATATAATTATGATAAATTCTAATAATGATTTTTATTCATCAAATGAAAAATCTAATTTTGAAAATAAAGTTGATACCGAAGCTAAACCTGAAGCCAAACCCGAAGTTAAAACAGAAGTTAAAACCGAAGTTAAAACTGAACAAAACAAATCATTAAATATAATGGATACAAACAATTTAGTTAATGAAATGTATTCTGATATTCAATCATTAGATGACATTATATTAGATAATTTAATTTCAAAATCTACAGAAAATTTAAATATAAAATCTGGAGATAAAATGAGTAATAGATATAATAGAAAATATAATAATGTTCCTAAAGAAAATGATTTAATGCATATTAGAAATTATGATATTATAAATAAAGATGAGATACAGAATTATGATAAAGAATCTGTAAATAATAATAATATGAAAACAATACAGAAAAAAAATGATTTAGATTCTAAAATTTTTAATAAATCAAATAAATCACAAAAATTATTTAAAGATTCTAAAACAATTGCTGGTAGATTTACAAAAAAATCTATTATTGATGATTATAAAAATGAATTAGACTATTATGAAAAATTACGAACACCTTGGTGGGTTTCTGAAGCTAAATATGATTAATATTTAGCTTCTCGACAATATGGACATATTCTAATAGATTCTCTCATAGTATATTTATTATAATTATCATTTGTTCTAAATATTTCATATTGATATTGGTAAAATACCAAGTCTTTAAGATGTTGACGAAAAATAGATGGTATAAGTTTTAAATTTATGTTTTTAATTAATTTATTATAAATTTCTGTAAAATCAGTATATGTATTATTAACTAATTTGTAAATAACAAAGCATTTTAATTTTCTTGATTTTATTGATTTAATATATTTAATCCATTTATCATGTATTAATGGATATGGATGTATAATAATTTTATTTATATCATTATCATGCCAATAAATATTATTAATGCAATTATAACATATTGTATGTGAACAATTAAATAATTTTATAATAATATCTGAACTATTATTTGATAAACATACAGGGCATACATTATTATTATTATTATTTGATTCATATTTAATTTTTTTATTAATGAATAAATAGCATGGTTTACAATAATTAGTATTTATTTTGAATATATTTTTTTTACATAATGTATAATTTACACATTTATTATCAAGACTCGTTTCTTCACTTTCTTTAGTTTCTTCTTCAACACTACTATTATAACTTTCATTACCACTTTCATTACTACTTTCATTATTATTTTGAGTATTATTATCAATATTATAATTTTCATCAATATGTCCAATTTCATCTAATTGACTTACAGTGTCAATTTCATCTAATTGACTTACCGTTTCAATTTCATCAATATGTCCAATTTCATCTAATTCAATTACCGTTTCAATTTCATCTTCACTAAATATATCATAAAAATATTCACTATTATCATCAATAATTTCATTTTCAGATGTATTAGACATATTGTTATATAAATTATGATAATAAAGAATTAAACGTAAATTCATATTATTAATATAAAGCGAATTAATTTAAAATATTATTTATATTAATATAACCAGATAATACCGATATAGAATTTGCTATATAAAATTGATAATTATTTATTTCGGGATTATTTTTAATAATAGATGAATCAAATAATATTACTGGGGGTTTATTAATTTCAAATTTTTTTCCAGATTCTAAAATAGGTAGATTTTTTGTTAAATACGAATTAGTATTTATTTCAAATGGTGTATTTTTAATAATATATTTATTTAATTCTTTATTATAAATTGCGATATTATATTTAAATCCATCATATAAACATTTTTTAATATTAATAATCATTTCTATTGCTTCATTAAATGTATTAGAAGAATTTAATAATGCGGATAAATTTATATGGTTATTTGTCATAGGATTAAGATTCATATTAAATGTTAAATCTTTAATAATTTCATCACGGATTTCAATTAATTTCATTAATTCAGAATATATAATATGATTAGTAATACAAAATTGATGTATTACATCAATTTTATCAAAATTAATTAGTAATAATTCTTGAAATGAATTAAAGAATAATAAAAAATCTATAAATTCACAACTAATAAATAATCGAGTTTTTAATCTATTATAATTATATTTATCAATATCTTTTAAATTAGGATCTGGAAATTCAAAATTAAAATTTTTAAATTTTGTTGTAACTAATTTAGATTTTCCAATAGTATTAAATGCTGCTAAAGTTATCAAATCCATAATATTGCAACCATAAATATATCCAGATAGAATCATAATAGCATTTTCTAATGATATATTTCTGATTTTATTTACTATTAATCCACACTTAGTTGGATAACCATTTGCATATATTAAACCTAAATTATATAATTTATGTAATCCATTTAATATAGAAATTACTGGAGGATTATCTAATAAATCTAATTTCATTATATCAATAAATTTTAAATCTTTTATTTCATCATATTGAGTTTCTTTATTTATTATTTGTTCAAATAAATTATCCGAATTCAGATTAATAAATTTTTCAATTGTATCTTTATATCTTACAATAATAATATTTAATAAAATTGGTGTTAAATCTTCTGTTAATAATTCAGGATATTGAATTTCTTGCATTGAATTAAATATTTCTTTAGTATAAATTGGATAAAATTTACCTGGATGTTTTCTGCCAACACGGCCTTTACGTTGCAGAGCCATCGATTGAGTAACTGGTTTAATTAATAAACTATAAGTATTATAAATTGGATTATATTCTAGTTGGTTTACTAACCCCGTATCTATACAATATTTAAGAGATTCTATAGTTATTCCAGTTTCTGCTATATTAGTTGCAATAATAACTTTACGGGTTGGTATAACATTATCAACAATTAAATTTTCAATCTTATCAAATAATGCATTATAATCATCACCAGATTCTCGATATCCTCCGCTATCTAATCCAATTGGATATAATTTTTTTGTTAATGTTTTATTTAATTCTAAAATTTTTGGTTTTAATTTATTTATATAAGACATACTAGGAATAAAAATAATAATATCTGATTTATCTTTATCATCATCTAAATTATTATTATGTATATCTAAAATAGTTGATATTATTGAATTATATATATTTGAACTATCAAAATTAATAAATGTAGTTTCAATTGGATAACTAGTTCCTATAATTTCAAAAATAGTTTTTGTATTATAATATTTAGCATATTTTTTTACATTCATGGTTGCACTTGCAATTACTAAAAATGGACATTTTGATATATCATTTTTAGTATAAATTTGTTTAAGATAATAGAAAATTAAATCTAAATTTGTTGATCTTTCATGTGCCTCATCAATAATAATACAACCATATTTATTAAATAAATTTTCAACAGGCATATTTTTTAAAAATTGTAATAATACACCAATAGTACAAAATAAAATACCTTTTTCAATTGGCTTTCTAACATATTCTTTTGTTTGATAACCAATATTTTTATATAGTTCTATTCCTTGATTGTCTATTCTATTTGCTTTTTGATATGAAGGTTCAGCAGCAATTGTTTTAGGAATAGATACAGCTGTTAAAATTCGTGGCTGGGTAACTATTACATTTTTTTTCATAATACTATGAAATTGTAAATAAAATTCTGTTGGGAATACTGTCGATTTTCCTGATCCAGTTGCAGATTTTAAAATAACAATACGATCAGATATTGATGATACATTATCTATTTTTGACCGAAACCATTGCAAAATAAAATCAATACCTGTTATATTACTAATTTCTGTTTTGGTTTCTCCCATATGGGGTATAATAACATTCTGTTTGAGTAAAGTAGGAAGACCCATAATATAATAATTAATCTAATTCAAGTAAATTTATGTTATAATATAATATAAATTTATTTATTTATTTTATATTATACTATATAATTTTTAATTAAAATGAGTATAGAAATAATTGGATCGAATGGAACTAAATTAAAATTAATGACAAAAGATAAAATAGATAGTATTTTGACAGAAAAGGAAATAACTTATAACTTATATAAAAAAAAATATTTAGATTCTGGTAATAATATTAAATGTCAACTTATTGAAAATCACTTATTGATACAATTAATTAGAACATTTTATCACTATGATAATTCACAAACTTTTGATTTTAATATGTATAAATTTCAAAAATATTTACAACAAATTTCTCATACTACTAATTTAATGGAATATATTAATATTTTTATGATTCAAAATAAATTATTTGATAAATTAAACTTAGCGATTATAACAATATTAAAAAAATTATATGAATCAGAATATGATATTGATTTTATAGAATTAAATAACAATTATTATTTAGATTTATTAATGCTTGTACATTTATTGCAAAATAAATCTAATAAATTTCCCGAAACTCTTTTAAATTCATTAATTCAGAATATTAAAGATTTAGATAATTATATAACAGATATCTCTATTATAGTCATAAATAATGGAAATATAAAAGATGAATCGAATAATAAATGTTCAAATATTATATCTATTTTAGATATTTATTTAAACAATATAAAATCTATAAAAGGAAATATATTAAAAATAGATTCATTAATAAATATAATTATTGAAAATATATATAAATTTTATAATTCGATAGAATAGAAAGCATTTATAAAATTAAATGACTACTCCAGGTATTTTTAATTTGTTAATAACTGACGATACAGAACAAGATAGTTATTTAATTGCCCAAGGTAAATTATCAGAACGTCTAAAAAATATTAAAAACTCTAAATTAATTGAATATAATAATGCAATTGATTATTTATTAGAAAGAATTAATTTTTTAAAATTAACAATCATTCAAACAATAGATGATAAAACAATTAAATCTTTACAATTACAGTTATTTGATTTGCAAAATAAATTAACAACATATAGTGAATATAAAAATGATTTAATTAAGCCAAATGTAAATGATATAAATAAGACACATTTTTTATTTATTAACAATCAATATAAACCATTTGTTGAATTTGGTTTTAATTATATTAAAACTAGTGTTAATTCTCAACCCACATATGGTAATGAAATTGAATTTACAATTCAGGATAATGGCGATTTTATATCTGATATGCTAATTTATATTCGTTTAGATAAATTGGTTGCACAAAATGCAAATGATAGAGTTCGATATGCTGATTTTATTGGACATAAAATTTTAAAAAAATGTCAATTTGTAATAAGTAATAATATTTTAGATGAATATGATCGAGAATTATATAATATTTATTATAATCTACATACCCCTGAAGGAAAAAAGATGTCCTGGCTTAAATGTATGGGGCAAGAAATACCATTTATTGGAACTTTAATTTCTGACCCAATAAATAATGAACATAAAGAATTAAGATATATTTCTAATGGATTTCAAACATTAAAACAAGAACATCCAAAATTAGAATTATTTATTCCATTATTATTTTGGTTTAATAGAGACTATCGTTTAGCCTTCCCAAATCATTTAAAACCATATGGACAACTTAAAGTAAGAATTGAATTAGAAAAAGCAAATCAATTAATGGGGGCAGTTGATATTGTAAATGATGTATATAATCAAAATTTTTCAATTCCTATGATTGAATCATGTACATTATATACTAAACATATTTATATGAATTCTGATATTCAAGATATTTTTATTTCTAAATTAGGTTTTAATTTAATTAGAATTTATAAAAAGGTTGAAAAAATATTATTAAGTAATAATGATAGAATTTCTATTCAAGAATTGAAATTTCCAATAGAATCATTATATGTATTATTTCGTCCAAGTATTAATGAAACAGGTATTGATAATTTTCAAACATGGAATATAAATTCAGTTGCTAATTTAACATATATTAAAACTCCTATTATTTATGACGTCGGTGGTGTTGATACATTAGGTATTAATAATATTAAATTTTATAATGAAATACCAATAGTTGATTCATTTAGATTTGAAGGTAATGATTCTTCAACTTATGGTACTCAATCAGTTACATTTTATGATGGTTATTTACCATTTATCAGTGGTGGAAATGTAATGTCTAATAAAAATAATATATATTATTTGCCATTTACTTTTAATCCACAAGAAATACAACCATGCGGATATTTAAATTTATCAAAAGTGAGAGAGTTATATTTAGAATATTCATCTAATTTAATCGAAACATATAAACCAGTTAAACTATATATATATGCAACAGCTTTAAATTTTCTATTAATTACACAAAATTCAGCAACTTTAAAATATATGACTTAAGAACAAATTAATTATTAAATATATATTAATATATTTAATATAGTTAACAAATTTAAGATGAATAAAGGTATTATTGTTTCTGCTGATAAATTAAAAAAAAATTACCCTAAAAAAAAAATAATTGCCGATATTGTAAATGATATTTCTTATAAAATAAATTCATCAATCGATCTAGCTTATAAAAATAATGAACATGAATTAATATTTAATTTACCAATCACATTTAATATTCCAAATACCATTAATCATAAAGAATTTCAATTAGAAGTATATTATAATATAGTAGAAATTTTAGAAAAAAAAGGATATTTAATTAATATAAAAGTATTAAAAAATGAAACTTTATTAAAAATTAATTGGTCTTATGAAAACAATGAATCAGTTGATAATATGAAAAAAAAAATAAAATCTATTATGTTTTAATAAATTAACTTTCTAATTCTTCAACAGAAGGTACATTTTTATTTTTTTCCTTTTCCTTTTCAACTTCCTGTTCTAGAACTTTATTATAATGTTGGTAAACTGCAAAGATTTGTCCAAAGCTATCAACTGGAGTTGGGACACGTTGAGATCCTTCTCGGAATAATTGAATTACAAATGCAAGTTCATTAATTGATAATGGTTCTACTGATGAATTATTTTTTTCATATCCTTCCTTTACTTCTGTAAGACGCTCAGTAATTGTAGCAACATCCTTATATTCAGTTAATTTAAACACTCCCTTTTTGGAATAAAAATCAATAACTTCTAATACAGCAGTAACTAAGTTTGCATTTAGCGTAACTTCTTCAGTTTCTGACATTAGTTATATATAAATGGTTTTAATATATTATGTGTATACTTATATTTTATATATAATTATATCTTTAATTCAAATTTAAATAATTGTTTTATAATAAAATATACATATAGTTTTAATATTAAAGAATAAGTAAATCATTAATTAGATATAGTATTTATCAATACTAATAAATAAATTTTGTATTAAATAAAAGTATTTAAAAACAAGTTAAAATATTATTATATATTAAATTTTGACAATGTCTCTTTTATTACCATCAAAACCTAGACAATTTTCAAATAATGTATCGACTAATACTATTAATAATTTAGTAACTGATGATTCGGGGATTTATATAACAGATACTAATACAGGGAATACTAGTATTTCATTAAATACCAATAATAAAGTAGGTTTGTTTATGAATAATGATCAACGCATTGGTATGAATACAGAGTCATCTTCTACAAAACGTTTAATTATTAATGATGAAACTGGTCAAACTCTAAGATTAATATATAATAGAGCAATCCAAAATAGATATGCGGATATTGATATAAATTCTGAAGGGTCTTTATTATTAAAAACTAATAATAATCAATATATTGATTTTATTAATGAATCAAATAATGCAGTTACTAATATTAAATTAAATGGTAATATATTATATGCTAATGCAAATCAATTAAATTACAATACTATTGCTACTTTAGGTGTTGCTGAACCAAATAAAGCAGTAATTTTAGATAATAATAAGTCTATTAGTGGTATTAATTCTTTTTCAGTTGATACATTATATACAAATACTTTTGGGATTAATAATACATTAGAGTTAAATACTAATTCTCCAAATTATTGTTTAGTTTTATCAAATGATCAGGGTAATTGTTTAAAATTAATTAATAATAATCATTATTCATTATTTAATCTTAATTCATCAGGAATTCTTAAAATTTCTAATAGTCAAAATATTATTGAAATTTTAAGTGATAATAATAATAATATTATTTATCCAATCGAATTAACGACAGAGAATAATTCTAATAACACTGGAATTGGACTTAAATTTAATACATATAATGATAATAATATTAAAACAAATATGTCGAGTATTGAAACAATAATTACTAATAATGAAAATGGTAGTGAAAATTCTATTTTAAAATTTAATAATATGAATAATGGTAGTTTAACAAATACTGTTACATTTCGTAATGATGGATATATTTTATGTAATACATTAATGGAATTATCTGATTTGCGAACTAAAAAAATTATTAAACGATCTAATTCAAATGAGTCATTAAATAAAATTTGTCAAATCAATACCTATGAATTTACATATAAATTAGATACTAAACAAAAAATTCATAAAGGTATTATAGCTCAAGAATTATTTAACATTATTCCTTCTGCCATACACATTGAACAAAATAATGAATTAAATGATTTATATACTGTATCAAATAAAGAATTAATTGGTTATTTAATTGATTCCATTAAAGAATTAAAATATCAACTAGATGTAATACATACATTAATTTAATTTTAAGCTTTTTTTTCTAATGAACTAGTTTTCATATTCCATTTCATAATATAAATTAATTGATTTAAACTGTTTATATTTAATCTTTGATAAAATATAAAAACAATAGCAAATATTAATAAAATATATAATAATAACATATGATTATTAGAATAGTTTAAATCAAAATTTTTTTGTTGAATATGCATCATACAATCTTTATATTTTTTATTTAAAAAATTACAGTACTGATCTTTTTGATTACACAGTTTTTGTAACATATCTTTTTCTTTTGTATAATCATTGTCTAATATTGAATCGATTTCATTACTAAAATTTTCTATTTTGTCTAAAGAATTTATTTGTTCAGTATATGATGATTCATCGAAATCAAGAGTTTCATTTGGGGTATAATAATCATAACCAAAACTATTCATTATTTTGGATATATTTTTTAATTTAAAAATATTCTTAATATATTAAATAATAAGATATAATTTTTAAAAATAATTACCAAATAAAATTTTATTAATGGATTTTAAAGAACCTAATATTTTATTTTTAAAAGGTATTAATATAGATGATATTCTGGAAATTGAAGATATTTATCAAAAAGAATTATTAAATAATGTAAAAACAAATAATTTAGAATTAAATATTATTTATGATAAGATTCCATCGCAATTTATTTCATTAGATAAATGGAAAAAAAATACTAATTTACGTTGTTGGTATTGTACTTTAAAATTTAAAAATACTCCATGGTTTATTATTGAAAATATACATCAAACGAGTAATGGTCTTATATATGATATATTGGGAAATTTTTGTTCTGTTGGATGTCTACATGGGCATATTCATATTAATTATAATACACGAGAACATTTTGATATATATAATTCTATTAAAAAATTATATAAAATTTTTTATAACAAAAATATCAATGAGATTATATCATCTCCAAATAAATATAATCTAAAAATTTATGGAGGGACTATGGAAATATTAGATTATCAAAGAGAAATTCAAATAATTAATTTACAAAATATTGCAAATGGATATTAATTATTTTTCTAATATATATATATAAGCTATCATCTGCATAAAACTATCTGCAATATCATCATAATTTTTTTTTTTAATATCTTTAATTAAATGAAGTAAATTAAATGATTTTAAAAAATATAAAAAATTTTCTTTAGTATGATTTTTATTTGCCAAATAATTATTAGAATATTTTTTTATAAAATTAGAATATGTTAAATTTTTATTTAAAGAAATTGTATTCTTATAAGATGCATTCATAATTTTAATTTTAAATATTGGTAAATTACTAAATTCATAAATAATTTGATTAAATGCGGCTCTTGATTTATCATTAAATGATGGCTGTAATTCAATTAATACTTTAATTTGAGTAATACTAAATTGATTTATATAATCATTTAACTTAGTCTGTAATTTCTGAAGATATGCTTTTAATGCAGTAGTTCTTTCAAGTTGGGATGTATTTCTAACTTTTTTATTAGGTATTAAATCAATGACTTCGCAAATATAATATGATATAGACTCATTTAATTGTTTATTAAAATCCATTAATGTTTTTAATTTAGTAGTTTGTGGAATATCAGTAGTTTCATTTGATAATATTGTTAAATGTTTTAATTTAATATATTTAATAAAACTTATTGCTAAAGATTTATTTGCAACATCGATTGATAAATAAAACATTTATTAATTTAAATAATATTTTAAATCTAATTTATTATTTAAATATAGTATTATTTGTTAAAAGAAATTTTAAATTGAAATTAAATTATGGATGAATTAAGTAATACTAACGACATTAGTAGTATTATAGGTATGGCTGGGCTATTTAATAATGCAGAAATTGATAATTCTATAAAACCAAAACATGTTGAAAAAGAATTAATACAAAATACCTTAGAATTGGATACATATTCAAATGATGAATTATTAAATTATAATCCAATTAATGAATATAATTCAGTATTTGAATCTTTATTAGAAACACCATCTGAAAAAAATGATAATTATAATGATCATGAAAATGATCATGAAAATGATGATAATACAAAAGAAGATTCTGAAAAAAATTATTCTGATGATAATGAGTCTAATTCTGATAATTATGAAATTGATAATCTTATAAATTATAGTAAAAATAAATATGATTCTTCTTCTTTTGCATATAAATTAACTGAAGAACAACAAAATCAGAAGTTTGTTGATAATGTCTTAAATACAAGTAGTAATAATAATAATTATAATAATAATAATAATTATAATTATAATATTGAAGATGAAAATAGAGAAGATTTAAAATTAACACTTTTAGAAAAAATTGATAATTTAACTGAAGAATTAGAAGATGAAGGGGTCTCATTAGATAAAATACCTAAAGTTGATTATACAAGCAATTTAGAACAAATTGAATATGTTGCTAAATTACTTATGTTAAAAGCAAATAGAAATAGATATGCTAGTTTAGGTGAAGAATTTATTTTAGCATTAGCAAGTGGTTTAGAAATGTTATGCAATGGCGATAGAGAATTTTTAGGTATTCGTCCCGATTTGAATGGATATTCTGATGTTGTAAAAGTTAAACTAAGAAGATTAAGAAATGAAACTTCTCAAGTTGTTGGGAATGTAGTTGAAAAATATGAAATATCACCTATTACTACATTATTAATAGAACTAATTCCAAGTTTATTTTTACATTCTAAAAGACGAAAAAATCAATCATATGATAATCTTTATAATGATTTAAGTGATGATATTAATGAAATTAGTAAATTTAATTAATTCATTATTTAAAATTGAATATTATATTCTAATTTAAATAATTAATAGTTAAAGTATAATAATAATGTCTGAAACTTATATGAATTATTTTAATGATTTAAACTTATCAACAATTACTGTAGAATCAAAAATTTCTAATATTAAATTTAAAGAATGTGATTTAATTCCAAAATTATCATTACCGGATAAAATGCCGGAAGTTATTAAAATTGGCTGTAACTATGGAGAATATATTTCTGACAAGTTTATTGAGATGACAACAGCAGTTAAAAAATCTAATCGTGGACGTAAAAAAAAAAATAAACCAATTTCAAATCGTAAAATTCAAGGAAATGGGAAATACTTTAATAGTCAAATTACATTTACTATTTTAGATCCAATTAATGATAAAAAATTTTATCATCTTAAATTATACACTAATGGAACTATTCAAATTACATATGTATGTTATGAAGATATTAATTTAATTAGACCAATTATTGATTTAGTTATTAGTATAATTAAACCAATTGATTCAATTAAAGTTGATTTAAATGAAGAAATAAAAATTGTTTATTTGAAATCTATTATGCGTAATTATAAATTTAATATTATTCAAGATAATATTTTTATTGATTTAAATAAATTTAAAACTCTTTTATTAAATTTTAAAAATTATCAACTAGAACATATTAATAAACAATCTGAAATTAAACAATATTTTCAAGATAATCAAGATTATGATTATAAATTATTATTACAATTAGAAATTGGATTAATAAAATGTAATTTTGAAAAATATACCGGAATTATTGTGAAATTTAAAACACCATTACCAGATAAAGTAGATAAACTTACAACAGTTAAAATATTTTCATCTGGCAAAATTAATATTGATGGCAGTAATAATTTTGAAGAATCATCTTTAATTAAGCAAATTATTTCAAGTTTAATTTATAATAATAAATCAGAAATACTATACAGTAAGTAAGACTTGATTTTTATATTATGTTTTTTTTGTCTAAAAAGTCATATAAAATATAACACATTGATAATAGTATACCTGAAATTACAATTCCCTTTTCTGTAAACTTATCATGGGTATTGTCATAAACACTACAAAAGAATTTAGATAACCCTTTTTCTATAAAAACATCAGTATTTAAAATATAATAAGTAATAAATAATAATAATGCAATTTTAATATTTAATATCTCATAAAATTTACTACTTAGTTGATATAGATCCCCCGTATCATTATTTGGATCTACCTTTTTATTACATGTCTCGGAAGAAAATATTGGATCATAATCAGTAACTAATGTTTTAATACATTTATCCATTGTTTAAATATAAATATATATTTTTTCGTTAATGAATTGTTTAAATTGATATATATTATTTAAGTTATAATTTACTAAATTTAATATTAATTTTTGTTTAAATGGATTTGTTAAATCATAGTATAGTATATCAATTAATTTATTATATATATCTTTCGATATTATCAATTTATTATTTTTACAAATATAAGAGTCATGCATAACATCACATAATTCTAAGCTTAATGTATTTACCGAATTATTAGATGGTAAATTAGTATTTATAATTATATCACTAAATATTTTATCTAATTCTTTTATTGCATCTTTTTTTTCTAAATTTAAAATATTATAAATTAAAATATTATCAAATAAAAATATTGAATTATCTAAATTTTCTATTATGATTTTTTTAATTTGAATAATCCATTTTGATGTGATTTTTTGTGATAAATTTTTTATTATTAAATTTTTTATAAAATCACTTAAATTATATAATATTTTATATTTTAAAGAATCATCATCGATTGTAATATATTTATCAACAATTTCTTTTATTTTTAAATATTGATCAGATACAATTAAATTAATATCTTTATTATTTAAATTATTTATTAAATGTTTTAATTTAGATCTTATAATTATATTTTTTAATTTATACAATTTATTAGTAAAATGAATTAAAAATAAATTATATAAATTAGTATAATAAATTGATTCATTTAATTTTAGGATTCTATTATCTTCTATTATTTTTTTGCTATATATTATATTATTTACTTCATGAGGATTATATAAATAATTAATTTCTGAATATATATTTAGTTGAAATTCCCGTATTAATAGTTTAATAACATCTTCTTTTTTTAGTTTGTTATTTTCCAATATTTTTTTAATTTCTTTTGATTTATTTGATATTATTTTTTGACCAATCTCTTTTTCTATTGGTTTGCTTATATAGCTATTATAATTTTTTGAATTAAGAGATAATTGAAGTCCTATTATTTTATTATTAAATATTAAAAAATTTGAAATATAAACATAAGAATATAATTTATCGATTACATCATTTGATAATGTAAGATATTCTGGTGAATTATTCGGAGTATTTAGATATGATTTATAATATAAGTCAGTATAATATTCTTTATTTTTAGAATATATGAATTGATTAAACTTATGTATAAAAGTTATAATTTCATTTAATTGTATCTTATATTCATTTAAATTTATATATTGAGATGAATAATTTTTATTTATTTTAGTATTAATATTATAATCATCATTTAATATTTTTTGTTTCTTAATATTTATATATATATATTCTTTTGATTTATTTACCATATTTGATATTAAAATACTATATATTTCATACTTATTATTAATAAAATAAGTTTCTATATTATAAGATGAACTTTCAATAATAAATTGTTCTATTATATTTAAACTTAAACTATTATTCGTTTTTGTTAATTGATTTTTTATTATTTCACCAACTAATTTTATTATTTGATTATCATAAGTAAAAACTTTATTATAAAATATATTTTCATTATAATAATCTAAATAATTAGTTTTAATAATTGGATAATATAAGGGTTTATTTTTATAATTTCTTTTTAATATTAAGATATATTGAAAAGAATCATTATTAAATATATATTCATTTACATATTTAATATTTGGAGGTATTACTAGATTTATATTAGTTTCATCATTAGTATCCTGTTCTTCAAATATAATACCAATATAACCTAAATATTTACATATATCTATAAATAGTTCATTCCATTCATTAAATTCAAAATTGATATTTGATAATAAAATTTTATCTTGAAAAATATTAGTAAATACTATTAAAAAGTCTTTTGTTGATGAAAAATACGTTAAAAGTGTTCCATTATAAATAAAATTAATAAAATCTGGATCTTTTATAAATAAATTTTTTATAAAATTTATAGTTTCATTGATAGATTTATTTAAAATAAATGAAATTATTGACAACCATCCAACATATGATATATTACCAACATTTTGATTTAATCCCAAAATATAATATTTTAAATCTTGTTTAGAATTTAAATCTTCAAAAGTTTTATTAAATAATTTAAATAATGAATCTGGAATTTGCATTAATCTTAAATTTTCAATAATTGTTTTAGATGAATAATTAATTATATATCTTGATTTTTCATCTATTAACTTATTTTTTTTATCATATTTATAAGTTGTTAAACATTCATTATGGATACTAATATATTTAGATTTAACTTTTACATCCTCAATTGCTTTTTTTTTACAACATGGAATACAAAAATTTTGTGGATGTAAATTTGTTAAAAATTTAACATTGGGAAATTTTTTATTATTACATGTATAATAAATTGGTTCACCCGTTGTAAAATTAATATATTGAATATGATTTTTAGTTTTTTTAGCTTCCTTCTCATCAATTATATCTGGTTGTTGATTTGCTTGACATTTTCTAGAATATAGATTATTTGTATTTTTTTTATTGATTGCATATAATACTGGATCAATTTCCTTTAATTTTTTTAATTTGTTTTTACTTATTAATTTAGCATTTGAATCTGCATTACTTGTGTTTTTATTCGGTTCTAAAATTTCATTTATTATATATTTTATAATATATAATATTTCATTCACATCATCTTTATTTGTATTTAAAATATCTATTTTGATATCTTTTATTCTATTTGAAAATATTATATTAGATGAATATAATATTTTATTATATTTTTCAATTAGATCATATTTAGTATAAAAATTATAATAATTATTTGATAATAAGGTTAAACTTTTATTAAATATAGAATTATATTTAATTTTTTTAATATTTAATTCTATAATGTTATTTATTTCATCATAATTACTAATATTATAATAATCCAATACATTTAAATTTGTAATTAATGAATATAATTTTTGAAAAGTATTTATACTAATATTTTGGTTAATAATTATTTGTTTATCCATTAATTTTAATTCTATATTAGTTTTGGTTATAACTTTTTTATTTGGAAGTATTTTTAGTAAAAATAAATCATTAAATAAATCATTTAACGAATTTAAAATATTTGTTTCATAATAATTTAAATTTGTTTCTATATGAGTTTTAGATTCTGTATATTTAGAAAATTCTGCTAAATTATAAATAACATAAATATCAAAAAATTCATCAATTATAATATAAATTTCTTTATCTGTATTAGTATGTTTATCAAATATAGTATAAATTAACAATATAATATTATTATTTAAATAAATACTATCTACTAAAGAATTATAATATTTATTATTTATATGAAGATTTTTATATAAACTATCTTCTTCATCAAAGGTCTCATTTAATTTATTATTTGTATAAATATTCTGTTTACTAAAATAAATTATTTTATTCTGAATTTCTAATTGTAATTCTATTTTCTTTAAATTTCTAATTTTTTTTAATACTATATTATTAAATAGTTCTCTTAAATTTATAGTTTTTACCGTATTAAAACTTGGAATATGATAAGTTAATTTTTTATAATCGATAGTTAAATTTTTATCTAATTGTTTAAAATTTTTATGTACTATATCAGACAATTTATCATTTTTATATATAATGTTATCTGATTTAATATTTAAACTTGGATACTCTAATGTTTTATTTTCATTTAATAAATATAAAGAAAATAAATTTTTATCATAATAAGGAAAATATTTTTCAATAAATCCTTTATATATAATTGACATTAATTCATTATCTTTTTCTATTTCACTATATAAACTGGATTTATCCAAAATAATATCATCTAAAATAATTAAATCTAAATTTATTAAATCTTTATTTACAATATTTTTTAAATCTTCTATATATTTATTTCTTTCATAAGTATATAATGTATAATTAATTCTATTATTTATTAAATCTAAATCAATTGGTATATTTTGAAAATATTTAATATTTGAAATATTTTGTATATTGATATCTAGTATTTCATTTGTAATATTATTAGTATAATTATAAAATAGAGTTGGATTATTTTTTTCTAATAAATTTTGATTTTCAATAGGAATATTTAGTAAATAATATAATAATAATTTAATATCATATATACTATTAAGCATACTAAATTTTAATTTTGGCATCTTAAATGTTATTATATCATTTTTTTTATTGACTACAATATTATGTTTTTTTAATATTTTAGAATCAATTTCACCAATATTCTTTTTCGAATCTAATATTATATTTATGGGTTCTTCATCCTTTTTAATTATAATATCATCAATATTAATTTCATCAAATATATCTCCACCAATTATTGTATCATTAATTATATTTATTTCATAAATATATTTAGTTTCAAACTTTACAATTTTATTATTTTCAAATCTTGGTTTTTTTAAATTTATTATTAATTTCATTATCTTTTAATTTATAATCCAAATTATTATTAGCACTGCTAGTATTGGATTCTATATTTTATAAATAAAAAAATAATATTAAATTAAATTATAATAAGTCTTATTTCTTTATAATTATAAAATTTGATTGAATTGTATCTGAGTTTCTTGGCGTTAATAATAGTTTTTCTTCTTTTTTGATAAAGTTATTTTTTAATTTCTGATATATTATACTTAAAAAATTAAATGGCATAATGATAATTGTATATTAAAAAAAAATATAAATTTTATTAATAGTTTTTATTTTTTTGAATTATAAACATCAAGTACTGATCTCCCCGATGGATCATTTAATTCAGAATTATTATTTAAATTTAGCCATGATAAACCTCGTTTAGTAGAACATGCAATTGATGCAGAATTATGATCAACAGTTTCAATTGTGTTTGGGTCATTATTAAATTTTTCTTCAAATATTTTTCTATATAACATATGTTCTTTGCTAATCGGAGTATTAATAGGATATAATGTTTCTCTATTAATAAATTCAGCATCGCTAATTTGTTCTTCCGCATAGTTTTTTAATTTATCAATTAAATTATTTTCAGAATTAGAAATTCCATCACTAAACTGTTCCTTTTGACGATATAAAACACTATCAGGTAAAAATTCATTATTATCAAATGCTTTTCGTAAAATATATTTTTCAATTGGTTGTTGAGAATTAATCAATTTATATTTTGGTGGAATATTCATAACATAATTTACAAAATCAATATCTAAAAACGGGACTCGTACTTCAATTGTATTAGCTAATCCTGATTTATGGGATCTTAGACAATCATACTTATGCAATTGAAGTAATTTATCAGTTAATTCTAATTGCATTTCTTCATCTGATGGACATTTATGAAAATATAAATATCCTCCAAATAATTCATCAGATCCTTCTCCAGATATTAATACTTTAATATCTGTATCTTTTTTAATTTTATTAATTAATAAATAATTACAAATAGAAGCTCTTACTGTAGTAATATCATACGTTTCAATAAAATAAATAATATTTGATAATTCTTGAATTACTTCATTAAATGTAAAATTATAAGTTGTATGATTTGTTTGTAATATATTAGCAACTTCTTCAGCATATTTAATATCATTCCCTCCCTCTAAACCAATTGTAAATGTTTTAATTTCATTATTAATATAACATTTTTTTTTTAAATAATGTGCAATAGATACTACTAAACTACTATCTAGTCCACCACTTAATAAAAATCCAATCGGTTGATCAGATAATTTAATATGAGATTCAACACTTTTTATTAGATTTTTTTTTAATAAGTGATAATTTAAATTATCATCTGGTAATTTAACTGGAGTATTTTGTACATTCATTAACCATTCTGGTTTATAAAAACTAAAAAATGTATTATTAATAAATAATTGCCCAGGAGGAAATACTTTGATATTTTTAGATAACTTTACTAATGATTTTAATTCAGAACTAAATAAAATTCTATTTTTATCAATTGCATAATATAATGATGTGATACCAAATGGATCCCTGGCTGCTAGTATGATATGTTGATTCATATCATATAATACAAATGAAAACATTCCTTTAAGTTTTTTAATAAATGATGTTCCATATAATAAATATAATGGAATAATAATTTCGGAATCTGAGTTTGATATAAATTCATATGATGGTAACTTAAGTTTGACTTCTTGATATAATTCTAGATAATTATAAATTTCACCATTAACTACAATTTGGATTAAGTTATTTAATAATGGTTGGGTTGCATATAATGATAAATCATTAATTGATAATCTATTATGATAAAATAAAATTTTATTATTAGTAATTGTATGTTTATCTTTTGTTCCACGGTGATTCATTAACTGCGCATTTGCAACTAATAATCTAAAATAATCAGATATATGCAAATTAACTATTGAATTATTTATAATTTGATCCCCTTCTAGGATACTGTTTTTATGATACGCTACAAAAATACCACACATATCTGTAATTATCTTATATAATATAATATTTATTTGTTTAAATACAATTAGTAAAAATATATTTGATTTATTATATATTCTATAATCTATATAAGAATTCTTTTTATCATGTCAACTATAATTTTGTATATTAGTTTTTCAATTGTAATTACTTGTTTACTTTTTGGCATTATATATTTAATTTATAAATTACAATACTATTTTTATTTTGGGAATATTTCATATTTTAATTATACTATTAATGAGAAATCATATGATGTAATAAAAGACCATGAAAATTATGGAGATGCTGCTGAAATTTTATATAAGATTGATAATACTCTTTTAGATCTTATTAATAAAATTACTAAAAAATATCATAAAAATGATTCTAATATATCGCCAATAAAATATAAAATAATAAAAAATATAATTTATAAATTGCAAAAAAATTATAAATCACATTCGATTAAAGAAAATTTTCCATCGTCGCCAGGTAAAGATGTATCTTTTAATGTTAATAAAGGTGAACATATTTCATTATGTTTAAGAGATTTTAAAAACCCAAAAAATTTTCATGAATTTAATGATATAATTTTTGTTGCTATACATGAATTAGCACATAGTACTGCTGTATCTTACCAACATACTGATGAATTTTGGTATAATTTTAGAATTTTATTAGAACATGCAATAGAATTTAATTTATATAAATTTAGAGATTATATTACTGATCCTGTAAATTACTGCAGTATGGAAATAACATATACCCCATTAATTGATAAAAATTATTTAGATGAAAATTATTTTAAAACTTTATCTAAATAATTGATTAATTTCATACAATACCAATAAATGACCAATTCTACTTTTATAATTTTCATAGTTTCCTAATAATATCATTTCTGTTAAATATTTATTAGAATGAATAAATGCTTTAATATTTCTATATCCATACATATTAATAATATCTTTTAATTCCTTTCTTTCTTTAAATTCATCATAAGATATTAGCTTATATTTAACTATAGAAACTAGATTCATATTTTGAATTTGGTTACAATTATTACAATCAATAGTATCAATATAACTTTTTTTTTGAATTAAGGCTTCAATATAACATTCTACACAATAATATATAATAGTATTTGCAGTTGAATTAAATATATTCCAACTTGGTAATCTATATATAGGTATATATTTATACCCTTTATCTATAATAGATAATGATTCTTTTATTCTTAAATCCCACATTTTTTTAAAATAATTAAAATCAAATAAATATGAACGAATACTATTTGCTATATCATCTGATAAATCAAAAGTAGTTTGTAATATTAAAATATTATCAATATCTTTTGATTTTTGCAATGTCATTATTACTATATCATATATATATATTCAAAAAAAAATGCTCCTGCAGGGGCTCGAACCCTGGACCTTTGGCTCATAAGACCAATGCTCTTCCGACTGAGCTACAGGAGCTTTAATTTTTATATATATATTATATATACTAATATTTAAATAAAAATTAAATTACTAGATACACTATCTAAAAGATACACTATCTAAAAGATACACTAAAAAATAATTGAATATTTATATACTTAAAATAAAAACATAATAATGCAAAAGTTTATTATTTCACAAACTGCTCCAACCTTTATGGTTAAATATAATAATAAATATATTTTCAAACTTCTTAATAAGCTAAGTAAGAGACTTAATAGTTCACATTATTATAAGTATATTACTGGTACTCGATTTACTTTACTTGAAATTTTTGAAATGATTATGCATCTATCAATGGATACTTCATTTTCATTCACTATGGACGAAGTTCAACAACGTAAACAAATGGCACGTGGATTGTATAATCTACTGTCTAAGTATATTTAGTTTTTTTATTAATAAACAATTAAAAAAAATATAAGATTATTTTATTTTTTTATTTTTATCATATATATTGAAGAATGTTGTGAACAAAATGTTTCTTTTGTATTGGGAATATAATAAGATGCTAATCTCTGACAATCTGGAGTCTGACAAACTGGACTATTACGAAATTTAGATTTTAAATTAATCATACCTGGTAAAGAGTGTTGTTTACAATATTGAATAGTTGAATTTATATATCCAAATGATGGTTGAAGTAGACAACAGTATTCTTTACATAATTTAGATACAACATCATGATAGAATATTGTTTTATGGAATCTACATGTAATTGGTTTTCTTTTAATCCAACCATATCTTGCATTCTTATTACAATTTTGATATTCACATTTTTTTATATATTTTTTATTTGGTAATTTTAATTTTTTATTATTTTCTTCTAGAATATTTGATGAAACATCATAATTATTAATATAATCAAGTAATTCAAGAAAATCATTATTATCTAAAAAGTTAAGATTATCCATTATTAATATTGGTATTTTTATATATAAAAAATAAAAATATTCAATTTTTTATTCATAATCAGGATTAATTCTTATTTGTTATTAAATTAAAAAAATTGAATTAATTTAAGTATTTAATAAAAAAATGTCTAACTGGATTAAGGTTGAAAATAATAAAAGACAAAAGTTATCAAATGAAAGAAAGTTTAATAGCTATTCAGCTCAAAATTATATTAGTAACAATTTAAATATTTGTGAAGAATTATGTAAAAATATTAATACATTTTTATTTGATAAAGAAAAAGCTTTCAAAGAATGGAAAAGTAAAATGGCTAGAACATTATCACATATTGATAAAAGATATTATTCAGTTCCTTTATATTATTTTCCAAATAATCCAATTAATAAGCTATTACCATGTACTGAATGCTATGTTCATGCACTTATTACAAATGATACTAATCCATTAAATTGTATTACATGTGAGATATTTCAAATGCAATATGGAATATTAATTGGTGAATCTATATTAAATATTGATAGTTTTAAATTGTATGATGCTAATATGCCGGTAACATCAAAAATTGCTAAAATCTTAATAAATAGTGATAAATTTTTAGCAGAAAATGTATTGACTATTACATCTGGAATTATCACAACTAAATTGAGTAAAAATATTACTTTATACCATATTAAATATGATCCACCAAAATTAAAAAAAATAGTATAAATTTATATTTTATTTTTTTTTATATAATTTAGATTGTATATTAAACATACTTGATAAACAATGTATTATGCAATGCGTTGCTTCTTTATTTTCAAATCCATAAGTTGCACGCTTTATGCAATTTGGAATACGGCATAATTTATGTTTTATATTAATCATATTTGGTGAAGAATGTTTTTTACAATATTGAGGAGTTGTATTAATATATCCAAATGATGGTTGCATTCTACAATTTAGTCCTTTACATTTTTTAGAATTTCCATTAATCATACCTGGTAAAGAATGCATTATGCAATGCGTTACTTTTTGATTTTCATATCTATAATTTGCACGATTTATGCAATTTGGAATACAGCATAATTTACATTTTACATTAATCATACCTGGTAAAGAATGTTTTTGACAATATTGAGGAGGACCTTTATTATATCCAAATGATGGTTGACGTATACAATTTAACTCTCTACATTTTTGAGATAATACATCATATTGCAGTGTAGTTTTATGCAATCTACAAAATATTGGTTTTAATTTAATTAAACCATATCTTGCATTTTTTTCACAATTATCTGATTTACACTTAATAATTTTATTTTTTTTTCTATTAGAAACATGATTATTATTTACAGATTCTTCATTTATAGAAACATCGCAATTAGTAACATAATTAAGTAATTCAAGAAAATCATTATTATCTAAATGATCTAAATATTCAAAATCAGTCATTATTATTATTTGTATTTTTTATAAATAAAAAAAATAAAATTCAATTTTTTTATTTATAAAATTAAGTAATTTATGTAAATAAACTTTCATAGCCTCTTATATTTTTTCTATATAATTTTTCTTTTTCTGGATTTTTATTTAATTCATTTGTAAGTTTATATAATATGATACCTCGGGTAATTATATTTGATATTATATACATAACAAATCCTGAGACTAATGATATAGCAAAGATTGCAAAAGGTGCTAAACCATAACCCCACCCACCAGCTTTTGATCCATCCCATTCTATAGATAATCCAATTATAATTGCAATAGTTATAAATGTAATTATTGCCAATATCATGCCCACAGTGCGTGGATATCTTAATTGTAGAAATGGGTTATTTATAACTTTATCAACTAAATAAGTCATTATATTATATAAATATTAATTTATAAAAATTCTTATTTATATATAACATAATAAAAAAATAGATTAAATAAAATATTTATAATTCTATTTATTTTCTTTTAAATAAATTTTTACTTTATTGATCGTAATAAAGTTGAATAATATTAATATCTTTTTTAGATATTTCATTAATATTATTATTAATTACCCGTATTAGTTCATTTATTCTTATATTATATTCTTTTTTATTAATAATTTTTAATTTGCCATCTGATTTAGTAATTCCAAATGGGGATTTAGTTTTTTTATTATCAATTATATATGCATCCGGGTTAAATCTTATAATTGTTAATGGGGAATTACCCAAGTCTTTAAATATTTCCATAATTCTTTTATTTTCACATGAATAATCTTTATGTTGATATTCATCAATTTCAATAATAATATTATAATCATTTAATTGAATTAATCCATCTGGTCGTCTTTTAGAACAACCACCAGAAATAATTTTATCTTGAATAATAATATTATTAAATTCTTTATTTAAATCACTAATAATTTGATTTTCTTTAGTTTTATGATTATGCGTTTTTTCATGATTTTTTATTAATATATTTAGAATATTTTAAATCTAAAATAATTACTAATAAATCTTTAAAATTTTCCATGTTTTATTAAATAAAAAAATAATATTCAATTTTAAAGATAATAATTCTTATCTAAATTTTTTATTTTCTTCATTATAGAAACTTGATTTAAGACCTTCTTTCATATTTTTATGTAATAATTCAATTTCATTAATCCAAATTGTTTTGTAAATATTTGGTTGATTATAATATTTAAATTGTTCTTTTTCTTCTTCTAATCTCTTTTTATAATTATTATAATTTGTATCATTCATACGGCGATAACTTAAATTTAATAAATAATCATAATTACCATCTTCAGTAATTAATTTTTCTAAATTATCATTTTTAATTAAACCTGGTGATTCAATCACTGATTTATTTAATTTAATATATTTATTTTTTATTAAAATTATATCAGCCTTATCATCAGATAATTTAGATAAATTATATGTTTCATGATTTTCAATAAATCTAATAATATTTTCTAACATTAAAATTTTATATTTTAATAAAATTAATAATCTTTCTATTCTTTGTAAATAACATTGTTTACGATAAGGAAACCAATCATAGATAATATCTGTATAATTATTATATTCTTTTACACTTTTTTTTGGTGTATATACATTAATACAATGTGATAATTTTACATATAAATTTAGATTATATTCAATGTAATCTAAACCTTCTTGTTCTGTATAATTATTTTTTAATTTACTTAATTCACCTGTTTTTAAAATTACTTTAATATAAATCTTATCATCTGAACATTCATTAATTAATACTTCATCAATAAATGATTTTTTTTCTAGATCTTCTTGATATGATTTTGTCCATACTCTTGGCGGTAATTCAGTTACTATTATTGTATCTTTAGTATTAGTTGGAATTTTATATGTCCCTACTAACATATTGACTTTTTTATTTTTAATTTCTCTAACCTTAAATTTATTTTTAAAATATTTCATTTCTTTAACTTTATAAGTTTCATCATTAATTACATTTTTAACATTATTAATAACTTGATCCAAATCTCTAGAAAATATACTAATCTTCCATCCAGTTGCTGGTAATGATAAATCTTCTAATAATATCATTGGTAAAATTGGAATAAAATATTTTGGTTCACATATTTGACCATCTACTACATTATATTCTAATAAATCATTATCAATACTTGGAAATAAATAATCTGTTATCTTCTTATTTAATTTTGTTTCAATATATCGTGGAGCTCCCGCAGCATCAGATCCAATTTTACGATTTCCAAAATCCCCAATCGGTAATAATAATGGAAAGTTTCGACCACCAGGAAATTCTTGTGCCATTGTAGTTATTGTTTTATTTAAACTATCACTACCATGGTGATAAGCCATTGATTCAGAAACAAACCCTCCTAATTGGAAAACTTTTACTTCTGAATTACTTTGTTTAAATTTTTTCATTGAACCTGCTAAAATCTTTCTTCTCGATGGATTTAAGCCATCTACTAAATGACCCATTTTTCTTTCAATATTATCTAATTGAAATTCTTTTGTATTTACATTTAATTGATAAGAACAGCTAATTTCTTGTTTTTTTAATTTTTTATCTAAATCAGATTCAACATATTCATGTTCAGATGATAAGATTTCTTTTCTTTTATCTGGATCAACTCCATAATAAATTTCAAAATAATCTTTTGCTTTATCATCTAAATTAAATGTATACACATTTTTATTTACATTTTTAAATAATTGTTCTACTTCTTTTTTACTATGTCCAGAAAGCCCCTTAATATATTTAATATTATAGTCTTTCATATTATTTCTTTCTAACCATTTATTATAATCATCCTCAGTATAAAACTCTTCAATATATTTTTTATTATCTTTTGGATGAGCTCTAATTAATGGAGTTAAAAATACTTTAATAATATTTCTTTTAAATAAGTTTGGAAAGAATATATTGAAGAATGTTAATAATAAACTACAAATATTTCCACCATCTAAATCCATATCTGCTGAAATAATAATATTTCCATAGCGTAAAGATTGATATTCTTTTTCACCTTCTTCATTTAAATCATAAGAATATGAATAATTTAAATTCATTACTTTAATGAAAGAATTTAAACGTTCATTTTCCATTAATTTCTTCTTTTTATCAATAATATAACTTAGTTTTCCATTCTTTTTGATCTCTTTATATTCAATCTCTTTACGAGCATTTAATGGAACACCTTTAATTGAATAAATTCCATAATAATTATATCCTAAATCTTTATTAGAACATAATCCTCGATCAATACAACTAGATGCACTTAATCCTTCAGTTACAAATAATGTACATTTATATCCATCTTTAGTTCCTGCTTTTACAGCACCGTCATAAAATGGAATTCCTTTTAGTTTACTAGTTTTTTTAGTAACATTTTCTTTAGAAATCTTATCTAAATATATTCTATCAAACTCTGTCTCAAGTTTTTCCCAAATTTGTTTATAAACTTTATTATCAAATTCATAATCTTTAAATCTGGTTTCTGAAACACTAATTTCATTTTTACATTGATTTTTAAATTCTAAATGATTTAAATCACCTTTAATAAATATAAATAAGAAATTAGAAATTAATTTATTCGTAATTTTAACTTTATCTTTTAATTTCTTTTCTAATTTAGTTTTTAAATTATCTAGAATTAATTTATTAATATAACGAATATGAGTTCCGCCATTGGAAACATATAGGCCATTAATTAAACTTAAGTGTTCTTGTCCATCATTTGAATCATAAATACCAATATTAATTTCTAAAAAATCATCTTTTTTATTATTTTTATTTGCTAATTTGCAAGTAATAATATCATCTTTATCTAAAATAGATTCAGATAAATCTGTTAATTTATTTTTAGTAATTAATTCTTCATTATAATAAATATTATATTTTTCTCCTAAATATACTGAAATATAAGTAAGATATGTAAATAATAATTTATCTAACGTTTTTTTAATTTTTTCTGGTGTTGTATTAAATAATTTATAATCTGGTAAAAATGTAATTTTAGTATGTGGTACTTTTTGTTCTTTTGAAATCTTTGTAAATTTCTCAATTACTGGTTTATTTTTAATAGAATTATTATTCTCAAATTTTTGAGTATAATACATTTTATTAATTGCATCACTTGTTTCTACAATAAAATATTCAGAAACTGTATTTAATAATTTAATTCCTAATCCGTTTGCACCGATTTTAATTTCAGCATCATTATTAAAATTACTTCCCGATAAATATTCAGAAAATATTACTTCAATAATATATTGATCAGTATTATTAAATTTTTCTACTTTAATACCTTGTCCATTATTAAATACACTAATTTCACCAGTTTCGTGATTAAAATTTAATTTAATAGTATCACATTTATTTAATCCTTTAATTGATTTGGTCTTTAAGCAATGATCTACCGTATTTTGAAGTGACTCATAAATAGAATTAATTAAGGCAATAGAATAAGAAATTGTTTCCTTTTCTAATTGATCTGTATTTTTATTAATAACCCAAACTATATTTTCTGTCTCATTTTTAGAACCTAAATATAGATTCATTCTTTTTAATATATGTTCACGCTGTGATAGGTTCTCATATTTAGTATCTACTGATTCAGCCATGTTTAAAATTGAATTAAAACTAGTATTTATTATATATATGACTTTTATTTAATTCAATTTTAAATAAATATATTGATTAATATTATATAATGAGTGGAATATCAAAAATTATTAAGGATACATCAATTGAAGAAAATATATTAAAATGCAATACATTTAATGATTTATATTATTTTATTATAAATTTATATCATGATATTGATTTTATTGCAGTTAATAAAGAATGGATTACTTTTATATCTAATGGTCAATTTATTAATTATAAAAAAGATGTAAATTTTATTGATTTACCATTTCCATTAAATATTAATACTTATATGCCATTGAAATACTTATCTATATCAAATATTACAAACATATTATTAACTAAAAAATTTAAAATTTATTCAACTGATTTTCAAATATTTACTGAAAGATTTACATTATTTGTAAATAGTAATAAAATATTAATTAATTTAGATAAATGTCATAATATAGATTTTCTTAATAATTTATCAACAGATAAATTATTATTATTGCCTAAAAATATTGATATCGATATTGACGATTTTATTTTGAAAATAGAGAATGTTTCAAAAAATAAATATAATTTTGAAAAATTATTAAAATGTTTAGTTAAATTTAAAAATGATATTAACATACTAAATGATATTATTGCAAATTATGACAATGTTGATATATTAATTAATATTTTACAAAAAAATTAAAACTTATTTATAATATTTGCATATTTCACTATATTTTTATATTCTTCATCTAAATCCAAATTAATTTTTTCTTTTTCATATTTTCTTATAGAAGCAATTCCTTTTAAATTTGTAAGTAACTTACAATTCTCAAGATTATATAAATTATCATAATTTATTTCTATATCTGATATAAAATTAGTTGTAGAATCATCCCAACCTAATTCTTTATTAGTTAATGATAAATTAACCAATGGACCAAATATACGCTTATTGTATGATTTAAATGTTGCCATTGCCATTATTTTACCCTTTGATTTATTTTTAATAAACCACAATAAATCATTTTCTTTAATTTTTTCTAAAAATGATTTATGTCTTTTACTATCAACACCCCATATTTTTTTATTAGAACTATTAATAAAATTTGAACCATCACCAATTCGTAGCAACCAATGATTCATTGTTAGTTTTATTTATAAAAAAATTTAATTCAATTTTAAATAAATATACGGATTTTTAATAAAAGAAAATAAGTAAAGGTTTTATTTAATATAATAATGGAACAATATATTAATTATCCTGATAAACAACATACAGTTATTGAATTAAATAATATTAATAAAAATATAAATAAATTAGATAGAATTATTGAAAATACTGAAGATTCTAATTCATGTATTGATTATATTAAAAAAAAGAAATATGAAATATTATTTGTAATTATTCTTACTTTATTAATTTTATTATTATATATTCTTCTTTGCATTTATTAAATATCTTATATTATTAGAATAAGTTAAAAAAATAATTTCAATTTATACTAATTGTATATTCTACTTAGTTTAACAACCATTTTTTAAGTTAATTATATAAAATACTTTGAATATTTATTAATAAAATCTTCCCATCGTTTTCTAATTTCAACTTCTTTCATAATATATTTTTCTTTATTATACTTATTTTTTTGGTTCTGTAGCCAAGACCCTAATTGTTTAATTTCTTTATCTTTATCTCTGCTTGATGGAGTCTTATTATTTTCTAAAATATAATTTTCTAATTTAGTTAAATTTTCATACCAAATTTCATTATTATCTTTAAAATGCTCTGAATATTTAGCAATAAAATCTTCCCATGATTTTCTGATTTCGACTTCTTTCATAATATATTTTTCTTTATTATAATTATTTTTTTGATCTGATAACCAAGTTCTTAATTGTTTAATTTCTTTATCTTTAGATTTGTCTGATGGTGTTTTATTATTTTCTAAAATATATTGTTCTAATTTATTTAACTTTTCATACCAAATTTCATTATTATCTTTAAAATGCTTTGAATATTTAGTAATAAAATCTCCCCATCGTTTTCTAATTTCAACTTCTTTCATAATGTATTGTTTTTTGTTATAATTTATTTTTTGAGTTGATAGCCAAATCCCTAATTGTTTAATTTCTTTATTTTTATTCCTTTCTGATGGAGTCTTATTATTTTCTAAAATATATTGTTCTAATTTAGTTAAATTTTCATACCAAATTTCATTATTATTTTTAAAATGCTTTGAATATTTATCCATAAAATCGTCCCATTGTTTTCTGATTTCAACTTCTTTCATAATTTGAATTTCTTTTTTGTAATTTTTTTTTTGTTGAGATAGCCAAACCCCAAATTGTTTAATTTCTTTATTTTTATCCCTTTTTGATGGAGTCTTATTATTTTCTAAAATATATTGTTCAAGTTTATTTAAATTTTCATACCAAATTTCATTCTTATCTTTAAAATGCTCTGAATATTTATTCATAAAATCTTTCCATCGTTTTCTTATTTCAACTTCTTTCATAATATATTTTTCTTTTTTGTAATTTTTATTTTGAGTTGATAACCAATATCCAATTTGTTTAATTTCTTTATTTTGTGGTTTACTATATTGTAGTTTACTATTTTGTGGTGGAGTCTTATTATTTTCTAAAATATATTGTTCAAGTTTATTTAAATTTTCATACCAAATTTCATTATTATCTTTAAAATGCTCTGAATATTTAGCAATAAAATCTTCCCATCGTTTTCTAATTTCAAATTCTTTCATAATTTTAATTTCTGTTTTGTAATTTATTTTTTGATGAGATAACCAACGCCCTAATTGTTTAATTTCTTTATCTTTATCTATACTTAATGGAGTCTTATTATTTTCTAAAATATATTGTTCAAGTTTATTTAAATTTTCATACCAAATTTCATTATTATCTTTAAAATATTCTGAATATTTATTAATAAAATCTTCCCATGATTTTCTGATTTCGACTTCTCTCATAATTTTAATTTCTTTTTTGTAATTTATTTTTTGATTGGATAGCCAAGACTCTAATTTCTTAATTTCTTTATTTTTATCCAATTTTGATGGGGTCTTATTATTTTCTAAAATATATTGTTCTAATTTATCCAACATCATTTTCCAACTTCTATTTCTATCTAATGAAATATTATTAAATAGTTGTTCGCATTTAAAATTTAAATTATTTATTTCTGTTTCTTCATTATCTTCTTCATTTCCAATATCATCATTATTTTCATTATCATCCTTATCAATCGGAGTAATATTAATTTTATATTTTTTACATCTTGAATCGACTTGCGATAAAATATTAATGAATTTAGTTAAATTATTACTATCTTCCTCAGTTGAGTAAGGTAAAATAATTTTAGCATTAATTTTATTATCATCATTTCTTAATGCTCTTCCAATACACTGAATTATAGTATTTCTACTTGTTGGCAAGTGTAAAAACATAATTCCTTGTGTATGTGGTGCATCAAAGCCTTCAGTTAATATTTTTACATTTACTAAAAATCTTAACTTTCTATCTTTAAATAAATCTAATATTTCTTTTCTATCCTTTTGTTTAGTATTACAATCAATATATTGAGAACAATTATTACATAATTCATTTAATAAATTATTAAATTTTTTGCCTTCTTCTTGTGATTTACAATAAATAATAATGTGAAAATGATTATTTAATAGATATTGAGCAATATTTCTATCTGTTGGGTCTTCATAAAATACAGGAATCGCAATTTGATAATCAGATAAATAATTATTATCAATCATAAATTCTAAACTCTTTTCATAATATAAATCACCATCAATTGGGTCAATAGTTGCTGACAAATATACTAAATTATTTTTAGAATGTAATGAACGAATTTTACTAATATAAGATTCTTCTATATTTGATTCAGTATTAGAATCAGTATTAGATTCAGTATTAGAATCAGAATCTGAATTAGAATCTGAATCGTATTCAGTATTGGAATCTGAATCCGAATCGTATTCAGTATCATCATATTCTTTATAAATTTCAGGATAATAAATATGGTGTGCTTCATCAATATAAATTTTTGTAAAATTATTAATATTATCAAATACTTTATCAATTGAATTATAAACACAAATAGTAATTAATTTATCTGGATTATATTTAGAGTTATGATTGCCAATACATTGAATTAAACTATTTTTATATCCATAATCAATAAACAATTGTTTTAATTGTTCCATTAATACAATTCTTGGAACTAAAATTAAATATTTATTTTTTAAATTATTAGATTCTAATGATTTAATAATAATTAAATTTTTTCCAGAACCTGTTGGTAATTTAACAATAACATTTTGATTATTTTGTTTTTTAATAATATTTATTGCTTCAATTTGATAATCTCTTAGTTGAATATTAGAATAATTAAATAATTCAATTTGAGTATTATCAAATTCATTTAAATTAATATTATTACAATATTTATATAATTCATCTAAATCATATAATTTATCAATAAATCTAAATTTATGATATTTTAAATTTTTAGACAATTCAGAATTAGAATTTCTAGTAATAATACATTTTTTCCATCTAATATATTCTTTTTGTGTTTCTTCATTAAATGAAGTTTTATGTGCTATAAATGTAGCACAATCTTTCCAAGATAATATCTCTTTTCTTAATTTACACTGAACAATAGAATCAGTTAGATTTGAACAATCTATGCCGGTATCTAATATAGATAAATTATTTTGTTCTTTAAATGTTGAAGAAATATCTAAATATTCGTAATATGGTGTATTATATTCATTAGTTAATTTAATACAAGAATAATACTCAAATACCTTATTAATTTTTGATTTAAAATTTAATTTATCTTCATCTGTTAAATCTTTATATAAATTATAGATCTTATATCTATAAACTGAATTAATATTCATTATTTATTATATAATGTCCCATTTATTCAATTTTGAATTAATTTTACAAAAAAATTAGAAATAAGAAATAAATCTATTATAATAATATTTTATAATATAATAAATGTAGATACTATATAGAAAACTTACAATTATAATGATAATTTTTAATTTAGTTAATATATTATCAATTCTTTCTAAACATAAAATTTCATAATTACTATCTTTAGAAAATATTTTCATATTGTTTTATTAATCATTAATAAATTCAATTTTTTAAATTAATTTTTTTCTAATGTTTTAATTTTTAATTCTAATTCTAAAATTTTAGTATCATAGTCTTCTTTTAATCTATCAATATCTGATTGATAATTTATAAATTTAAATTCAATATTTTTAAATATAAATCTATAATATTCTTGTTCTTGTTTATTTTTTGTTCCGCATAATTTAATAAGATCATTATTAAAATCATTTGTAATATATAAATTATATAGTATCTTTAATTCATCATTATCTATAAAATTATTAAGATTAATAATTTTAATAATTTCATTATCAAATTGTATATATTTAGATTCTAATTTTAAATATTCTTTAGTAAAATTTTTAATATAATCTGATTTTATTTGAGTATCCTTAAATAAATATTTAGAAAGCCATGAATAAATTGGGATTTGATATGAAATTTTATTATCAATAATATTTTGTAAATATAAATCAGATATATAAAATCCATTATTTACAATATAAATATTTAATAAAATTTTATTTTTATATAAATAAGTATCAATATATTTATTTTTTTCTAAGATATAATCTTCATAAGTATAATCAGTTCTTCTCCAATTTCGTTTAATATTTCCATTTGGATCATTATTAAATGAAAAATCTTGATACATGATTAAAATTAAAGTTGATTAGTTTTATTAATTAAAAAAATATAATTCAATTTTTTTTAAAACATTTCTTTTAATGCATTTTCAACTTCGCATTTAATATAACTTTTATCTAAATAAAATAAGTAAAAATTATATTTTTTACATTTAATAGGATGAACAATTTTATTTTCTAAAATTTTATTTTTAGCATGATTATTTAATTTTATTAATATTTGATAAATAATATAATCTAAATTTTTTATTTTAAAATTAATATTAAATGTAGAAACATACTCAATTATTTGATCTCTATTAAAATTATATGTGTGGGGTTTTCTAGATGTAGATATAAATTTTGGATATTTTTTACATAAATGTTCAGCTACATTTTGACAAATATTAATTTTAGATATATCTGTCTTTTCTATATATAATGATGGTAATGGTATTGATTTATTAATATTAGTAAAATCTTCAATAATACAATCTTCATTATTAGATAAATTAATATATAATATAATATTAATATTATCATTATTTAATTTTTTTAATGCTTCATAACGATGAATTCCATCATATATATAATATTTATCTTTATTTAACCACACATATAAAATTCCTGGTAATAATGTAATATTATTACTTAAATAAAATTCATATATTTCATCGACTCTAAATTTATCAGCTGGTCTATTTTTTTTCCAATTTTTAATATTATAATTGTCTTTTAATGTTTTATAATCTAATGAAATTAATTGATAATTAGTATCTTGATTAATTATTGTGATATTATTTGTATTAATTACCATTGTATTCACCAAATTTGTTAAATAATTCATCTTTTTTTATTTAATATTTATTTATTCAATTTTATTAATTAAAAAAATAAAATTCAATTTTAAATACTAACTTCACCAAATATTAATTTATTGATTGTTGTATTAACACAAAATAATCTATGCAATATAATACCTAATACTAATAATATAAATAGAACTAAGAAAAAATTAAAATTAAAACCATAAGATATTAAACCAGAAATTAATATAGTTCCAAATAAATCATTTGCGGCTATATCAATTATTCTAAATGAATGAAATCCGGTTTTTGGTTTACCAAAAATATCTGAATATTGTGCAAATGGACAAGACATTATTAAACTATATAATACAAAATTATAAAATAATTAAATTTATTAAACTTGAGAATTAATAATGTCTGGATTAAATCCGTTATTTAGTTTACATTCTTGAGTTCTATAGCTTATATACTCATTTAATTTTTCATTAAATTCATCTTTAACTTCACGCTCTTCTTTTTTTTGTTTTTTGTTAAAATTAATATACATATTATTTAATTTATCTTCAATATATGGTTTTAATTCATCATAGGTTTCTTCATTACTTAGAATATATCGTTTAAGTAATGAAATAAATTTATCATAATTATCATTTTTAATTTTATTATTTAAATTATATAAATGTTCAAATAATTGTTTTAATAATTCTTTATAGTCTAAAGCATTCCAAATTATATCTTTAGTTTCTGGATTTATTTCTAAGATTAAATATTCGTAAACTTTTTTTTTAATTCCGGGGAACATTAATAATATTTTTAAATTATGATTTTCTTCAATATCCAAATTAAAATGTAATTTTTCTAAAATTTCAATTACATAATTAAATAATGTTTTAACTTTTTCAATTTCTGGTAAATATTTTTTATTAATAACATCTAAATATATATATTCACCAATATCTTCAATTATATTTTTTCTAACATATGAAGTATCTGTTTGACGGAATGAATTAACATTAAGGGTTAGATTAATAATATTATTAAATGAATTATTAAATGAATTATTTATATTACTATTTTGAATATTTAATAAATGTTTTTTAGTTTTTTCATGTTCTGTAAATTTTGACTTATATTTAAACTTTATGGAACATAAACTGCATTCGTAATTATTTTTAATTTCATTACATGATGTTTTTCTATTTTTATGTCTAATATAATCAGATTCATATTTAAATTCTTTATTGCATTTAATGCATTTATACATCTCGCAATTATTTCTTTATCTCGTAATTGCTTCTTTTATATACGATACTATATTAGTATATATTTAATATAATTATATATATATTATTAGACTCTCGTAATTACTTCTTAAAAAGAAGTAGTAGCAAATACAAATTATACCAAAAAAATAAATCTTATTCTAATTAATTATTTTTAACTAAGGTATGAATATCATTAATTAAGATATTTAAATCACATATAAAATATTCATTTCCATATTCTTTAGCTTGAATATAATTATTATTAGATTTTAAATAATTTAAAATGATGGTTTCCATTCTAGAACAATCATTACATGGAATAGTATATAATAATTGGCTTCCTTTATTATATCCATTTAATCTATTTTTAATATTTTTAGTTTTTCCAATTTTATAAATATTTGCATTAATTTTAACAAATGTTCTTTCATGAATAATATAAATATAATCAGTATTATTGATATCTTTATTAGAAACAGTTTCTAATAATTTAAATTTAGTTTCTAATTCTTGAATTCTTTTATTTGCATTTATGTTATCATTATTTAATATTATTATTTTAGTTTCTAATTCTTGAATTCTTTTATCCGCATTGATTTTTTCATTATTTAATATAGTAAATTGTTGTAATAATTGTTCATATTTAAGTTTATAATCTATTTTATTTTCAGTTATAATATTATTATTGTAATTATTATAATTTTGAATATGCTTATCTGTTTTTTCATGTTTCTTTTTATTAAATAATCTAGTAAATGTTAGATTACACAATTTGCATTCTAAATCTTCTTTTGATTGATTACATAGTGTTTTTCTATTTTTGTGTTCTTTTAATTTAGATTCATATTTAAATCCTTTACTGCAATTAGAACATTTGTACATATTAACTTTTAATTTAATAATATATCTTATTCATTTTTTTTTTAATTAGAAATTGTTGTTTAAAAAAATAATTTAAATAAATAATAATATTATTATCAATACTATGATTATTTATATTCTAGAATTAGAAAATGGTAAATATTATGTTGGAAAAACAAATAATTTAGATAAGCGTTTAAATCAACATAAATATGGATTTGGTTCTGAATGGACAAAAAAATATAAATTTATTAAATTAATAGAAACAATTGATTCAGGATCTCATTTCGATGAGGATAAATATACTAAAATATATATGGATAAATTTGGTATTGATAATGTAAGAGGAGGATCCTATAATCAAATAGAATTAACTAATAATCAAAAACAATATTTAATTGCAGAATTAAGAACATCAAATAATGTATGTTATAGATGCGGTAGAAATTCTCATTTTATTAAAGATTGTTATGCTAAAACAGATTTAAATGGAAATCTATTATTTACAAATAAAAAAAATGATAATGAAATATTAGTCGATGAAATAATTAATACAGTTGTATCGGCATCAAAATCAATTTATAGGTATTTTAAATGGGGATAATTATATAATTAAAAAATAATTGAATTTTTGGACTTAAATAATGCTTACAAAACGCACAAAACATGACCCAGGAACAACTTCATAATGTTTTTCAGATGCACTTGCATCTTCTGCGAACAACTCTAGCACTTGCTATTATAGGAGGAGATATAAAATATCGTTTTGGAACAATGTCAATCGAATCAGCCCTCCATGATCTCTGTCAGTGTGCAATAAACAATATGGACAAGCGTGCAAAACGCATCCGCCGCATCGCTTTGATAACTGAGATCTATGAACAAATTGGACACAAGTTCAGTCCTGACCTTCGGGAGACTATCGAAATGGTGAAACTATTGCAAGTCCAAGATGAGCAAGAGAAGACATCTGACGAAAAAATTACCAAGCTACGACAAGAACTATCTAATGAAGCTGAAATACATAATGGAAAGATTTATTTCGAGACTGGTGAATGGGTCCCTCCTATCGTCAAGCACTTTCATGGTATGTGCACCAAAGCTATTAACAAAGATGGCGATGTATATGATCTGATGATGAAGGTTGCGATCATTACATTTACGAGACTCTTATTAAACAAACGGATGTATGAAAATGATCAGTGTGCAACTGAACTTCTTTCGCATGCTCAGCTGATTTTCAAGGGCGGTGCTGCTATTGGAAAATTTCTCTTTAAACAGAAGCCTTTTTGGAATAAATTGACCAAAGATCAGCAAGAAGAGATTCATTTATCATTCATCTTTGGTGGTGACAATGATACCTCTATCTACTTCATCAATATGAAACAAGTTATGAAGAAGTATGGAGAGATGACTACCTCAAAGGCAATTATTGAAATTGCTTCGCGCATGCAACAAATTCTATGGGACACCTGTCAAGAATTTAATATTGATCAATTACTTTCGATTCACTCAGATAATGCAACTCAAGATCCAATCTCATTTGCAGAACACGAGTTTAGCTTGACCACACGGGAGGCAATCGGCTTTCAATTGAAAGAGGTTGAATCCTACGAGATGGATGAGTTTGAGATTGTTAACTATGAAGACTTAAACGAGGAGTTTGATATGGTTAACTATGAGGACTTGAATGAAGAGTTTGAGATGGTTAATCACGAAGACTTGAATGAAGAGTTTAAATTGATAAAAAAACAGACTATGCTTTGTCTGGATCCATATACTGACCATATTCCATCTCAGGTATTTACAACTCAATCAAAAGTCGAGTTCAGCATTCGAGATAAGGTAGTAAAGTTTGAGCTTGTACGAGCAAAACTTGGCTTTCGTGCGACTTGCAATGACATGATCGTTAACACTTATTCAGAGCTACTCGATATCTCATTAGAATACCCAGAGAGCGCTGCTATATTCCCCAAGAAGTGGGTGGCAATTACATTGTAGATTTTTCATTTTTGATTATTCAAGACATTTTATGTTTTATTTCTTTTTTTAATAAATATTCTTTATTTATAATAAAAGATGAATAACTTATTCCATTTAATAAGATTAAAATATTTGTTATAAATTTATTATATTATAAATAAAAATAATTGAATTTTTTACATATAATATTTATAAATAAAAATGTTGTACAACTTACCAGATAATATTCAAGAAATAATATTTGATTTTTCAGGTTATAAAGTAGATATTCAAACTAATTTTAAGGATAATATAGCCCCAAAGATTGATAAAACATTAAAAAAAAATTATTGTGAATTATGCTATATTCAAACATTTAAAGCAAATGATTTTTGTTTAATTCATAGTATGATTAATTATGCTAATATACGACCTAAATATTATTCGTTACATAATTTACCAAATGGTATAACAAGAAAAACATTAGGTAAATTATTTTTAGCAATTAATGATGTTGAATATTTTAAACAGATTATATCAGAAATTGGATTTTATCATACTCATAAATTAAGTGAGATTAATAATGAAATACGTCAGATGTCATATATTTAATAATATTTCTAAATAATCATTAATTGAATTTTTATTAATATATTTTTTGTAATATAAAAAAAATATTAAAAATAATTAACAATTCTTAATTATTCTTAGTAATTTTTTTGTATGTACTTGCTTGCTTAAGATTTTTAGAAATAATTCTATGGGCAATAATAAATTTCATAAAATGAGTACGGCAATAAAATGTATAATTGGTACAACGTGTTGTGCGTTGATGACAATTTTTAATATTGCAGTAATGTTTATTTTCAGAAACCATTGTTTTTATTATTAAATATAATAAATTCAATTTTTTTATTTATAATATTATAATGAATCTATTAGTAAAACAAATGGCGATATTTTATTAGAAAATAAAGGAATATATAAATCTTTCTAATGCCATTAACCAAATTTTTTAATATCTTTACCTTTATAACTAATTACTAATTGTCCTTTATTATTAAGATAAGCAAATGCACCATTATTTCCATCAGTACCACTACTCCATAATGCTTTTGTAGCATCCTTATTATATAATACTAAATTACCATCATTTTGCATTTGTAAAAATGCATCATTATTTTGAGATGTATTTGTTGACCAATTATTACAATCTATTACTAAATTACCATCATTTTGCATTCTTAATTCATATTTTTTATTTTCAGAAAACCAGCTTACTCTGCGATAACAGGTGTCTGGTTTGATATATTCAATATCTAAAATAGTATCTTCATATAATAAAGTATTTCTAAAATTAGATGGAAAATTTATTTTATTTTGATTTTCGATATTTGCATGAATTGGTACTATATTAGAATATTTAAATTTATTAAAATAAGTTTTTTGTACTCCTTTTACACCATCTGGGCTAAAATTTTGCGTGACTGCGTTGTGATTATAGCACCAATAGTCTCCAGGAAAATAATTACTACTATAATAAATATTAGATGGATATATTCGAGAAAATAAGTTATTATTTTTTATTTGAAAGCACTTTTCTATTTCTGTTTGAGAATAATTTCTACATTGGTAGTAATCATCATTTTCTAGAAAACCATGAATTATAAAGCTTGTTACATTCTTAAATAAATTCCAATCTCTAGGCCAGGGGCAAAGTACTATTATTTTATTTAAAATATTTTTAATTGGTGTATTTGGCCAAATATCTGATTTGCCATACGATGTAGATGCTAATGTTTTATCATATAATTGATCGCCAAAAATATCTTGAAAAGATTTAACTAAATTTTTACAAAATGCTTCAGAATCAGTTCCTTTTAGTTCTAAATAAATAATTAATGGATCTGATGTATTTTTAAATGCATATTCTTTAATAATTTTTAAATATACTTCTAAATCAACAATATTAGTATATGATCTTTTACCTGGTCCAACATGTGCAACTACTGGAGTATCATCATTAGTTATAGATGCTTTTAGATGAGTAAAAGACCCAATTGTTGCTTTAATAATAGCCATAAGTAAGTTAGTGCTAGAAATTTCTGATTTAATATATTTACGCGGGTATACATCTAATTCCATCATACGCGCACCATTTTTTAATGAATTAATAATTCCATATTTTGTATTAGATGATTCAAGAATTTGATTACCATGTATATATGAATTATGAGAAGAATTAATATAAAAATCTTTAATAGGTAAATCTAGTATATTAAGATTGTTACTATTATATGCTAAATTTTCAATACTTTTATTTTGATTTAATGAATCAAAATGACCAAAATTAACATATTTAGCATTAGTACAATTATATGTAAAAATATGAATAGATATTATTATTAATAGTACGGTAAAACAACATATTAACCATATATAAATATGGATAATACTATTATCTGACATATTAATTTTTTTATATTATATTTAATATAAAAAAATGAATTTTATAATATTATATTATATCATATTATAATGTGTATTCTTTGTACAATGGATATTTATACTAATATTAATAATATACTGAGAGATATTAATTATTTATTATCAATAACCGATATGAAATGTTGTTCTATGACAAACATATTTCCTAAATTTTTAATAAATTTACAACATTTAAATTGTGAACAAGTTATTCATTATATTGAATTACCAAATTCTTATAAAAATTTAAAATCTTTATATTGTCAATCAGCCCAAATATATGATATTCCAAATACATTTATTAATTTAGAATATTTAGATTGTTCTTATACTGCTATTAATTATATTCCAAAAACATTAAGAAAATTAGAATATTTAGATTGTTCTTATACTGCTGTTGATAATATTCCAAATACATTAATTAATTTAGAATATTTAGATTGTTCTTATACTGCTGTTGATAATATTCCAAATACATTAATTAATTTAGAATATTTAGATTGTTCTTATACAGAAATTACATTTATACCCGATACATTAGTATTATTAGAATATCTTAATTGTTCTGAAAATATAGAATTAAATAAACTTCCAGATACTTTAATTAATCTTATTACATTAAATTGTAATTCTACAGATATTATAGATATTCCGAAAACACTTATAAATTTAACTGAAATTTATTCAGATACATTAGATACTAATATGATTATTAATCGACAAAAAAAAATTAAAAATGGATTTCTTAAATTTATTAAATTATATAAATTATATAGAATTTCTGATACTTTATGGAAAATTGCTGAATATTATATAGCTAGAAAATATTCACCAAATAATATAATTCATTATATAGATTGGAATTAATATAATATTATTTTTTTAGTTAAATGTTATAAATGTTTATAGCATATTTTATATGCATTTATAATATTTAGAATATCATTGATAGAATAATGTATAAATTCTTCTATTATTTTTAAAATTTCATTATATGATAATACTGAATATTTTATATGTAATAGATAATATATGAATTCTGGTATTAATACATTATTATTAATACTAGTTTTTAGTATTAATGTTTGAATGATTGTTCGTGTATCAAATTTAGCATTTATGGAATATTTATGTAACTTAAATAAATTAATTATAGAACATATCTTTTCTATATCTTTATTGGAAATTTTATTATTATAATTAGTATTATAAATAGTATAAATACAAATAGTTTTATGGTGTTCAATATTATCAATTAATTGCTCATTTAAACAATATTGACAAATATCCATATTCTATTTTATATAATAATAACAAATATAATATTCAATTTTCTTTTATTTAAGTAAGAATTATAAAAAAAAGAGTTAAAAACTATTCATTTCTGAAAGTCTTGTGATTCTAATATATATAAATTGGGAATTGTTGTCATAAATTTTTTAACTTTGTTACATAACATTTTATCATGACTTAATATAAAACCTTTTTTATTTTTAAAATATGTCATTAACTCAAGTGTAAGTTGAATTTGAGCATTATCATTAATTTCATTTTTAATGTTTGGATTTTTCCATTTTTTAAAAATAGAGAGATAATCTTGCTCTTCAATCATAAGAAGTTTATTATCCAAAAGTAAATTGGTAGTTAAAATAAATACATTCTTCATTTTAAATGGAATTTGTTGTGTTAATAAATCCATATTAAATGATAGTATATTATAATTAACATATGGATAATTATTAACAAACTTATACATATTTTCTGCTTTAGAAATATGAGAAAATACTAAAATTAAATTTGAATTTTTTATTTCTGGATATTTTAAAAATAATTTTTGTATCATAGTAGGAATTGATAATTTACACATTGAGCTAGAATCGATATAAATAAAAATATCTTTTTTATTAGTTAACTTACCCAAAATCTTTGCTTCTTTAATTTGATCTGATATTTCTTCTAATAATTCGTACATTGAAGGTGATTGAATATTAATATAATTTTTTAATTCATCTTTAGTATAAATACGTTTGGAATTAATATTCTCATAGGAGTCTTTGCGCCATTCATAAATTTGACTTTCGGTTAAAGAGGAGTATATTTGCGGTTTGATAAAAGTTGAGTTTGCCATGGTTATTAAATTGATAATAATATCTTATTAAAATTCAATTTTTTATTTCATTTTATTAAGATAAATATTATAATAAAAGGGTAATAGATTAAATGTACATCTAGATGAATATTCATGTTTAATTTCTTGTTCAATTTCTTTAAATAATACAACAAGATCATCATTATTATAATATCTATTAATATATTCATGTTCAAAATAAGTTATTGAATCAGAATCATAATTTTTACATCGTAATAATTCTAATGCTTCTTTAATTGAATATGATAGATATATTTTTTTAATTGTATCATTAATTTGTTCCATATCAATATTATCTTGTTTAGTTAATAAATTTGTTTTTAGCTTATTAACTAAATAACTACCTTTTTTATTCTTAATTAAAAGATCGAGATTATAATTAGCATTTATAAGTAATTTATTATTATAGTTTTTATTAATAGAAAAATATCTAACTATAGTCCGATGTAAAAACATAATATAAATGTAATATAATAATAACGATAATACAAAATAATCCTAGTTGAAAATGAAATAATAATCTCTTATTTATACTAAGTATATTATTTATTTCTTTATATAAAAAATGATTTTTTTGAGTTAAAATAATATTATCTTTATTTAATTTATTATAATTAGAAATTATATGTTCAATTAATTTTGGCAATATTGAATTGGATGTATCATTTTGCAAATTATATTTTGATAATAAATCTAATTCAGAGTCTGATAAAGTATTTTTGTTCATATTTTATTAAAGAATAAATCAAACCAATTAATTGAAGTTAATTTCCAATCTTCCCAATTAATTATATTATAATCAATAGTTATAATTTTAATTGAATTGCAATTAACGTTAGCCGTTAGGTTATCTAATTCTAATTTATTAGATATATTATTACTATTAGTAATATAAATTATTTTAAATTTAGTAAAAAATTTTTGTAAATTAGAAATTAATTTATGTAATCCAGAGTGATCAATACATGATTTATGAATTACAAAATGAATATTTTCATTTTTTGCATTTTTAAAATTCATAACTCTATTATTAATAATACTTTTTAAAGTATTAATATTATAATTATTAATTTTATATAATTCATGTGCAAATAATATATTATATGGATTTGTTAATAAATATGAACCATGTTTACAATTTTCTAATGGATGGTTATCAGAAAATTTCATGACCTTTAAATCATTAAAGTTTTCGAAATTATTATGTAATACTTTATTTAATTGATTTAAGGATATTTTACACCAATCAAATGGAAATGATTGTGTTCTCAAACCAGTTTCTTTTAACTGCTGGGCAATTGCACATGTATTTCCTAAAGAAATATATAATGGAATATTTGATTTATATTGAAATAAGGTAGCAGTTACAAAATAATTAGTTACAATAAATTGTTTTCTACTTATAATTTTAAAATTTGTTAATAAATTAATTTTTTTCCAAAAATCTTCATGATGACAATTAATAATGATAATATATTTATAATAGCGTTTGTTAATTTGATTTAATAAATTAATATGTAATTTTGCCAAATTAATAATTAAAAGATCACTATTTTTAATATTTGAATATTTATTATAATCAATTAAATTGTTTTCTAATTGTTTTTTATAAATAGAATTATTTAATTTAGCATCATTGTATATATATTGAGAATTAGTATAGTGTATAATGCTATTAAAATTATTACTTAATCCAAATAAATAAGATTCACCACCAATGCATACAATTTGACTTAAATGGAAAGGGAAAGCATTTTTTTCAATTAATTTATCATATAGATTATCAATAAGAAAATTTATATATTTTCTTAATTCATTTTGTATAATATAATTTTGTTTAAATGATTTTGGAGATATAAAAAAAGAATAATTATTACATATACTTAATCTATTCATATTAATAATATATATAAAAGTTTAAGTTTAAAATCTTATTCTTCGCTAAAATGTATACATAATGAACATTTACCATTAGCATAACTATATCCAATTCCGCATTTAGTATTAGCTTCCCATACTAAATTAATGAAATTTTGACAATTTTTATATTTCATATCTGTCTCATCATCAAAATTATAATATTTTTCTTCTTTATACCATTTATTGATAATATTTTTAATATTAATCATTTTTTGATTTCTAGCATATCTAACAAATAATAGATTTCTAGATAATGAACTATTATCTATATTTGATAAATATTCAAATTTTCGTATATTGCTTTTTAATAAATTTATAGCAACATCTCGAGATATAATTGATAATTCTGATGAATATGTGATTGGAGGTACTTCATATTCTTCACGATATGTATTAATTAAAGTTATAATCTCAGTAATCTCATTTTCTAATAAAATATCTTTATTTAAAGTATTCATATTTAAAAAATTTTAATAATATTATTCTAGTTATATATTAATTTATCTTTTTATTTTTTAATTAAATAAAATAAATGATGTTTAAATTTTTCTTTATATTCCATTGCATCTTCTTCTATTAATTTAATACTATATTCTAATTCATTATGTAATTTTTGATAAACTTCTAATTCATTATATGTAATCATATTATTTTCTATTCTATTTTGTAGATAATTATAAAAATTACGTTTAAGTTCAATATATTTTCTAGCATGTTCTAAATGTATTTGAAAATGATTATAATATTCATAAAAAAATTCTTGATCTTCTTGAGTTTTCATTTGAGCGGTAAAATAATTAGAATCTAATAATACATTCATTTAATAAATATAAAAAATAAATTAATTCTATATTATTATAATATCTTTTTTTATTTCATAATAATATAGAAATTATTATTATAATAAAATATGGAATATTCATTTCTGTTACATAATGTATTTATAGAAGTTTTTTTATTAATATGTGTAGTTGGTTTATATTATAGAATACCTAAAGATTATATGGCAGTTTGTTTATTAGGTTCTTATATAACACTAAAAGCTGGACTTAATGCTATCCATTATTTATATCATGTACGAAAACATAAACAAATGGAACAAAAAAAACAAATAGACTCAGCAGAAACAAAATAAAATATATTAAAAGTATAAATAATTTATAATATACAATATTTATGAATTATAAATTAAATACCTATATAATTTCTTTAACTAAAACTAATAATGATTATTTAGACTATACTGATTTAAATCCTATTATAGTAAAGGGTGTTGATGGTAAAAAATTAAATAAAAATGTACATACAATAAATTATTCTTATTTTGATAATAAATTTCTTCCAAAATCGGTAATGGGTTGTGCATTAGCACATATTAAATGCTGGAAGAAACATATATTAAATAATAAGAATTTAACATTAATATTAGAAGATGATTTTTTTATAGAACAAAATGGGATAATTAATAAAAATATACATAAACTAGGCATTAAAAATTTAATTGATATTTATTTGTCCCATACTCCAAAAGATTTTGATATTTTATATTTAGGATGTATAGCTGGATCATTTATAACACAATATTTTAAACTTATTGGTAAAACAAACCAGTTTAAAATAATAAATGATTTTATTGCTAAACCAGAACTTGCATTAGCAGCACATAGTTATATTATTTCAGATAGTGGTATTATTAAATTATTAAATGCAATAGAAAATAATAAAATAAAATTTCATATAGATACTTATATTCAAGAATTATCTTCAAAAAATATTCTTAACACTTATATAACGATTCCCAGACTTGTTTATCAAACTTCAACATACAAAACTTCATCTTCATTAACTAGTTTAATTAAGTGTCCATATTTTAATAATATATATTTAGATAAATATGTATCTTTAAATTATTTATTTAATGTATCATTATTTAGTATATTTGATTGTGATTTTAGTATTTGGATTATATTTTTACTATTAATGTCAATAATTATTATGATAATTATGAAAAAAAAATATTTTAAAATTACATAATTAATTTTATTTTTTTGGTAATTCTGGAGCATGTGCCTTAGTATAAATTTTAGTTGTTGATATTTTATTATCTTTAAGATTAATAGATGTTACACCAATTTCAATTGCATCTTCAGGAGTTCCTTCATCATCAACTTTAGCACCTGATTCTGAGACTTCGAATTCTTCAGTTACAACAACTGTATCTTCTTTAATTTCTACTTTATGAGCATTTATTGAAATTTCGGATGGATGGTCTTTAAGATATTTAGCAACTGCTGGATCAGTTTTACCATATTCTTTAACGTTCTTAACTTTCTTCTTACGAATACGATCATCTAATAGTTTTTTACCCATTTTAGCATCTTCTTCTTGTTGTTTAAGAATATTTTCTAATACTTGAGTATTTTCATTATAGAATGAAATACGATCACGATTTTGTTTAAATGGTCCCAATAAATTCCATTTATAATTAGTTAATGTCATAATATTTGTAATAACTTTATCTTTATTTTTATTAATATATTCAGTACATTCATCTAATGTTGGGAAGCTTTCATAAATATTTAAAGCCACCTCAATATCAGGTTTTTCATTATATAGATAAAATACAGCTTCACGTAAATCTTCATAATTAACATCAAAATAATATTGAAATCTTCCATAAGTATCATTAGGAGGAACTACATCTAAAAATGTTGAAGACTTAGGTTTCTTACGTTCAGGATCATTCGAGTTAGAAATAACTTCACTTGTATGCTCTGATGGATTATATTTGAAAAATTTATTAAGGAATCTAGAAATTACTTCTTTTTCAGCATCCGATTGTTTTTTAATTAATTCATATTTTTTTGCTAAGTATTTTTCATTATTAAAGTATTTAGTTGGCTGAATACGTTTTTCTAATTCTTTATTAATATTAGTTTGAAGTTCCATTTCTTCATCTTCCGAGATCTTATAATTATTTTGATAAGTCTCTTCATCTTCTTTAGTCTCTTCTTCAAGAGATAAAAATTTATTATGTAAATATGAATATTTACATTCAACATATAATGTTTTATTAAGAGTATTTAAAAATTCTTTATTAGAAGAATCTGGATGAGGAATCATTTCATAAAAATCATCTTTATTTAATTGATCTAAATATTCTGATTTTAAATCATCTTCATCGATTTCATATTCTTTATTCATTTGATAAATAAATCCAACAAATCCTGTCATAAGTAAGCGTTGCATATATTTTTCTTTTAAATTTGTAAAAGATACACATGTATATTTTTCATCACCATAAAGAGTTGCACCATAAGGATTTAAAAATTTATCTACTTCAATTGCTTGTTCATCAGTTAATTCATTAATTTTATCAGGATTTTTTTCTAATTCTTGAACAATATCTTCAATTTGATTTTTAAATTCATCTAGTGAAATTGTATCAGTCATTCTTGCAATTTAATTAGTAAAATATTAACTATCAATTATTTAAATTATATCATTATATAAATATTAATTTAAAATGTAATTTAAATTAATTTTAGTATAATAAATATAAAACTAAATTTTAACTTTAATATTAGATAACTAATTAAAATATTTTGATTTATTAATAGACTTCATGAGTACATTAGATAATTTAAATGAAAATATTTTGCAAAAAATTGATATTATTGATAAATTAATATCTATATGTATCGATGAGTTAAAACTACCGATTCAAGAAAACTTAATATCTTGTAATAATATTAGTAATAATTATTACAATACAAATATACCATTATCTTTTAACCAAAATTTAAAAATTTTAAATAAAAGATATTCAATATTTATTGATAAAAAATATACTTATGAAATACAGTCTATATTATTTTTAACGGAATATTATGCATTAGATCATATTAATAAAACTTATAAAATTTCTAATAATATATATAATGATAATATTTTTTTATTATCAACAAATTCATCAGTTCTTACTAATAGTGATCTCTTACTATTAAAAAATATATTTTATAATAATTATTATAAATACAAATATTTTCAATCAGTATCAACCCAAAAACAAACTTATAACAAATTAATTAATTCAAAATTATCAAAAAAGATATATCATAATTTTAATATATTTATTTCTAGTGAAGATTTTTATGGAATTTTTGATAATTTGATTGAATTTATATATGAATTCTTAGTTAACTTTAAAGAATTAATTAATTCTTATATTTCAAATTCTGAAAAATATTTTAAAAAAATATTTCAATTAATGAATCAATATAAAAAAACTCAAATTATTTATAATATTGAGGATATTGAATATGATTTATGTTTATGTGGAAATAAAATGATTATACAATCAAATACTAGTGAATTATTATGTACTAGCTGTGGTTCAATTCATACATTAATTGGATCAGTATTCGAAAATAGTCAGTTCTACCAGCAGGAAGGAAATCGTTATATGCATGGTACGTATGATCCTAATAGACATTGTAAATTCTGGATTGATAGAATACAAGCTAAGGAAAATACAATAATTGATGATAATTCAATTAATAAAATTAAACAATGTATTAAAAAAGATAAAATAGAAAATTTAAAAAATATTTCTATTGACCAATTTAGAATATATTTAAAACAAACTAAATTATCAAAACTTAATGACCATATTCCATTAATTAAAAAAATGATTACAGGATATATTCCTCCACAATTAAATCATAAAGAATTACATTTATTATTTAATTATTTTGATAAGGCTACTAAAATTTATAATCAAATTAAACCAAAAGAAAAATCTAATTCTTTATATTATCCATTTTTAATTTGGAAAATTTTGGATCTTATTATAAACGACCAACAAAAAAAGAAAGATTTATTATCTTGTATTCATTTACAAAGTTATGAAACATTAATTGATAATGATAAAATATGGTATCAAATTTGTAAACATAATGATAAATTTATTTATCGACCAACTGATAAATCGATTTTATATTAAATATTTTACATATTCTCTATATAATTGAAGAATAGAATGAATAAATATTTAAATAAATGCAATTAGTACCTGTATTATTTTTTTATAATTTAGTTAAATAATATTTATCTAAAACATTAGAATTAATTGTAATAATATTAGAATATAAATTATTTAAAACATTATCCAAATTATTTAATAAATCAGAATTATAATTATCATTTAATTCTTTTTTAATTTTATTTATTAAACTATTAATATTTGAATAATAAGTTAAATATATTTCTGGAGAAAAATCTATATTATTAGTTTTTTTAATATACTTATATAATTGATCTATAATAATATTAATGATATTTTCAATATTTTTTTCTTTTAATTTCTGATCTATTTTTTTAATATTTGTCTTAATATTATTTAATATAAGATTCTTTAGTTCTAGATTATCAATAGTTGGTAAATTCTTATAATCCGATTGAATTTTTGTATGATATAAATTTAACATATTGTTATTTTCAATATTGTTAATAATTTTTTCATTTCTTATTAAATTGAAATTTTCAATAACATAGTCTGGCTTATTTTGTAATAATACTTTTATATTATTAAAATTCATATATACATTATTATTATTTGGATTGTTATTATTATGTTTCATGATATGAAATTCAAAATTCTTAGCATCTATAATTAATTTAACAATTAAAATATATTTACTTTCTAATAGAATATTAAGATTATTAGTATTTTTAGATGCATGTTTAAAATTATTAATATTAATCATATTATTAAAATAAGATAAATACATGTCATTTTTATAATCTTCATCTTTATGTTCTAAAATTTTATATTCATCTTTGGTGATAATAGTTTTAGTTTTATTCATATATTTCTCATTAATGCCAATATTTTTATTAAGTGTAAAATTAGAATTTAATAATGTACTACAGTTATAATTAAATTTATCTATAGTAGTTTCTATAATAGTTATATTTAAATATTGACGTTCTATTTTATAGTAATCATGAACAAGGGTTTCAATTACCGATATAGAATGTTTATTAATATCATTTGATTTAAATTTAAAATTAGAATTTTGAATATCTAAAAATAAATCATGAATAGATATAAATTTTTTATATGATGTGAAATTATTAAATTTAGTAACAATATTTTGATTTTTTATAAATTTACTTTCTTTAAATAAATAATTAAAATCATTAATATTATTACTATTAACATTTTTAATATTTTTCAATTGTAAAATATGATCTGTTAAAATTTTATTTTTATCTATCTGATTATTATATATTATTATTAAACTTAATTTTGAACTTTCATCATATGAAGTATTTAAATAATTTTTAATTATATATGTATATAATTGAATTATATTAGGATTTTTCAAATAAAAATCACGTAATAATAAATATGAATCATATGTAATTACATAGTCATTAATAATCGTAATAGATAAATTATCTAAAATCTTTTTATGTTTCTTTTGAATTTTAGAATATGTATCTAAAATTACAATTTTATTTTGATTAATATTATTTTTAGATTTATCACTTAATAATGTTTGCTCATCATAAATATCAATTATCTTAATATATGTTAATAATTTACTAACATCATCATAAATAATATTTAAAATATTATAAAGTTGTATTAATTGTAATTCATTTTTGGTACTATTCAAAATATCATTTATTTTTTTATTATGTTGAGTTACCGAATTTAAAGATATTAATTTTTGAATTTCTTCTCTTTTATCTTTAATCTCTAAAAATTTCATTAATTCTTGAAGATATATCTGTATTAATTGGGTAATTCCTACATAATATTCTCCTAAATTTTTAATTTTAGATTGTATTTTAGTAATATCTTGAGAATCTATCATAATTAATAGTTAACTAATTGTATTTAAATATAATCTATATATTAAATATATTAAATTCTAATTAAATTTTTATTAAAAAGAAATATATTTTTTTATTTTAATAAAAAATATGTCAGACGAAACTATGTCCGTGCTACCAAGAATTTTAGACCCATCTATGAAATTTACAGTTAATTCTATTAAACAAATGCCTTCTAAAGAAGAAGTTAATTCTAAAGATAGTAATTTATCTAAAAAAGAGAATAGAGAAATAAATCATACTGATTCTAGTACAACAAAACCTATTGAAGAAAATGTCAGCAGTATTTATTTATTTTTCTCTAGTTATAAATATGTAATATTAACTATTATTATTATTATTTTACTAATTATTTTATGTATTTTAATTTATAAACATTATAATACAAAAAATAAGAATAATGACATCAAAGAGAAAGAAAGTGAGCAACATAATATAAATAGTAATGTAAAAGAAAAAATTGATAATTATATTTCTAGTTATATTATTGATGAAGATAATGACGTAACTGATCTAGAATCCGAACATGAATCCGAACATGAATCCGAACATGAATCTGAACAAGAATCAGAACATGAATCCGAACATGAATCCGAACAAGAATCCGAACAAGAAGATAATGTTATCGAGAATAATGATAGTACAAATATTCAACCTATTAGAAATACAGAATATGGAATTATAATTCAAGAAACAATATCAATTGATCCCAAAATTAAAATTGATCCACAATTAAATTCTAGTCGATTTGAAGAAATTGATAATTTAGAAACTAATTCTTTATCAGATATTTTAGAAGATAATGCTAGTAGTGTAGACGATGAAAATCAGTCAGAAGATAATGAATCTATAAATGATTATACTAGTGATATTAGTGATAATAAGTCAGAAACAAATGAATCGGTTGATTTAAATGATCTTATTAATGAATTAAACAATCAAAATGTAAAACAAAAATCTACAAAATCAAAAAGTAAAACTAGCAAAAAAAATAAATCTGATGATCAAGATATAGATCATTTTAAAGCATATATTAATAAAAATTAATAATATTAATAATATTTTTTTTTATCTAAATATAATATTTAAAGGTATTTAAAGTATTAATTAATTTGTAATTAAACACAACCAAATATATATAATATAATAAATTAACCCACATATAATTTTATTAAACAATATTTAATAACAATGGAAGCTGAACAACCTCAAGTTGCTAAAAAACGTGTAGTAAAAAAGAAAAATAATGAACAATCTGAAGTACCAGTTCAAACTGAAGTTCCTGTTGAATCTCAATCAGAAAATGTACAACCTGTAACAGAAGAACCATCTCAAGATGATCAATCATCTTATATTCCAAGTTCTAGAATTAAAAATTATATTAGTAAAGAAAAATTAAATAAACATATTGATTCTATTATTGCAAAACTTAAAGATACTGAATCAGCAGTTGATCTTAACTCTCTTCTAAGTGAAGATCTTCAATCTAAACTAGGAAGTGTAATTAAACAAAAGGAAGAAAAACAAGAAGAAATTAATATTAATACTTTAGCAGTAGAACTTCTATCTAAACAAAAATTTAAATTTAGCAATACATCATTTAAAGTATTATCTGTATTTTTAGATCTTTTGGTTGAAGATATTACTTTAAATGTAATGGATGAAATTATTAAAAATAAAAAATCAATTATTAATCTTAAATATGTATTTTCAGGAAGAACTGATTCTCCATTATATGAAATTTATTCTACATTACCAACATTTATATCTGAAAGTAGTGCCTTATCTAAATCAACACAAGAAGTTGAAGAAGTTCAAGAATCTGCTGAAGTTACAGAAGAAACTTCTGAAGAAGAACCAGCAGAAGATGTTCCAAGCCATTCTATTAATTTTGAATTCTATGTTCGAAAGATTTGTAATAAACTTAAGAAAAATAAAGAAGAATACTCTAAAATTAAAGTAAGCAACAATTATCAAAAATTCTGTTCTAATTTAATTTTAGAATTCCTTGATCGTGTTGCTCCAATGACGACTATAGTTTTAGAAGTTATGACAACCAAAACAATTACTAATCTTGTATTTGAAACTATTCTTAAGTTACAACTATATAATAATCCACATTGTGAAGCTATTTTAAGTGAAGTCAAAACTCGTTTAAGTTAAATAAAAAAAATCTAGAAATAGAATTTAACGTTAACCGTTAGATTATTTTTTTAAAATACTTTTAAGAGGCCCTTCATTTTTTGCATTAAATGGTGTAGATAAAACTATATATTCGGGATTACAAAATTGTATATGTTTCTTTTTTTTGATATTTATTATTTTATGAAGTTTTAAATTAATAAAGTTATTAATAAGTTTTATAAATTTTTTTATATCTTGCGATTTTGTAAGATAAGATATATTTATTCCAACAAGACCATTTAATATATTTTTAGATGAAATATTCGGAAATTTAATATTAGTATTTGTAATAATACCATTTATTTTAAAATAATCTATTAATTGACTATTAGAAAATTTTATATTTGGAATATAAATAGAAAAGTAAATATTATTGATTAAAAAATTGGTATATTTAATATTTGTTAATAGAACAATAGTTATACTATTCGTAAAATAGATATCTTGTGTATATTGAAATGTATGATAATTTATAATTTTATAATCATTATTCAATAATGTTATAAATTCATTAAAATTGTAATAATATTTTTTATACATTACTTCATATGTATTATAATATGATATGACATTAATTATATATATTAGGGATTCATTAGAAATATAATTTATAAATAAATTATTTATTTCATTAAATTTATATTTATTTATAAATGTTTTTTTTAGTAAAAGAATAAATATTTTATTTTTTTGATCATAATAATGAAGTGAAATTATATCTTGATTATTTAAAAAATAAAGATTATTGGGTATTGTTAGGTCATTATTAAATAAATAATTAAAAATTAAATTTTCTAAATTTGATATTAATACAATATTATAATATTTGCAAAATGTAGATAATTTACTTAAATCATATGATAAATTATTATTAATATTAGAAACAAATGCAAATAAGGTATTATTTTGTTTTTTTCTTTTGAATTCATCAATAATATCTAATTCTTTTAAAATTGTTATATTTTCAATAATACCAGATTTTAATAATTTTTTACATACATTTATAATAAAAGTTGATTCATTATAAGATAATATAATATGTGGTTTTGTTTGTGTAGATATTGTATAAGTTTTACATAAGTGTAATAATATAATAGTTAATATTTTTTGATAATTTGCTGTTATTATTAAATCATATTCTTTATTAATATTATAAATATTACTTATTATTTTAGTGATATCTGTAAATTTAGAAATTAATTGATTAGTATCTAGTTGTTTATCTCCAGAGATCTTTAAAAGTTGTTTTTCATATTTAACTTTTATCGAAAAATTCTCTTTACTATTATCAAAATATATTAAATTTTTCATTTTTTGTAATTAGATATATAATATTAATACTATATAAATTTAATATAATTCCAGATTTTTTATAAAAAAAAATAAATTAAATTTATTTTTATAAAATTGATAAATATTAAATTGATAAACTCAATAGTAAAGAACATAGAATTGTGTGATTAGTAAGATTATAGGTTGGACATTATAATATATTTGTGAGTATAAAAATTAAAAAGTTTTAATAGAGAAATTGATTAGTATATAGATATAAATATATTAAAAAAAAAATTAATTAATTAATTCAATCTATGATTGAATATGTAAATTTAATTAAAACGCAATATTTTATATGTTTATTAATTTATTTATTAGAAAAATTAATATTTAAATATTATAAATGTAAAGATATTTTTCAAAAATTATTTTATGTAAAAAAATATGATGGTATACATTCAATATCAATTTTATATCTGATATTTAACATAAAGATTTATACAATTTCATATTTAAAAAATCGTATAATTAAAATTTATTATGATCAAAATAAAATTTCTGATATTTGCATTAAAAATGAACAAAATATAACATGTAAGAATAAAATTATTTTATCACTTGTTTATTTAGATCAATATTATTTTATTAATATATTAGAAATATATAATTGTGGTGTTGTATATCACTATACTAAATTCTTTACACATATTTATAATTATATTGGGGAACGTCGAATTGAATATAATATATTACCAATTATTAGTAATTTATAATACCAACCAAGGAACATTAATACTTACTAAAATGATTAATGGAATTACAATATACCCACCAAATGCATATTGAGCAATTTTTAGATTTATTTGTTGATCTTCATATAAGTTTATTAATTTTTTATCATCTTGAGTTAATTTTGTTTCTAGATATTCTTGTTTAAATTTTTGTTTTTGCAAGTTTAATTCTCTGTTACAATACTTTCTATTATATCTACCATAAGCATTCTTACAATTCATAGTAACTTTACTATTAATATATTGCATCATTTCATTTTGAATTTGTTGATATTTTTTTTCTGCACTTGCTTCATCAATAAAATTTATTTTTTTTAATTCATTTATATATTCATCTTTATTTAAATTACTACGATTAGTCACATAATATAAAATTAAACAGACAGTGACAATAATACACCATACAACATAAATACACCAACCTGGATAATTATCACAAAATTTTGCCATATTTTTCTTATATTATATCAATTAAAAAAAAAATATTTTGTATTTTTTTATTTTTTATAAAATAATTATCAAGCCACATATAAAAGTAGAAGTGCCTTAAGTAGCATAACGTAAAGTTGCGGAACCATCTGAAATTAATAAGAAATTGATAGCTACGGCATTTACAATAAGTTCAGCTGGGGTACCAGATGCAACATAAGTTGAATCGTATTGTAAGTAGAATTCACGAGCACGAGATACATTAATATGTCCAGATGGTTGGTAGGTACCTGGGTATAAACAGAAGTTAATCATGAAGCAACCAGGATCTTTAGGAGTGCGGATATTCCAGCCACCATATAAGTATGGAACATAGCAGTTGAAGAAAGTGGAAGGAAGATTGTTGTAAAGAGGAACACCATGAGCAGATACAGTTAAACGGCTAACATGGTTAACTTCATTGAGCCAACGAGCGGCCGAAGCAACACCGACAACACCATTAGCAGCAACTGTTGAGTAAGTACATTGTCCAAAACGATGCCATAAGTTAGTGTGATTGGCATAAAGTTCGGTATCAGCACCAGCTGCTGAGTTAACAACTGGACGAATACCAACGTACATGGTTTCAATTGGCCATTTAAGTTGTTGAAGAAGTACGTTATCAGATGATTTGTTAACGTTAGTAACTTGACGACGGTGAACACGTACAAGGGTGAAACCAATACGAGCAATGTAGATATCATGAATATCAGGATTGACGAAGATGTTATTAATGTATAAATCAAAAGTAGTAACTGAAGGAGTGGTGATAGTTACAGCAGCAGCACCACTGTTGTGTTTACGAACATCAACCATTTGTTCTTTGGTGGCTAAATCAATGTTAATGAAACGTTGACCGTATGGAATAGCAACCGAAGGAATAGCAAGACGAGGATCAGTGTTGAACCAGAAAAGAAGAGGAACAAATAATTCAACTTCACCATGTTGACCATTGGCTTTGTAAGTTTGGAAACCATTACGAAGAGTGGTAGAAGCACGAGCATTTTCAGGAGCAGTGGTGTTAACAGCATTGTTGTAGTTGAATACTAATTCACGAGGTTCTTCTTGACCCATGCAACGATTCCATCCAGATTCTTTAGAAGCAGATACAGCGAATTGACGGTGGAAGTTATAAGTATCTGGGTAGTATTCATCTAAAGGATTTCCGTTAACATCGAAAGATACTTTTTGGAAAAGACGTTCACCAGGGAAATCGCACCAACGGTAGACGGCAACTTCACCAGCATTAGCAGCAGTTGCTGGGGAGACAGTAGGAGCAGCCATTTTAACATGGACTACCATATCACTGAAGAAATCACCAAATTGAGGAATGGAAAATTGGACTTTAGATCCAAGAGTTGGGTTATTAGCAGTTACTTTATTGTATTCATAAGCAATAGCAGCGAATGGTTTAAAGTGAGCATTCATAAAAAGAATATGGGTACGTTCAATATCGGCAAGAGTAGGATTAACATTTTCTTCACCATTTTTTTGACGAGCTACCCGAATTTCAGCAAGACGTTGACTTAAAAGTTCGGAAGCCATAAGCATACGATCTTGTTTACCATCATTGGTAATCAAATTAAAGATACCACCAGTCGACATTGGTTATATATAATTTTTTATTTAACTCGAAACTCTAATTAATTTTAGATAGAATATATTAATATGAAAGATTTATTTTTAAAAAAAAATTAATTAATTTTTTGTTTTATTAATTAAATAGATTATAACAATATTTGCGATATTATCAATTCATTTTTATCATTTAAATATAATAATTCAGGATAGAAATAATTGTGATTCCATTTATTAATCTTATATATCAAACTTAATGACTGTGGATTAAGATATCTATCTAAAATAAAATTATGATATTGCAAAATTGACTTTTTATTAATCATCTTAAATTTATTAACAAATTTAAATTTTGTTTTAAAATGATTTAATAAAAAATTAATAGCAATATATTCTTGACAAACATTATGAAAATAAATTATATTATTAAGTTCTAATTTTTCTAATGATTTATAATTAAAATGTAGTCTCTTAATATTTGTATATTTAATTTTTAAACTTTTTATATGTAAAAAATTTTTCGATATACTATTTACACTTGTGAAACTGCAATTTAAAAATAATAAATTAATTAGTGTTTCTGGTATAATTTTAATATTTGAACATTGGCAATTTAATTTTTCTAACATATTATATGTTTCTGGAATAAATTTAATTCTAGTATATGAACAATCTAATACTTTTAATTTTGTTAAAGTATTTGGTAATTCTTTAATTTTTGTATTACTAATATATAATTTTGTTAAATTATATAATGTATCTGGAATATAAGTAATATTTGTATTAGAACAATCTAATATCATTAAATTAAATAAATTATGAGGAAGAATATTAATTAAACTATGTGCAATTCTTAATTCTATTAATAAATTTAAATTATAAGGAATATATTTTAATGCTGAATAATTAGCATATAAATATTTTAATTTTTTATATTTATTACTCATTTGATTTATATATGTAGATGTTAATGATATTCCTTCTAAATTCGGATAAATATAATATAAAAAACGAATATTAAAACATATTGGTGAATTTATATATAATATATTTTTTAAATTTTTGGACTTCTTACTATTTAATTTATGTAAATGTTTACAAGTTAAACACATCTATTTATATAACCTACACTACGATACCTTGTGTAGAGTAACAGTTAACGTTAAAAAAGAATATGATTGTATAATAAAAAAAGAATATGATTGTATAATTTATTATACAATAATAACTCTATAATAAATTGACATTCCGGTAATATCATCATAACGTGTTATTTTAACAACATCATTTACTTTACCAGGGCTCCAAATAATTTGTGGATCATTTAATCTAATTTTAGGTAAATTATGACGTTTACATAATAAGATATTATTTAATAAATTATTGGTTTCTTCTTCTGATAATATTTCATGTTTATTACTTAAAATATGATTTGGAATAATAATTGTAAATAATTTATAAGGATAATTTACAATACTCATTTTTGATTTAATACTATCAATAAATGTATTAACATGAGTAGAAATTGTAGTTTTTGTAATCAAATAAATATTATAATTTAAAGGTGTGTTTTTTAATTTAATTAATACTTTTTTTAATTCTTGAGTTTTTGTATACATTTCTGACTTATAATGAAAAATAATAAAATATGAAATGAATAAATTATTATTATTTTGAAATTTTGTATTATTAACATTATCTTTAACTATTTTAATTTGATCTTCTGAATATGTATTAGATATAGTCTTAATTACAAAATATTCATTATTAAAAATATTTTTAATAAATTCTGAATCTTCAATTTGTTCATCTAAAGGAATTAATTCTTTATAATTAAAGTAAGTAAATAAATTATTATAAATTTTAGATAATGTATAATTTAAGTTACTCATAATTAGAATTGAATTCTCTATTAATTTTAATTAATATTAACTTTAATTTATTATAATATATAATATAAAATAAAAATTCAATTTTAAATTATAGTTTGATTGCTTTTGTAAATTATAAAATGGCTGAACTATACGATAAAACAAATAATAATATAGAACCAGTATCTGCATATTTGAATGTCGGGTTGGATCCCGAAAATAGTATTATTATACCCCAAACCCCTATTATAACTGAACCAATAATAACTCCAATAATAACTCCTACTAAAAAAGTATTATCTAAAAATCAAAAAATTGGATTAGCCATAATAATTGCAGTAATTGTTATATTTATAATTGTATTTTTTACAATCCGCTCATCTTCATTAATATCTAAATATGAAAATAAATCTAATTTCAGCAACAAGGATCAATTTGAAGAGCCAATAAGAAATGATTATGATATTCATTATTTAGTTGAACAAATGATATATAAAGAATTTACCCCAAAAGATAAAAAAAAATATTTAAATCTACCACAAACATTAAAAGAGCAATTAATGTTTGATTACTTAATAGATAAGATATAATTATTTATTTTTAGTAATAAATTCATTAATAATTTTTTTTTTAGTATCAATATCATCTACTTTATTACATTCCCTAATTACATTAATAATTTTATCAATTTTTGTTAAAACATCTTCATTCAGTGGATTAGATTTAAAAATAGGATTAATATTAATATCCATCATTTTAAAACTCATTATACCTAAATATTCTAAATTATTATCAGACATTATTTTTTCTTTATGGTTTACTATTTGGCATTTAAATTTATTTTGATTATTGTATTTATTAAAATAATGTATATCTGATTTATTATTCACATTCGTATTAATACATAAATCATGATAAATAACTTTTAAATCTTTATAATCAATCATATTTTCCATAATTTTATTAATAATTGATTTATCTTTAATTGCTGATAAATCATAATGATGAATATTATTATTATTATTTTTATATTGTACTAAGCTAGTAATAATATCTGATAAATGTTTACTACTATTATCTTTATTATAGTATAATGAAAAAGATCCAAAACATAATGGATCCTTTGTATAAGGTTGTTTATCGTAATGATAAAATCTATTATATTTATTTGTAATATTACTATTATTTTTTTGTGATATAATATCATTATAAGAACAAAATCTAAATACTGATTCAATAAAAATTGAGGCTTCGCAAATATCAATTACTTCCATACCTAATTTAGGTTGATTAATATAATATATTGGAATTTCATTTGGTTTAATTACACGCATAAATGGATTTTTAAATTCAAATAAAATTAATATTTCTTTTTTATCAATTTCATCATTTTTAAATTTTGATTTATTAAAAATTTTATTTGTAAAATCTTCTTCAGAAAATATATTTTCTAAATTTTCTTTTTTAATTATTGCTAATCCATCAGGACTATATTTAATCAATTTTGATTTTTTATAAGGAATAGAACCAGTTTCATATATTTTTGTATCATATAATATTTCGGTATATTGTTGTAAAATATATTCAAAAATATTACCAAACCATAAAGGTGCTGCCTTTTTAAAAGAACTAATATTTGTTTTTTGTTCTATTAATTGTTTAATTGTTTGATATTTATTAATATTTAAAATTGTTGATATTTCAGAACCGCCAATTGTTTCAGATCTTGAATTTAACCATTCTTTAGAACCTTGAGTGGGTAAATATTTATTTTGTTCTAAAAACTCATTTAATGCTCTTTTTTTAATTGAGTGCATATTTCTTAATAATTTATGCATAATATATTTAAAATACAATTTAAATTTATATTCTTATTTAATTCATAATAAGAAGTAATTCAATTTTAAAATATGGATAATTTAAATATAATCTCGAATGGCAAATATAAATTAATAGAAGAAAAATTAACAGAAGGGGCATATTCAAAAGTATATGGGGTAATTCGACAAGACTCTAATGACAAATATATTGTTAAAATTCAAAAAATTTCAGATCGTTTTGAGGCAGTTAATGAAATTAAAGTATTAAAAAAACTAAAAAAAAATAAATCTGATTACTATCAAAAAATTCATTCATTATTAAATACACAAGATAATAAAACTTTATCAGCATATCTAAATACTAGTAAAATTATTGATATTGAAGATTTTTATAGTGATCAAGATTATGTGTATATTATTTTTAAAAAATATGAATATACTTTAGAAGATTTTAATATTTTATATCATAAAACATTTAAAGAATCTCTTCCAATTAATTTAATTAATAAACTAGTTAATTCATTATTTTTAGGATTATATGAACTTTCATTATCTAAAATTATTCATTGTGATATTAAACCAAATAATATTATGATTACTAGTTCTAATAAAAAAATTAAAGAACTTTTTAATTTAATTAAAAAGAAGAAAATGAAAAAAGACGAATTGATTTTTAATATTGATATTATTTATATTGATTTTAATCTCTCTCAAAAATATAATGATGTATGTAAATCTACTAAAATACAAACTTTATATTATATGGCACCTGAAATTATATTAGGTAATTCTTATTTTACAGAATCTATTGATTTATGGTCAATTGGATGTATTATATATGAATTACTAACTGGTAAATATTTATTTGATATTTATAATTATAATCATCTATATGGTACTCATTATTCTCAATATAAAAATGAAAAAAGTTCAGATTCTAGTGAATCTTCATATTCTTCATATGAATATGATAATCAAGAAGAATTAATCTTACTTCATTTTTACAGAGAATGTTTTGGAGATAATACCCATCTTAATGGAAATAATGTTAATAAATATTATAATTCTATTAATAATAGTAAATATTTATTAGGGACTATGTATAAAAAAGAATCTAATTGTGAACAATTTATACAACATATTAAAAATAATATGAATATATATAACATAACTATTCAAAATAAGATATTAGAAATATTTAATAATATATTTATATACGATTATTCAAAACGTTTAACTATAAATGAATATTTAGATAAATACTTTATAATTGAATGATTGAATTAAATGAAATTAATATACAACTAAATAATATATTTGTGATTTTTTTTAATATTTTATCAACATTTTTAAATAATAGAATTTCTATTAATAATATTTTAGAATATGAAACATCTACAATAGTAATTAAAATAATACTATTGTTTAGTATTAATAATATTTATTTATTAAATAAACTTATAATTAAAATTAAAGAAGTTCTATCTATTACAAAATATAGACAGGATTATTTATTAAATAAAATTAATAATATTGAAAAAATTTTAAATAATAAAAATACTGAAATTTTGGATTTATATAATACATTAAGTCAAAAAGAAGTAATAACTATTAATTCTATACCATTATTAAAAAAAATAAATTATAATACTACTAAAAAAATACAAATAAATTTAGATATTTATCCAATTGATAATTTAGAGTTATCCCTTATAGATGATAATAATTTTATTGATCCATTATTAAATTATAATAAAAATAGTAATTATCTTGGTTTTAAAAACATATCTATTGGTTTTAATAATCATTATAATTTACATTGTTATCAATATTTAAAACCAAATCTACCATTAAATTTATTATTATATGTTCAGGAGGTTGATCAAGTTATTATTAAAATTGGAAATCATAAACAATATAAATATGTAAATTCTAAATTGTATAAAGTATATAATACATATGATTCTACTAGTTTAACCTATTTTAATGAAAATAAATTTAATTCTATATTATGTAATAATAATATTAAAGAATTAAATAAAAAATGCTATTCGGATAATTGCAAATATTATCATGATTATATATTAGGATATGCTGATAATTTTCATAAAACTAGATATTATTCATCTAATCCAATTGTTTATAATTGTCCATCATTTAAAGATGGAAGTAAAATAAAAGAAAATGTAAAAAAAATACCTTGGTATAATGCAATTAATTTATATCAATCATCATTATCCAATTTATTACTTGGTTGTATTCATAGTCAATATAAAAATGAAGAATAATTTATTCTAAATACTGATCTAAAATTTGATATAATAATAAATCATGCATTAATTGATTATTTCTTAATTTTTTTTCATAATTGTTAGTTAATGCTAAATCCTCTAATAGAGTATCTACAGAACCTAAAAATCTAGTATTTTCTAAATCATAACTTTTAGAAATTATATTATTATTATAAAATTGACTTTTCCCTAATTTATTTTTCATCACTGGTGCCCAACTATAATTTGGAAAATTTCTAGTATCCTTTCCTTCATGGTAAAATTTACATTCTTTTTTTGAATAATATTTTTGATTACAATATAGACGATTACATTTTTTTATTTTTTTTTTATTTTTATCATTTAAAATATTTCCAATATTTCCTTTAATTACTTTATTATTAATTTTAATACAATATTCATTTGTTTCTTTAATTAAATAAATGGGCGTATTAATCATATTTGCAATAGCATCTTCTGTTATACTAATAACTGGACATTTACAATATTTTTTAGTTTTATATTTTTTATTATTTGTTACATTAACTAAATCAATAGTATAATCAAATTTAAAATTATCTTTAGGTGTATTTTTAATAGACATATTTTTTATATTTGTTAATTTATTACTATATAATAATTTAAGATGATCTTTAATATTATTAATTGAATTAATCATATTATAAATATTTTTTAATTGATTATCATATTTATCTAATGAATGAATTACATTTTCTAAATTTTCTAATGATACATTTTTATTATTAATTTGATTATTTAAATTTTGAAAATTATTATAAATCTCGTTTAATGTATCTTCTAAGACATTCATGATTATATTATTTATTGAAATTGTATTTAAATTAGTATTTATTATTTTTAATTTATAAAATAAGGTTTTGCAATTTTATAAATCTTTTTAATACAATCAATTAATTTAGTATTAATATTAATCATATTTAATTCAGTAATTGTAAAAAATTTTAATTCAGTTATTTCCATAATATTGCTATTACTTTTAAAATCTAGACATAATTGATACTTATTATCTAATAAGACTGCAATATAATAAACATATTTGTAAGTAATATTATCATCTGTAAATATATAAGTTATTGGATTTACATCATATAATATTTTATATTTATTTTTTTTAATATTTGTTTCTTCTGTAAATTCTCTAATTGCTGCATTAATATTACTTTCATTTTTATTAGTTGCACCTTTTGGAATTTCCCAAATTTTTTTAGAAGCTTTTGATTTTTTCATAATATTTAATAGTTTTTTTCCATTATCATTTAAAAAATTTTTTTCAAATTTTGATTTACACTTTTCATATTTACTTACTTCTTTTGAAATAAATTTATTTTGATAAGGAATTGATAATGTTGATTTATACCACATAATATTAAAATTCAAAGACATAATACAAAACTTTTCATCGACTGTCATACTATTAAACATTCTTAATAATTCATTTTCATTATTTTTATTATATACACCTTTAACAAATGCAATAAATGCATATGTTAATCTTTTTTTAATCATTAAAATTTCATATTGGTTATGATTATTTAATAATTTATTTTTTTTTACTAAAGCAATTCCATAAGATGTAATCATCATATATTTTTCTATTTGATATTTAATATATGTATAATTATTCATTTAATTAAGAAAAAAATAAAAACATATTATAATAATAATACTATTATTAAGTATCTATGTTCTTTATATAAATATCTTGTAATTCCATATATTTAGTAATTTCATCTTCTAAATTCCAATCTTTATCATCATCAAATTCTATAATATCATCACATGTAACATTAGGTGACTTTTTTTTAAAAGTACTTGCAGGGCAAGGAAATGATAATGGAATATTAATTGGAATATCATATTTATAAATATAAAATAGGACTACTAATATACAAATTCCAATTAAGATTAACCATTTTTTATTATAAATAAATTTTGTTGTCTTTTCATAATATGAAACTTCTATAGATTCATCTTCGACAGATTTTTGATCCGAAGAACCAATGTTATTTGTATTTACTAATAAATTAAAATTATCCATTTATTAATAATTATATATAATTAAAAAATTTTAAACTTTCAAATCTAATTTATATATTTAAGTAATATTTTTATTTAAATAGTTATTTAGTATTATTATAGAATTTAATTTTACTCAATAAAGATTTTTCATTTTTTCCGCTTTTCAATATATTATATTTACCTTTCATTGAATCTATATAATCAGAATGTAATATATTTTTGTTTTTAAATGCTTCACATTGATAAAAATAAATAAAGAAAAATAAAATTAATAATGTACAAATATTTAAAGTTAATAAAATATTAAATAACATGAGTAAAAATAAGTATTGTATATTACCATAATTAAATTTTTTTATTTATCGTATTATTTTTTTTAATCTCCTCGTAATGCTAAAAATAAACTTCCATTTTCTTTTTCATTTTCAAATACTGGTAGATTAGTATCAGTACGTTCTGCTAAAGATGAATTATCATTATTACGTTCAGAACGTTTAGTTAGATATCTAATTTCATTACCATAATTTGAAAAATTTTCTTTGACATTATTTGAAAAATTGGATTGTTCTTCTACTAATTCATCTATTTTATTATGAATGTCTTTAAATTTACATTTTAATTTATAGTGTAGATTAACTAAATAAATCATTAAGAAAATATGTAGTAATATTAAAGCCATTACTACATATAAAATACCATAACTTAAATTACTAGGTTTCCATTCGAGTTTAGAAGCAATTTCTGTAATATCTTCTTTAGAAAACTTCTCAGACATATTTAAAATTATTATTATAAATTACTTATAAAATTGTTTATAATTAGTATATTATTATTTAGAAAAAAATAAATTTATTTTACTAAATAAGTTTTTTTAAGAAATTTTTAAATTAATTGCGTCCAGCTAAAGCACGTTCTAATTCTTTTTCACCACGTCCATTTTCGAAACCTTCGCGGGAACTGCCAACAGCACTAGTTGCAGATTGTCGAGCTACTTCTACATCATAATCTTGGAAAAATACAGGAACATCACGACTACCAGTTAATTGAGAAGTGGTTACTGGTTTAGTCCATTTGTCAACTTTTTGACGTAATGAATCTTCTTCTTGAGCAGGTAAGGCGGCAATTACATCACCACGTTGTCCAATACCATAATCTGGCATGTTTTGAAAACGCGAAACTCCATAGACTGCTACAAGTCCAATTACAACTAATAATGAAACTATCATAACTACTATGATTAAGATACTTACTATCATTTTGCTATTAGCTTCGTCAGCACCAAAAATATTACTCATTTTTTATAATCTTAAATTCAAGTATATAACTTTTCTATAATTTTATTGATATATAATATAAAATATTTTTTTTAAAAAAAAAGAAATTAATTAATTATATTTTAATTATATTTTAATTAAGTCATCATCATTTTATTTTTTTTCTGACTAATGTCCATAATAGACTTATTTTGAAAGGTAGAGATTTTTATGATTCCTGTTATAACTAACAATGAAAATATAAGAACTGCTATTATTATTATACTTACTATCAATTTATTCTTAAAGTCTACTGCACCACCAAAAATATTACTCATTTTTTATAATTATAAATTCAAGTATATAACTTTTCTATAATTTTATTGATATATAATATAAAATATTAAAAAAAAAATAAATCAATTAATTAATTTTTAATTTTTAATTTACAAACCTTTGTTTGCTTTTTCTAATTCATCTAAACTTATAGCACTATTTTCAAAGTTTTCACGTTCAATCATAACTGAACCATTTTTTAAACTTGCATCAATTCCATAATATTCAGAAAAATTAGGTGGTTCAGGAGTACTGGTTAATTGAGATACTTGATCATTTATTTGTGTAGCACCATATTGTCTTTCTTCTAATGATGATGGAAATGAACCGGTATCATCTCTGCGTTGTGAAAATCGAATACCAGTTCCAAATGGATCATATGGTTTATTTTCAAAAGCACTTGCTACAATTGTAGTAATAACTGCCCATAAAATAATAATAGTTACGAAAGCAAATAACATACCTGCTGTAATATTAATAGTAAAAAGAGTTTTTTTGTACCAAGTAGTCGTTTGTACTGGTGCAATTGGCATCTTATCACCTAGTATTACTTCAATTTCCTTGTCAGCCATTATATTTTTATTTAATTAAAATAGATATCTCAATATTAAGAAATAGTATATTATATAAGAATAAATAAAAAAAAAATAATAAATTAATTATTTTATTTAATTTTTAATTTTTTCTAAAATTTTATTAATTTCTTGTGTTAATTCAGTAGAATTAATATGTGGATTCTTACATTTATCAGGATGAATAATTAATAATAATTTATAAATATCCTTTTTAATTTTTGACCTAGTATTTTCAGTAATAATAACTTTTGTAAGTCTTTTTACTTCCTTCATTATTTCATTTTTTTCATTTATTATTATTTTAGTATAATGAGTTAAACATAAATCTAAATTATTATAATTTTTACTAATTTTTTTTTTACAATTATTAATAGAACAGTATGTAATCGGTATTTTAGTTTCTTTTGATTCTTCTTTAACAGATTCTTCTTTAGCATATTCTTCGGGTTCTTCTTTAGTAGATTCTCCAAGTTCTTCTTTAAATATTTTTTTATTTAAAATATTAAAATGTTTTTTACAATAATAAGAATTATTTAATATATATTCTTCTTTTGCTTTTGTAATACATTCTTTATTTGTTTTAGTAATATATTCACATTGTTTTTTCTGTTCTTTTTTAGATAATCTTTCAAAATGTTTTTTACAATAATATTTATCATTTAAATTATAAATAGCTTTAGACTTAATTGTGCATTGAATATTATGCTTATTGATATATTCACAGAGACTCATTGTAATTTTGTATAATATTAATTTAATTAAATTCAATTTTAAATTTTTAATTAATTAATTAATATAATAAAAATTAAATATTATTTATTTTTATGAGTGAAAACCCAGTTAAGCGTTCAGTAGGGAGGCCAAGACTACTCCAAAAGATTGATCCGCTTCCAAAATTGGGTATTGTTGAAGAACCACAAAGCAATGATAATTTAATTGAATTATCATATGATAATGTTAATATTTTTAAAAAACTTTTTAGTTTACTTAAATTAATGAATGTAAAAGAAATAAATATTCAATTTCATACAAATTATACAAAAATTTATGGAATTGATCATTTAGAAAAAAATTTAATTAATATTAAAATTGAAGCAACTAAATTAAATCATTATTATTGTGAACATCCTATTAATATTACATTAGATCCAAAAAATTTAGATAAGATTACTCAAAAAATTGATAAAAACTATGACTTATTTTCGATTATACTAAAAAAAAATTCATACCGAAATCATTTAATAATTATTCTTAATAATAAAATGTTATCAATTGATGAATCTCATATTATTAATCTAATTGAAAATGATAGCGAACTTAATCAATTATATGATAGAACTGTTGATTATAACTTATATCCTTTAAAATTTGAATTACCCGGAAAATACTTTAAAAAATTAATTAATGACATATCTACATTTAGTGATTTATTTACAATTGAAAAAGTTAATAATAATCCATTAAGATTTATTTATAAGAATATTAATAATACTATTAAAGGATATAATATATGTAAAGACCATTCTAAATTAAAATTAGAATCTACTCTAACTCCAGATGATATCTTTTCTGTTTCTATTAGAATTGATTATATCAAAGCATTAAGTAATTCTTTATTAAGTGATAATATAAAAATTTATGCTGATAAAGAAAATGATATTATTTTTAATTTATTAATCGATAATGGTGTTTTTGAAATTATTATTTATACAGCAATTAATAAATATATTTAAAATTGAATATATACTAATGGATTAATATAATAACAACAATGCAACCTCCGTTTATTCTAATTGAAAATTATTTTAGCATTTGTAATATTTTAACACATATTGAAAAAAATTATAAACTTGAATTAACATCTAATAAAAATTTAAATAATTTAATGATTATTAATTATGATTATAAAATGAATGATTATTTTAGACAAATTGCACAAAATTATAATGGGAATATTATACAATATTTTCCCGATAATAAAACATCAAAATACTTAATTATATTATATGATATCAATATTTTAGAATATTTAAATTTATTTTATTCTAATATTAATATTAATTACCACATTAATAATAAATTATATCAAGATTTTATTAATTTATATAATAATCAATCATTGTATTTAGAAAAAAACTATAGTGAAGAAAAATATTTAATATAAATATTTATTCAAATGAAATTTTTACATTGTTATTACTATTTTCTTTAGCAATATTAGCTAGTTTATCAGCCATAATATTACCCTTTTGATAAATAGTATATTTACTATCTTTATTTTTTTTAGTATCTGCATGACCCCTTACAAATTGAAAATGAATAATAATTTTATTATCAAATAATGCATTTAATAAAATATTAATATAATAGATAATATCAATATTTTTTTTTTCTAAAATTTTATTTTGTTTAATCCAACCATTACTCCATTTAGTAATTACATTAATCCAAAATTCACTATCTGTAATAATTTGATAGAATGTATATCCTGCAGTGTCAACTGGGATTTTATATTCTACAAATTGTAATTTTGGATTTTCAAATTGAAATGTATTAAAATGATTTACTAAAGTTTCTCTAGTAATATTATCAATAATAACAAATTTTAAATACATTAAAGCATAAACAATTGCCAATCCTTCAGCACGAATATTTGTAGGATCGTAATTAATAAATGTCATAGTTTGAACCATTGAATCATTTTTATGAATTTTACAATATTCACCCATACTATTTTTATCATTTGTATAAATTCCAAAATAATTGCAATTATCAAATTTACATTTATCATTAATTCTATTTTTAAATAATGAGTGATAATGAAGATTAAAATTGTTAATATTATAAATTATGTGATCTTTGTCAATTTTTTTAATAATTTTAGTTTCATTCAATGAATATAAATTACTTAATTTATTCTTACATTGAATATAAATTCCAAATGATGAACGTTTTTTAACTCTTTCATGTGCTCCATCAGTAAAAATTAATAATTCATACTGGGTATCATTGTTAACTGTTTTTTCTTTTTTATTAAAAGATTCATTTAATAAATCGTCAATAGCATCAATTGATAAACTCATTATGATTGTTTAATTATTAATCTAAATAATATTTAATTCAATTTTAAATTTGAGAATTAATTATACTGGGGGTGTATCCATTTGATAATATACATTCTTGATTTCTATAATTTCTATATTCTTGAATTTTATCTAATATATTAATTTCTACTTTACGCTCTTGTTTTTTTTGATTTTTATTAAATTTAATATACAGATCACTTAGCATTTTTTCTATTTCTGGTTTTAATAAATCTTTATTATGTATGTCTTCAATTAAATTTATTTTTAAAAAATTAATAAATTTATCAAATATTATATTTTTTTCACTTTTTATATTTTTATGTTTTTCAATATGTTTATTATTAATATTATTTAATAAATTTAATATTTCTTCTATTAATTGTTTATAATTAATAGAATTCCATACTAATTCATTAGTATCTTTATTAATTTCTAAAATTAAATATTCATATATTAAATTATCTATTTTAGGAAACATTAATAATATTTTCAAATTATGATTTTCATATTTTGAAATATTAAAATGTAATGTATCTAAAATAAATATAACTGCTTCTTTAAATAATTGTAATGTTTTATTATAATTTATAATATTTTTATTATTTATTATATCATCAAAAATTCCATATACCAGTTCAATAGATTGATTAGCAACTAATTCAACATTAGAATTTGAAAATGTATTTGTATTTAATGTTAAATTTATTATATTTTGTATATTTATATTATCCCCTATATGAATTGAATCTGCATTAAAAGTATTATTTTCAATATTGAATTTATGTTTTTTAGTTTTTTCATGTCTTGTTTGATCATATAAACATTTAAATTTAATATTACAACATTTACATTCTAATATTTGTTTAGATATATTACATGGTGTTTTTCTATTATTATGAATATTCAATTTAGATGGAGTTGGGAATGATTTATTGCATTTATTACATATATACATATTTTAAATTTTACGTAAATAAAAGTTATGTTTTCGTAAAAAAGAGATTATTAATTATATAATATTTCTTTAATTTATAATATATATTATCACTGACCAACTAAAACACCGAAATTTCGGAAGGGGAGTTAGCCGTCACCCTCGTAAAAATTTTATTTACAAAAAAAAATAAATGTAATGAATACTAATTACTTATTCTTCATCACAAGAATTATTATATTCATTAAAACGTTCATTACATACTTCTGATAATTTATCAAGTAAGTTATCTAATGTGTAGCCAAATTGCAATTCTAAATCATTACCAGTAAATTTAATTTTTTCAACTTCTTTCTTAAGTTGATTTTTATTTTTTAATGTTTTATTAGCAGTAATTTTAGCCTTTTCTAATTTATATTCTTCTTTAATAGTTGCTTTAAATTGTTTAAATAACTGAATTGGATTAGCATTAAAATCTCTTTTAATAATATTGTATTCAGAATATTTACTAGCAATTTTAGATTCATTATATTTTTGAATTCCACGAATAAATTTAAATCTATTAGTTAATTCCTTATGTTGTAATAAAATAAACTCATGGCGATCATGTTCTTCATTTGGTTTAGGAACTGATCTATCAGCAGTATCTTTAAATGCATCTTTAATATCATCCATTGTATCCTTAAGATCATCATTTTGATTTTTAATATCTTCCATTGTATCCTTAAGATCATCATTTTGTTCTTTAGTATCTTTAGCATAATTTAATAGTTCATCAATTTGAGCTTTCATTTCATCTATTTTTTCATCTTTTCCAGATAATAAAACTTTTTGATACATAATTTGATATTCTTGATAATAATAATAACATTCTTCAAGAACTAAATAATAATTAGAGTATTTATTCTCTTTAATAGAACGCATTAAACACCGTTTAAACAATTTTGGTGTTAATTTATATTCTTTTTTATTACCATTAGCACCACCTCGTCCAGTTCTTTTGACTGCGGAACCTTCCGCAGTCAAACATTCAAAATCAATATTTTCTTGAGCATTGAATTTTTCTAAGCAATCTTTAATATCATTACTTCTTTTAGTATTAATAATACCATATTCAATTAACTTTTGATGTTCAATGCAAATTTCATCTTTTTTAGGAATTAATTCTAAGAAATAATCCATAAATGAAATGTCTAATTCAGGATAAAATTGAGATTGAATTTCTTTAAAATATTCATTTAATTTAACATTTCTTAATTTATCACTTAAATAGATGTTAAATTCTTGAATATTAGCAAATTGACTCATTGTGATGTTTATTATGTTATATACTTATTCTTAAAATACTTATTCAATTTTATTTTTAAGATTTAGTAAGTATATTACTAAAGAAGCATTGAAACGAGACTCAAATATGAATATTAATTTAATTGTATGTGCTGATAAGAATTTTGGTATTGGTAAAAATAATACATTACCATGGAATTATTCTAAGGATTTAGAATTTTTTAAAAATTCAACAATTTCTAACAATTCTAAAAAAATTAATATTGTTATTATGGGGAATAATACATATAAATCTATTCCGGAAAAACGCAGACCATTAAAGCATAGATTAAATATTGTATTAACTAAAAATAAAGAATTATATAATTATAATAAAGATTTAAATATTTTAGATACTAAACTAGTATATTTTAATGATCTTATTTCTATTTTATATTATTTAGATAACAATAAAAAATATATCAATGATGTATGGGTATGTGGTGGATCATATATTTATACTCAATTTTTAGAATTACATATTGTAAATAATATTTATTTAACTTCTATCATTAATTCAAATTTTAATTGTGATACATTTTTTCCAAGTAAATATTTAAAATATTTTGAACCAATTGATAGAACAATAGAATCTGATTATAATAAGAATTCACATTCTATTATTAAAGATAAATTACAGTTTACTTCATATTCTTATAAAAATAAAGATGAATTAAAATATTTAACTACTATTTGTAAAATTTTAAATAAAGGAATTTCTAAAATGGATAGAACAAAAGTTGGTACTATATCAACATTTGGAAAAAGTTTTACATATAATATTAGAAATTATAGATTACCATTATTTACACATCGTAAAATGTTTTATCGTGGTATTATCGAAGAATTATTATTCTTTATTTCTGGCAAAACAGATACTAAACTTTTAGAATCAAAAAATGTTAATATTTGGAAAGGTAATACATCTAGAGAATTTTTAGATTCTAGAAATTTAAATCATCTTAATGAAGGAGATATGGGTGCAGGATATTCATTTCAATTAAGACATTTTGGTGCAGATTATATTAATGCAGAAACAGATTATAGTAATCAAGGATTTGATCAACTTAAATATGTAATTGATTTAATTAAAAGGGATCCACACTCTAGACGAATTTTATTTAGTTATTGGAATCCAACTGATTTAGATAAAGTTGCATTACCTAGTTGTTTTTTAAAGGATTCTTTAGTATTAACTAAAAATGGATATATTCCAATTCAAAAGTTAAATCTAGATAATGATAAAGTATATACTCATGAAGGAGAATGGCAAAAAATTAAAAGTGTTTATTCATATAAATATCGTGGATTAATTTATTATATTTCTTGTCAATATAATACCAAATATATTAAAACAACTCCAGAACACCCATTTTATGTAATTGAAAAACAAAATATTGGTTTATTACCATATTGGTGTAAAGCAGAAGATTTGCATAAAGATCATTTATTTTGTTTACCAATTAATAAAACAGAAAAATTAATTAAATTAAATTATGATGATGAATTTAGTAATTATTTATTATCTACCCATAATAGAGAAATTACTTATGAAGATTGTTACTTCTTTGGATATTTTTTAAAAACCGGAACTTATGATAGTAATAATAATTATTATATTTCAATTTCTGATTCTGATTTAATTAATCTACATAATCATTTTGATTACTTTGAAACAATTAGTGAACATAAGAATTTAAATAATAATACATATACAAAATTTAAAATTACAGATTACAAATATTATAATTATTTACATAAATTTGGAAATAAGAAATTTAATAAATTTATTCCAGAATGGGTTGTAAATCTCCCACCTAAATATTTAACATACTTTTTAAAAGGGTTTAATTATAAAAATCAAAATAGATTTATTGTTTATTCTAAGCAATTAGCATATACTCTACAAAGAATTTTTGCTAAAATGCATTTATACTTATCAATTACATTTCTTTCAAAAAACAGAAATTCATTTAGTTTAAAAATTATTAAAAATTCTAAATTTATTGATAATGATTTTCAATATTTTCCGATCAAATCAATAATGAGTAAAACAAAACAAACAGATGTCTATAATCTAGAAGTTGAAAATGATAATTCATATATTGTTCAAAATGTTGCTGTGCATAATTGTCATATTTTATATCAATTTTATATTAATAAAGATACAAATGAATTATCATGTAGTTTTTATCAAAGAAGTTCTGATTTTGTATTAGCTGCTAATTTTAATATTGTTAGTGCAGCTGTTTTAACATTTATGCTATGTCATATTACTGGATATAAACCCGGTAAAATTATTCATACAATTGGTGATGTACATATTTACCAAAATCATATTGAAGAAACAAAAAAAATGCTAAATAATTTTCCATATAATTTTCCAATTTTTCATATTAATGATCCAGATAATAAAATTAAAAATATTGAAGATTTTAAATATGATGATTTTAAAATTTTATTATACAAGAGTTATGATAAATATAATTTTAAAATGGCAGTATAATAATAACATAAGAAAAAAATGATTAAAAAAAAGTGTATTTAAGGATATATTATGATATGAATATTTATTTATCATATATTTTCTTTTAGGTATTATTTTTTTTTTTATTTGCAAATTATGCAGATATATATTATCATTATAATCATTCAATAGTTGATTTCGTGTAATTAATAATAAATTATTAATTTGAATAGAATTATTTGAGCGGTAAATAACTTTATGATAAGTAAACATAGATATTTTAACTAATAATATAACGTTTTGATTCTAATATACTATTAGTTAAATTATTTTTTTTATAAAAAATAATAAATTATCAACATTTAACTGGGTTTCTAAATAAATCTTCTCGACAGTTAGGACAGTTTATTTTAGTATTAAACCACTCAAATAAACAAGTTCTATGGTAATGATGATTACATTTTTTAATAATAGAAATATTTGGATCTTTGTTATTTGATAACTCTTCTAAACAAATACTACAAACTCCAATCGACTCATTAATAAATGTTTTGATATAATTTGGGATTTTATTATTATGAATATATTTGATGTAAGTATTAATATGGAATTGTTTATAATATAATGGTAAAATAGTTCCTAATTTATTTAATGTAAAAGGAAAAGAACGTATTTTAGTATTATAACATTTTAAGATAGATAATTTAGTATATGTTTCAGGAATATTATTGATAGGAGTACAACTAATATTTAAATAATTTAAGTTATAATAATATTCAGATATTTGTTTAATATTATTACATGCAATATCTAAATATTTTAAATTATTTAATCTATAAGATATATACTTAATATTATTTTTTTGACATTTTAATGAAACTAAAGATGAATATTTATTAGGTATCATATAAATATTATTATTATTACAATTTAAATATTTTATTTTACTAAAATTAGGACATAAAATTGTAATATTGCAATTAGAACAATTTAAATGTTCTAATCTATTTAAGGTATTAGGTAATTTATGTATTTTAGTATTACTACAATTTAACTCTTCTAATTTTTGATAACAGCGAGGTAAAATATATATATTATTAAATGAACAATTTAATATTTTAAGATTATTTAACAATGGCAAAATGGTAATATTTGTTTTAGAACAAAATAAATATAGTAAGTGTTTAAATGATGAAGGAATACTTGTAATAGGAGTATTATTGCAATTTAAATATACTAAATTAGTAAGATTGGATGGCAATCTTTTAATTTTAGTATTAGAACAATTTAAATATTTTATATGTTTTAAATTATAAGGTAGTTTTGTAATCTTTTTACATGAATTACAATTTAAATTTTTTAAATCTTCTTTATATTCACCAGTACAAATAATACACATATTTTATTCTAATTTAGTAATTTAATTTTTAAATTACATTTGTAATATTTTATTTTTTAGTTCTCCATAATACACCTCTAAACTTTTCCATTAATTCATCAGTTATTTTAGTATGTGTAAACATAGTATATGGTTTTCCTTTTAATCTAGACCATATATAAAATAAACTATAACTTCCGCAATTTGCAGTATCATATCTTTGATGTTCGATCTCAGTAACTTGTATAAACTTTGCAGGGAAACCTTGTTTTGATAATTCATCAGCCATATTTTGAAAAAATTCATAAAATTCTGTTCTTTCTTTTACATGATTTCCTTTTGTTAAAGGTAATCCAGATGAATTAAAATATTCTATTTGAATTGGATTTGTTGTAAAATCAATAAATATACTAAACCAATGCAATCCACCATTTGTAGATAAATCAGTATTACATACCATTCCAAAATATTTTAAATCACCATTATACGTTAATTTAGACTTTGAACTTCCCGTTATTTTAGATGATAATTCGATTGGAAAATCAATATCTTTAATATTATATAATTTATCATTATGTAAAATGATATCTGAGTTATTTGGTTTAAAGTTTTCTAAATCTATCATATGAATTGTAGAATAATAATAACCAGGATAATTACTTTGAAATTGAAATTGAATATTATCAATTTCGGTATTATTTAACCAATAGTTTTTATCTAAACTGTGAGTTGGTATTTTAAAATTTTTTAAAACTTGTTTATCAATAGCCAGTTTTAAATTTTCATCGTCTGTTTTATTTTTTATTGTATGTAAAATACATAATTCTTGGTCTGGTAGAGATAAATTAGGGTCACAATTTAATGCTTGTGATATTTTAGGAATTATAATATTTTTAGAGTCTGATAATACAACTTCAGATAATGATTGAATAACATTATTTGGTAAACAATTATTTTTATCTGCATTTAAAGCACAAATTGATTTATTATTATTCATTTTATATTAATATTATTATTTATATTATATTAATATAAGTATAATTTTTTATTATTAGACTGTAAAATAATAATAATTACTAAGAAAAAATGACATCTGACATTATACATTTAGATAAAAATATTACTAATTTTCCATCCGAATTAAATAAATTATTAGATAATTTATATAAGGATAATAATGAAATAATTAAAAAAACATTATTTGATTATCAAAGATATATATTTAATTATTTAGTATTTACTGATGCTCGTGGTATTTTATTATATCATTCAGTCGGTAGTGGAAAAACATTAACTTCTATATCAATTGCTGAAGAATTTAGAAAATTAGGCCAAGATATAATTATTTTATCTTCTAAATCTTTACAAAATAATTATAAAAAAGAAATTAAAACATATTTAGATTTATCTAATGGCGATAATACAATTAATGATACTGAACAAATTATTAATCAATATAAATTTGTAACTAGTAATGCAAAAAATATGATCCAGTCATTAGATGATAAATTAACATCATTTATGACTAAATATAAATCGAAAGATGATGAATCAACAATAAATCTAGAAAACAAAGTTATTATTATAGATGAAGCACATAATCTATTTAATTCAATAGTAAATGGTTCAAAAATAGCTAATGAATTTTATGATATTATTATGAATACTCAAAAAATTAAATTAATATTTTTAACAGGTACTCCTATTATTAATAACCCATTTGAAATTGCTGTCGCATTTAATATGCTTTATGGTAAAATTAACGTTAAATCACTAAATAGTAAAAAAAATTATCATACTATTTTACCCGAATATTATTCAGATTTTCAAAAATATTTTATTGATATTAGTTCAAATAGTTTAAAGAATGAAGATAAATTTAAAAATCGTATATATGGATTAGTATCTTATTATGGAGATATGTATAATAATGTAGTTAAAACAATAAAAGATGATATTAAAGTATTGAAAGCAAAAGAAAATTATCCTGATAGATTACCAATTAAAATAGAAACTATAGAAATGTCATTAATTCAAAATATTGAATATATGAAAGCTCGAGACATTGAAAAAAAAGAAACATCGAAATTTTATGGACAAAATGATATTATTGGTTCAAGTATTGTAAAAGAAAAAAATGCAGTATCTACAAGTTATAGAATTAAATCACGACAGTTATCAAATATTTATATTCCAGATGTTCAAGAATTAACTTTGTATAATTTTAATAAATATAGTCCTAAACTTGTATCTATGTATAATAATATTAAAACAAATCATAAAAACCAAATTTCTTTAGTATATAGTACATTTTTAGATTCTGGATTATTATCATTTGTTAAATATTTAGAATTAAATAACTATATATCTTATTCTGATAATTCAGATTCAGAAAAATTACATTATGCTATTTTTTCAGGTCAACAAACTTCAGAAGAAAAAGAAAATATTATTAAAATATGTAATTCTGAAGAAAATAAACATGGAGAATTAATATCAATTTTATTAATTTCTAAATCAGGTGCTGAAGGTCTTGATCTTAAAAATGTTAGATCTGTTCATATTATGGAACCTTATTGGAATTATAGTTTAATTGAACAAATTATTGCCAGAGCTGTAAGATATAAATCACATGAACTTTTACCAAAGGAAGAACAGAATGTTCAAACATATATTTATTTATCCGATTATAATTCTGATTTTTTAAAAAAAGAAAAAGATAAAATTAAAGAAAATATGCAATCTACTAAAAAAATAGGTAAAATAGAATTAACAACAGATATAAATATATTTAAAAATGCAATTAAAAATCAAGAATTAATTCAACAATTTTTAAAAACAATTGCATCAACTTCTATTGAATGTAATTTTTTAAATAAAAAATTATCAAATGGTAAAGGTATTAATTATGATTGTTTTAATTGTTTGGCAAATAATAAACAATTATATTATCCAGATATACATAAAGATATTGAATTATCTAATGCATGTTTAAAAACTAATAAAGTTATAGCTGAGGAAATTATTATTAATGGTGAAAAATTTTATTATACTATAGATTCTGAGTCTAATACAATAAAAATATTTAAATTTAATAATATATTAAATGCTTATCAATTAATTAATGATACTAATACAAGTCAAAAAATAAAAAATTATTTAGATTCAAAAAAATAATGTATAAATTATTGCATAATAAAACAAATAGTAATTATTTTATAATTAATATGAAATTAAAATTTCCCGAATCTAGCGATAATCAAATTATTCATGTAAATTTTAAAAATAATGACAATTCAACTAATAATGATGTAGTATTTAATTATAATAATCTAACTAATAAATCAATATTGAAATTAAAAAATAAATATATTAATGTAATTAGAAAATGGATTCAAAATATATTAGATCAGTATTCTTTATTGTATGATTCAGTATTATATATAACTAATTTAAATTATGATACTATTAGAATTTTTATTTATTTTAACCCACTTAGTTATTCTAATATGGATAATAATTATGCTATTTATTTAACTGATATGATTAAGTATGATTCTTTATGTAAATTAAAGATTCTTGAATTTATTAAATTATTTCAAATAGACAAATTAAATTTATTAATTGATTTAGAATTTGATATTATTAAACCACATATGGATACTGATAGTAGTTCATGTAGTTCAGATGAATCAGATAATACTAATAATTATACATTTAATATTATAGATTATGATTATTTTGATAAATCACATATATCTGATGTGCAACTTAGTAAACAACAAGAACATTTATTTTTACACCATCGATATAATATTATAAAAATAGTTGGAATATCTGGTATTAATAAATCAACATTTTTAAATGAAATTAAGAAAATATCAATAATTGAAAAAGGCAATATATACCCACATAATTATCATAAAAATTATGACACCGAATTACATGTAAAAATTAAAGAAAATAATAAACATATGTGGATATCATATGAAAAAAATACACAACTGCCAAATATTCTCCAATTACTTAATTTATAATTCCCAATAAAAATAAAAATATTTAATATTACTCATTTTTTTTCTTTCTTCTAATTCTCTATTAATTAATTCATTTTTTATTAAATTACATAATTTATTTTTTCTAAGTTTAACATTATCTAAACTAATATTTAATTTTTTACAAAGTTGAATTAATTCTATTTTATCTTTATTAAAACAATTTAATCCCGTTTCAACATTTCTTAAATCTTTTTTTTTATTATTTTCATTTGATAATGGTTTTCGTAATTTAAAAACTATATCAAATCCTAATTTTGTTTTTTCTAAATATCCAATAATAATTTTATTTTCGCTAAAATTAACATTTAATTTATTATAATCTAATTTATTAAACCAATAATTCATTGGATGATAAAATTTAATTTTTTCATCGTACACATGCCCAATAGGTAATAGATAATCAAATATTTTTAAATTTTCATTAGTATTTGTTGATTTTAATTTTCTTTTTGTTAAATAATCAGTTACTTCGGTTACTGCTTGATTATAAAAGTTAAAATAAAATTGTGTATCTTCATAACTACTTGATTGTGATTCTGATGATAGTTGTATTAATAAATTGTTATAATTATAATTATCCGATTCGTCATTAGATATTGTAAAATTCATTAACTTAGTCGATAAGATATATTTGCCATAAATTTCTTGTAAATCCTGATCCATTTTATTAGCAAATATAATAATATTAAATTTATTATAAAAATATAAAAGTTTTAAATAAAAATCATGATGAATATGTATTTGATAATTTTCATTCGTATATAAATTAAAAAAGTATTCTATTATCTCTTCTATTAATTGTAAATGAAATTTATAATCATACTCATAAATAATATTAACTAATTTATTTATATTTTTCTCTTGATATTTTTTAATAAATTGTTCTTTTATAAAATCATAATTATTTAAATTAACATCTTCTTCTATTAATTTATTTATATTAATTTTTTTTTCAGGGATATATTCAAATGTATTATATAAAATATCATATTCCACATTATCATAAATATTATTATCATTTTTAATACGATTATTTAATGGAATCAATACATAAAAATCATTAATATATAAAATAACATTCATATTATTATTCATATCAATAATAAATTTCTCATTAGAATTAAATAAATTATCAATTAGTAATTTATTATTAAAAGTTAAATTATCTTGATTATTTGCTTCATTAATATTTTGTATATAGCTATTAGTTTTATTATATACTAAAAAATCTAATGCAATAATTACTGAATATTCTGATATAAATTGTGTATTTTTTTTTGTTTGGAGTATTGAATTACGTATTGCTTTTAATAAATCTGAATATTTCCATACTTTTGATGTTTCAATAAATAACCTTTTAATTAAAAATTTACAATAATTAATTTCATCTTGGTAATAATAACTTTGAAAAGTGGATAAATTTATTTTATTATAATCTATTTTAATTAATTGATTTTTAGTTAATGGTTTAATATAATATAAATCATTATCATTAATTATATCATAATCTGGAAAATTAATATTATAATTAATATTTCTATCAATTGCCTGTTCTATAAATAAATTAGTTATTTTTTGAATCACCTTATAAATTTCTAATTTATATTTATATTTCATTTCTTCATAAGAATATATATAACTTTTTGTTTTTTTTTGAATAAAATCTGGTATAGTTGAAACTAGTATATGAATATTAACTTTTCTATTTTGTGGTGGTAAATCAATATGTGAATTTTTTCGAATTGCTCTCCCAAAAATTTGAATTAAAGTTGAAATATTATCTGGTTGATGCATTACTATTAAATTTTGTACTGCTTTTAAATTATAAGACTCTTTAATTGCCTTCGAACCCAAGATTAACCTAATTTCTTCTCCATTATTATTATTATTTAGATTAAAACTATCTAATTGTTTATCAATTATATTTTTATGTATTAAACTACTTATAATTATAAATCGTATTGGTTTAAAATCATGATTATTATGTTCTTCATCTCTTAATTTATAACATATATTGCATTTAGAATATTTATTTGATTGTTCATCTAATGGTAAAAATCCATTTATTTTTAAAAATTGTGATATTAAATTAATACCAGATACTTGAATAAAATTATGATAAATAAATATTTTACCTTTATCTTCATTAATAATATTCTTAATAATTTGTAATAATGTAAATAATTTAGTTGAATATTTTTTAATATTATTTTCTAATAAAATGTCTCCAGTAATAGTATTTTTTAATAATTTATCATTATTTATTAATGATATTCCATATTTATTTTTCCATTCGGGTGATGCATTTTGAATTTCTTTAATTATTTCAGTTTTTAAATACATACCTATTTTACTATTTGGTTTTGGTAATACAAAATCATTTAAAAATCTTTTATCTAATTCTAAGTTAATTGGATATTTTGTTAATGTTTTATTAATTAATTTAATTTCTTCAATAATTTCTTCAATATTGGTATCTTCTTCATCATCAACATATTTAATATTTTTTTGAATTGAATATTCTTTTGAAACTTCTTCATAAGTTTTAAAATGTAGATCACTCATTGGACATTTAATAAATTTTAAATAGGGTATATCTTTAATAGAAACACCATGAATTTCTTTAACTGGATATGAAGTAATATCCATATCTTTTAAAAAAGATATCTTACCCATAATATTTTTTTTTATTATTTCATATCCGCTCGATTTAATATTATTATTAGAATCAAATATATCTTTCTTTGATATGGTTAAATCCCCATTTAATAATTTTAGTAAACTAATTATTTCAATTGGATTATTATTTATTGGTGTCGCACTTAAAAATAATACTCTTATTGATTTTCGAGTTTTATAATAATTAAATATTATATTTAATGACATCCCCCAATTATTAGTATTTAATGAATTATAAACATTATGTATTTCATCACATATAATTAATGATTTATCAAATTGTTCTAAGAATTCAATATTTAATCTAATAATATCTTGATCGATTAAATAATTTAATTCGGCCTCAGAATTAATGTTATTTAATTGTAATTTAACATCTAATTGATTTTTAATTATTAATTTATTTACTAACTCTTTATATCCAATAAATTCAAAAAATCCATTTCCTTTTCTAGATTTTAATCGTGAACTATACTTCATTTTTAATTCTTTTAATTTTAGTATATCTGAATTATTATTAAACTGAAGAATTTGTTTTTTTAAATTAGTCATTTCTTTAATTTCATCATCATTAACTATCCCAAATTCAGATCGATTAAATAATTCTTTTTTAAATACATTTTTTGTAAAGCCAATAATATAAATCATTCCACTTTTTTGTGTTTTATCTATTAATTTTTCTTGTTTATAAATATTAATAAAATTTAAAGCTGTGGATAATGCAGTAATTGTTTTTCCAACACCTGTTGAGTGAATTAATAACAATTTCTCAAAATGAGTATTTGGATTAATAAAATGGGTAACAAATTGTTGATAATTTGTTAATTCTAATTTATTTGTTTGTTGAATTAAACTATCTAATGCAGTGAGATTAGAATTATTTTGATTTAAATATTCATTTTCTATAAATTCTTTTCTTGCATTTAAATCATCTTCAAATTTTAAATCATCTATATTTAAATATGCCATTTTGAATAACTTATTATATTTATATGATATAGACGACTATTATAATATTATTTATATTATTATATTAAATCAAAAAAAAATAAACAGTAAATATAAAATTTCATTTTAGAATCTTTTAATTTGAAATATTATTTTTCTTGATTGGGTTATTATAATTCTAAGTTTCCACTTATTATGAATTAAATATTTCAGAAAATTTTTTCCAGGTTTTGTATTAAAATAATAAACAATTTTATACAATGCAGATATAATCATTTTATAATAATCTTTTCTAGTTAAGAAAATAATTGGAAAAAACTTCTGGTTTTTAATATGTAGAAGTTGACTATTTTGAACTACAACAGTGAATGGAATTAATTTTCTCAATTTAGCAATTTTTAATCTCAATTTCATTTCTTTAATATTATTCATAAAATTATTTTTTATTAGCATTGTTAAGTTATAATTACTTTAAAAAAATTCAATTATTTTTTTATTAAGTTTATAAGTAAGTTACCAGCCAAGAAATGCTAAATCATTTAATTGTAATAAATTTACTAATTGTTTAAAATGTTTATTATAATTATTAGTAAGTATTGATTGCTCTAATATATGTATAATAGTTAAATAGTTATTATGTGATAAATATCGAGCTCTATATTTTAATACTTGCTCAAAAAATAACTTTCGATATTCTTTAGGATAAAATATAATATAATAATTTCTAATTGCTTGTAAATTATCTTCATCTAAATATTCAAATACCATTTGTAAATAGAATTTACGCTTTAAATAAAAATTTTCAATAATTCTAACTTTAGAGTTCATAATATCTTTAGATTTTTTATAGTGAAATTTATTAATAAATATTTTTTCTGGAATATTTAAATAAGAAATAATATTATAACTAATATAGGTATCTTCAATCATTGTTTAATAATTAATAATATTAATTCAATTTTTTAATTATGGATATTTTGCATAAATTAGATTTATTAATATCTATTGAAAATATTAATAGTTACCCCTTTAATTTAAATAATAAATTAAATGATAATATTATAGAAACAAAAAATGAGGTTGAATTAGAATATATTAATAATTTTTCAATACCTATTTTTATTAATACACAAGAAAAAAAAATAAAAGGATCTTATGAAAATACAATTTATATATATTAATTGCAATTATTCAAATTTCAGATTATCTAATTTTTTATCCAAATCTTCTTGTTCATCTTCTGATTCATCTTCATATTCAACTTCATCATTTGAAGTTGCTTGAGCAACCGGAGCAGGTTTCCCCATCATTAATTCAAATTCAGAATCATCAAACATATGATTATTATTTGACATACTATTTTTGTTAGATTTAACATATAAATTACGAGATAGTTTTGTATTTAAATTAAAAGATTGGTTTGACATAACTACTTGCATATAAATAGTTCCAGAAAGTAAACTATTAACTGTAATAAATTTATGAACATTTGAATTATTCATAATATTTTTACTTTCATCAGTTGCAAGTTGTGGCTTTTTATTAATTACATTCTCAAGATCATAAATATTTAAATCAAAATCTTTAATATAAAATGGTTTATTATCTCTTTTGTATGCAAGACCATCTAGAACTTCTAGTTTCTTTTCTTCTTCAGCATTATATCTTTTAAAGTTAAGACCTAACCAAAGCATTGGATTATCTAAATTTACATTTACATTATCCTTATTTTTTGCTTTCTTTTGAAGAGGTGTTTGTGGTTTACAATTTGGTACAATAACAACATTTGCACTATTAGCATCATCATCTTCATCATCATTAATAATTCCATTAGTTTTCATATCTTTTACTTTTTTAGTAAAAGTATTACAAATTAATTCCATTGCTTCACCAAATTTTGATTCTGCATTGGTAGAATCTTCTTTACGAAGGGCTACTTTTAATTGCTCAAATTCACGATCAATTGGTGCTTTAATTTTCCCTGCTACAGTTAAATTGATAAGTTTGATAATTGGAACAACTTCTTGTCCATTTTCTTTTTTAATTTTTAATTGACAGTATTTAACAGTTTTTGCTTGATTTTCTTTAATTGTTGTTAAATCAATAATGATAAAATCATCACCATAAATGTTATAAGATTTAATAACATCTTCTGGATAAAGAATAGATTGATTCATATTGTTTATTATTCTTTTGATAACTGAAAGTTAATTTATTATATTACTGTATATAAAGTTATCTTAAAATATAAATTCAATTTTTTTTTATTAGCATTATTGAATTTAAAATTGAATTAAATATTATTTAGATAATATAGTATAAGCATTATTATTCAATACAAGTATTAATAATGTATCCTTTTGTTAAATGCCCAACGTGTAATAATTCTTTAGGAGAATATGCAGATTTATATGAATTATTAAAAAATAATATTTATGAGGAAGAATTAAAAAAAATATACAAAGATAATTATAACCCTAATCAAATTGAAATTGATAGTTTGGTTAATGTTAAATTAACTGAAATATTTGAATTATTGCATATTCAACGTTATTGTTGTCGTAGAATTTTAATTACTAATGTTAATTATGATTCTCTATTGTATTCTTCGATTAATAATTAAAAAAAAAGAATTTAACGTTAACTGTTAGATTATATTTTTTTACTATTGATAGTATAATTATAAGTATGTTTTTAATTCTTCAATTTGTTCAGCATTTAAACCACCGACAAAAGATTCTAAACTAAAATCTAAACCACCGCAAGACATTTTTTGAACACCATCGCGATTCGATCCTCCGCAAATATATAAAGAATTATTAGAAGCACTTCCTGCTCCGCTAATTGTATTTTTAATTTTTTTCATAATATCATCATTATATGGGGTATATAAAAATGCATTCGATTTAATAAATTGTGTAATTAATTTATAAATTTCACTTTGTAGTAAATTAGATTTTGGGACATTATTAAATAATACTAAACTTTTTTTAGGGCTATCCCAATCTACTAAATTTAATGTCATAATATCTTCACCATCAAAAACTACTAAATCTGAGAAACGGAAACGTAATTCATCTTCAAGTAATTTATGGTGATCATCTTTATAGGCTTTTACTACATCATTAATAGTATCTTTTAAACCAATTGCTTTAATTTCTTTACGTTTTTCAATAATATTTTTTAATTCTTTATTATCATAATTATTCGAAGACATTAATTCACGAATTAATTCAACACTTTTAACTGGTGATTTATAAGCTTTATTAGCCCATTTGTTAAATATGGAATCTGGTATATGTTTACCACTCATACGTGCACTTGGTTGTACTAATAAATACCAACTAACAACCATATTAGGATCTAATAATTTGTGAACAGATTCATATACTTTTGTATCTTTACTTTTAACAAAAGATAATAATGAATTGACAGCATATGCAAAAAGTTTATGATCTTGTTCTAACATATAATTATTAATTAATTCATTAGTTACTTCTACACGTCTGGCTGATTCTTTAGAACCTTTTACAGTTTTCTTTTTTGTTTTTTTACTTTCAGTTGCTTCACCTTCTTCTGGGAAAGAATCTGTATCAAATACCATAATATCAGAATTCCATTTATTGAATTTTTTAGATGGGGATACTTTTAAACCTTTTACAGTTTTACCATTAAAAGAAACATATGAATTACTAGTTACAACTGAATCATGATATCCTTCTAAAAATAAACTTTTTAATTTAGTTAATGCTTCATCAGCATCACCTTTATCAACCATTCCTTGTAATTCACCAACCATTTTTGATGTTGGATTTAAAAAGGTTTTTTCACCACGACCTTTAAATAATCCATCAGCACATAAGTCTTCAATAACTGAGACTAGGGCGGTATTATTATCCTTTACAAAACTGAATAAATTACAAAATTTTTTACTCATATCTTTACACTTTGCAAATATTAATCTTATTTATAATTTATATGTATATTAATTAAATTATAATTTTTAATATTTTTTTATTATAATTTAATTAATTATTATAATAAATTAAATTATTTTTTTTTTAAAAAAAAATAAATTTGTTATACACTAATTTATTTTTTCTAAATTTATTTTATTTTATATTAAATTTTCTAATTTTATTTTTTTTTAATTAATAAAATAAAATATACAAGTGTAAATAAAAAAATATTAATAAATAATTAATTAATTAAATTAATTTTCTTTAATGGTATAAAAAAATAAAATTAATTTAATTAAAATTAAAATATTTATTATTTATATATTGACGTTAAATTCCAAAAAAAGAATTCTATAAACTTTTATATTTGTTATTATAAAAATGTTTGGCAGTATTGAATCTTCCTCACATATTGATTCGGTTGGAGCCTTTGAATCACAAAATTCTAAAATTGCTGGTATTGTAAATGAATTATCAACTATTTTTAATGGTAGTGGTCTTAATCCAAGTACTAAAATAACCGGATCTTCTGAAAGTGGCTTTTCTATTCAAGGAGGTACATTTGTAGCCGATCCTAAAGTACATGCTGGATTAGCTAATAAATTAGATGAAATTTATAAAGCACCTTGCTCTGTTGGCTCATCTGAAATTAGCGGAGGTAAAAAAATGTCCCGTGAAGTAATGGTTCTTAAGAAAATTAAAAATTCAGTTACTAAAACTAAAGATGAATATAATAATCTTTCTACCATGGTTCAAACAAAAGTTCAAAATTTAGATTCATTAAAAGATATGTTAGAAAAAACTTTTAATCGATTATATGAATTAGCTAAAGAAGATCCTAAAAATAATATTCATGCAAATCATATTCTTTCAGTTCAAACAAAAATTATGTTAGAATTCGATCGACAATTAGGTATTTTACAAAATATTTTAAAAGTAAATATTAAACCAACTCATCAAAATTTAGTTGAATTACTTAAAAAAAATGAAGATTTTACTACTCTTGCCGAAACATTAGGAGTTACTTATGGTGATGAAACTGCAAGTGATCGTTTAGCATTAGTTTTTACCAATGTAACAGATACATCTATAATGGCTCAAAAAGTTAAAGAAGCTCTTAAAGAATTAGAGATGTCTGTTTCAGAATATAAAAATATTAAAAATTCTAAAGAATTATCTGATGCTTTATATAGTGTATTTAAAAAATTTAATAAAAAAAAATTAGATACTACTCAAGACCTTACTAATATTTTAGAAGCCATGAACGTTCTTAAATCATCTCAAGGTGATCATGATGAAATTATAAAAGCTTTACAAAAATCTGGACGTAAAGAAAAATCTACCTCGGATTCAGAAAGTGAATCTAGTTCATCTAGTTCATCTAGTTCAAGTGATTCTGAAAATGATAAGAAATCAAAAGTTAACGGTAAAATTGATGGAGGTGCATATGACAAAGAAATTGGTCGTCAAGTAAAAACTCGTCTTAAATCTAGTCTTGCAAAACGTGTTCAAGTATATGAAAAAACAATGAAAGAATTATATAAAACATTTATGAATCAAATTAATAATAAGTTTAAATCATTAGTCGCTATTATTGATTTATTAACTACTAAAGTAGGTTCTGAAATTTCTTATGATGATGATCTTAAAGATTTTATCAAAATGTTTTTAGGATTTAATGAAAATATTAGTAATGAAAAAATCTTTTATTCGCTTATTAATTTAGATTATAGTATTGCTGGAAAAGAAATCCGTAGTCGATTTATTGATACATTAGATAAAATTATTGCCGCATCTACTAAATTAAATAATTATTCAGTATTTAAAGATATTACTTCTGAATTAAAAGGATTAAAAGATGTAATTGATACAATGTCTGATACTGTTTTAAATCTTAAGAAAGCTGAAGAAGAAAAAAGTGGTTCGAGTGATTTTATGTGGACTGATAAATTAGTCGAGCAATCATTTTCAATGAATAATATTAAATTAATGAAAGAAAGTATTAAACGTTTAGCATTCTACAGTAAAGTTGCTACTATTAAAGAAAATTTACATCGTATGAATAAAGAACAAAAATTCTATCAAGAAGATTATGATCAATTACTTGGTAAATCTATTGGTTTAAAATTAACTGAATTACAAAAAGAATATGTTGAAAATGTTGATCGATTAAATGATAAAACCCGCGGTCGAGGTCGTTTATTAGAAGAATGGAATTCTGGTGAAGGTAAAGATGCTAAAAAATTCCTTCCTCGTGGATTAGTTGAAACTATTTACAAATTACAATATGAAGCAAAAGATGGATTATACCGTTCATTAGAAGCTATTGATTTATATTTAATGAATTTTACTGAACAATTATCAGCTCACCCTGAGGCAGTAATGGATTTAAATAAAATGCTTGAACAAACTGATATTATTGCTAAATGGTTTACTAAAAAATCAGTTGGTAACATGATTGATTTATTAGATAATCATATTGATAAAAAAGTAAATGATGAAGATAAATTCTCATCTACTACTTATCCATTTACACTCCCTCCACTTTTACAAAATGCACCATTAGTACAAGAACAAATTAAAGTTGCTTTTGAACGTACTAAAAAATGTATTGATTCTATTGCTGTATTAAAAAATATTATTTCTATGTTTATTCATTTAGGTGAAAAATATGGTAATGTTAATTTAACTGAAAAATTACATATCTCACCTAATCTTATTTATAAACATTTAGTTAAATATATTTGGGTAAGTGCATTTACTATGGGTTATGAAACTGGTGGTGGTAATCGTGGTGATGCCAATAAAGATAACACCAATAAAGGTTTATATGAACCAGAAACTGGTGATTTTGCATCTTTCTTCAATGTATTATTTACTACTCTTGTAATGCCATTAGATACTTATAAAGAAGTAGAATCTCGAGTTTTACCTGTTTTAAAAGCTGAAACCGCTAAAACAACTGATCAAGATGGAGCACTTATTGATTTAATGAATCGTTTAAGAAAAGATGTATTTATTATTGATGATCGTTATTTTATTCTTGGACTTAAAGCGATGATTGGTAAAATCTTTACAGTCGTTGATACTCATACTTTATTAACAACACCTGATACATTAGCACATATTATGCGTAATCCTGTCCGTATGATTATTGGTGCTGGTAATGTTGAAGTTATTCCAGAAGCTATTGAATTATATATTCGTTTACCATTACTTGTTGAATTTTATAAATCAATTTTTGAAGATGGTAATCAAAAATATAAAAATAATGTTGATAAAGATAGTGAAGTTGAAGTAATTGCATACATTCCTGAAATTGGTACAGTATGGAGCGGTCTTATTCAATGTATTTTTGATGAATCAAAATATATTAAAGATGGTATTTATAGTATTACTAACATGAAAGATATTGTTAATGAAGTTAATAAAATTTACAATTCTTATAAATCAACACCTAAAGATAAATTAGTACGAACTGTTGTTTTAGATTTAGTATCTGAAATTAATCGTCGTTATGGTATTCTTAAACAAAAAGATATTGCTGAATTTTACCAAATTAAAAAGAAATATGTTAAAAATGTTGTTGACTCGACATTAGAAGATAATGTAAATTTTGATATCTTAGATGAAAATAATGAATATGAACGTGCTGGTCCTAGTAGTAAATATGTAGAAACTTCATTTAATAAATATACTAATGATTCATTAGTTTTTACTGATATTAAATTAGTTCGTGATTTCCGTAATAATATTTATGAACAATTATTTGGTAATAATGAAGTTGTCAAAGACTTATCAACACAAACATTTAATGAAAAAATTAAACATTATAAAAAACAAATTATCTCTACCGATTCGGCTGATAATAAATTTGAATTAATTGCTCAAGCAATTGACCAATCAAGTAATATTAATGCTTATAATGTTGATGTATATTTATTATTTCACGAATGTGTAATGAATTCAATATCACTTTTTGATAATATTTCATATTATATTTTAGATAAAATAGTATTATTTACAGATATTTTATTAACATCCCCTGATTCTTCAAAATTATTTATTATATCTGAATTACATAAATATTTCCATGATGGTTCATTATTTAAAGTTAAACAAATTTCAAATAGTAAGATAATTATAGATTTTAGTAATTTACAAACTATAGTTGAATCATATATTGAAAATATTAAATATATGATTTCTAAATTTAGAAATCTAATATGTATTGAACTTATTAATAAATATGAAAGTTCTCTTTATAAACTTGAAAATCGTATATTAAATATTATGATTAAAAATGATTCATCAGCCGAAAATTATGAAGAAAAAGAAACATTAGATTATTTAAATACTAAAATATCTGAATTTTTTAATGATAAATCTAAAACTTATAATGTTAATGAATTATATCAACATATTATGTTTGGAACAAATGAAGTTAATGAATTAACATCTAGACCAAGTCCATTATTAACTGATATTAATCAACAATATAATGCAGCAACTAGATCATGGACTGCAAAAAATGTTACCTATTCTTCCTATGTTATGGATGCTACCCCAATTTCTGATAATTCATCTTTTAACAATAAATCAATATTACAAAAATTTAATATGTTAGTATTTACTTATATTGAACAATTTTATAATACATCTACTAAAAAGATTTATACTAAACTTATTGATGAATTTGCTAATAAAGCTATGAGTGCACTTGTATTTGAACAAGGTGGTATACCAGATATGTTTGGAGATGGTGTAAAATTAGCACCTGGTTCATTAAATAATTCAGTTCTTTCTAATTCATCAGCAGTATTAAGTATGACTAATGTTATGACATTACGTACATTATTAACACGTACATTAAATATTCAATTACCAGTTAAATATCATTTATTAGATGTTATTAATGAAGTATCTACTGTACAAATTGAAAAGTATAAAGCATATTTACCTGTATTTGTAACATATTTTGAACATTTAATTGAAGAATGTGTATTATATAAAAAATTATTAGATAATCCAGAATTTGCAGCACAAGATGGTACAGGTGCCGCTGAAACAAATGTTAGCCAACTTACTGATAGTGATTTATATAATTTAAAAGATGATTTTGGTAATGTTATTAAATTCCAAACTACATTTATTAAATTAGATGATTCTAAATTTGATACATATAAATTACAATTTCATGAAGTATTAAATAATATTATTAATGGATCACGTGCATTAGTTACAGATGCTAATAATGTATTAAGTGAATTAAATTACACTCCTCAATTTGGAAATATTAGAGATAACTTTATTAAAAACTTTTATAACAATAATCGTCAATTACCATATATGCCTGTTTCTATTTTAACACCAATTATAAATTCTGAAGATAATATTATTAAGAATTTATTACCAATTCATTATATTAATTCAGATGCTAATAAATATATTTATGGTACTAATTATATATTAAATAATTCATCTAAAGATGAAAATGAAGATATTAATAATTATTTATGGCTTAAAGAACAATTAAAAACATATAATAATGGAGTATTATCAACTAATAATGTTGAAGTTAAAAAAATGAATCAATTATTAACTTTAAATAAAAGTATTGTTAAATATGGATATATGTCTTATCATATTCATAATAATTTATATTTTAGTAAAGTAGAATCAACAAGAAGATTAGGACGTGGTGAAGTAGATGGTGGTTATTATTTTAATAGAACAGAAACAAAATTAAATGATATTATCAATCTTATTGAAAATCAATTAAATGAAAATAAAAAACATAATATTGTTAAAACTTTAATTGGTACTACTTGCACTCAGGATAAATCACTTGGTGAATATAATTTAGATCGTTCTAAAGCTCGTATTTTAAATATTATTGATCTTAACATTAACCCAATTAATGTACATGCTTTAATGAGAGAAGTTCCATTAGTTAATATTTATAATTATGCTTTTACTTTTGATAATATCATTAAATCATTTGTATATAATGTTGATCCTGATAATTTAACAACTTTACCTTCTGATGAATCAGCTTCACTATTTAAATTAAGTTGTTTATTACAAGATCCATACTTTATTGATAATGGTTCTAATCCTCGTGCGGTATTAAAAGATGCATTAGATATGTCATATAAAGCAACTACTCCAAGTACTTCATATGATCCTAATAGTTCTTTATATCTTGCTAAACCAAAATATACTCATAATATATTTGAAGAATTAAATACTAGATATTCAGCAACTACAAATAATGAAACTGGTACTTTATATCATAATAATAAATTTTTACGTAATATTTTATTCTTAGTAAATGCTCAACGAGTCATTCGATTAAAGATTAAGAAAGCTGTATACCGCATTAATACTAATGTTGTATCAGATAGTAATATTCTTAATATGCGTATTACTGATTACCCAGAAGCATCTGATATGCAACCTAAAGATGATGAATTTGAAATTACTGATTTATTTTAAATTAATTTAATAAAAAAAATATATATTTAATATTATTTTTTTTAATAGTATAAAGTATATAATTATGTTTTTTAAAATTAAATGTTACATTAATTATATTAAGGATAATACTATTAATGTATCCATAAATGATCCTAATGAATTATTGCGGTTTCAAAAAAATTTAATAAAATTATATAAAAATCCTGAATATTTTGATTATGAAAAACAAAAATTTAGTATTAAAATATTAAATACTACAAAAATTCAATTAAATACAGATTATAATTTAATTAGTGATTTACATGGAATATCAGTTATTATTAGTGGTTCATCAAAATATTATTGTTTTTCTGTAGATCATGAAGTATTTGATGAACAAACTAATTTATTAAAAACTGAAAAAAAAGTAATCAGGGGTTATACATTATATGCAAATAAAATTATTAATGATATAAGTTAAATACATCATTATTTTTTTTTATTCATAATAATCGACAGTTTCGATATAATGATAAAATAATAAATAACTATTTGGGGTTGATTTAAAATTATCTTTTTGATAGGATGTATCATTTAATAAATAAATATCTAATTCTTTATCATTATAATTTTTATATTCATGATTTTTTCTAATTGATTTTGCAATATAGTGACCAAAACTTTGTGTTCCGGAATGATTAATAGTTGAAATCATTTTATATTTATAACAATTATTTAATGTTTGATTTACAAAATATAATTCTATAGGATATTGAAAATTATATTTTTCTTTATATTTATTTAAATTAATTATTATTATTGTTGGGACAATTGTTAATCTATTAATTTTAATATTTGTTGTTGAATTTTTACATTGTAAACATTCATAAGCATCTAATTCTGAATAATTATTTCTAATAAATTTATTTAAATTTGAGAATTTTTTATCTATATCATATTTTAAAAAATTATTATTAATTTCATTTATATCAACTTCAAAAAATATAGAAGTATCATTTTTTATATTAATTATATTTTTACAGTTTTTACAGTATATATCGCATTTATATTTATGTAAAAATAAATTATTTATATAAGTATCATTAATAATATCTAATAATATTATTAATAATTCTCCTGAATCTTCCTGATCATATCCAAATTTATTATTTTTTATTTTTATATTTTGTAAAAATTCATTAAATAATAATAGATTATTATTATCTACTAAAAAATTTGAATGATGTTCAGAGTGTATATATTTTTTTAAAATAGTTATATAAATTGTAATAAAATTATTATTTTTAAATTTTTCTTCATTATATAATAAATATTCTGTTATACTAGTACAACTAAGCAATGTTTGTATTAAAGAATTAAAATAACATATTATACTATTATTATATAATCCAAATGGATAAACTAAAAATTTTGATTTAAATTCTATTAAAGAACTCATAAAAGTATTGAATTTTAATTTAAATATTATCTAATATTACTTATATAATTTTAACTTCAATATTTACATCTATTTAATTAAATCAACTAAGTTTTTAAATTTAAAATTATTATGTCGGACACTTTAAGTATTGAAATTTCAACACCTTCCAATAATTATACTCAAAGAGCTTCTATTCAAGAAAACTTAACAAATTATTTAACATGTCCAAATACATTAGTTAAAGAATCATTATTTGAATTCTTTGGTATGTATTTATTTATTACATTATCTCTTGGTAATGTTGCAATTTATTCATTATATCCAGAAGCCAATTTAAATTGGACTGGTCTTTCATTCTCATGGGGTTTTAATTTAATGTTCGGTATTTATCTAGCTAGTTTTCAATCTCCTTCGCATCTTAACCCTGCAGTCAGTTTATGTATGTACTTATTTAAACATTCTATTACACTTAAACAATTAATTTGCTATTCAGTTTCTCAATTTTTAGGGGCATTTGCTGCAGCTGCTACTGTTTATGGGATTTATTATAATAAATTAGGAGAAGAAGATACTTATAGTAATGTATTTACTACATCTGCAAATAATGCTATTACTGATTACGCTGCATGGTTTACTGAATTTTTAGGTACTGCTTTACTTGTTGGTGGTATCTTTATGCTTATTGATCATAAAACAACCAAAGATCATTTACCAATTTATATTGGATTATGGTTAAGTACTTTAGTATTTGCTCTTGGATATCCAACAGCATTTGCTTGGAATCCAGCACGTGATTTAGGTCCTCGTGTATTTGCTGCATGTGCTGGATATTCATCATTTTCTTATACTGATTATTATTTCTGGATTCCATTAACTGCTGATTATATAGGTGCTGTATTTGGAGTTTCTGTATATGAATTTTTAATTAAACCACAAACTAATTAATAAATATAAATATGGATAATAAAACTTTTAACCTAAGTCTTCCTCTAATACTTATCTTACTTCTACTTCTACTTCTATTATATTTGTTTTATGCATTACTTAAATTCTTATATAAAAAAATAAAAAATTATTATTCTTAAATTTATAAAATATTATTAATTTATAATATTTTTTTTACTGATGTAATAAATTCTTTACTTATTTTAAAATATCAATCCTTAAATAAATTTTTATAAAACCCAAAATTACACCCTCTCTTTGTTTGTATTAATAAAACTATATAAATAATACAAATATGGAAACTCATAGCTTAATTTAATTGTTTACTGATAATTTAATTTAATTTAATTTAATTATATATTTTAAATTAAATTTATTTTTTTTTAACTAATTTTATATTTATAAATATATAACTTAAAAAATACTTTTTAATAATTACATTCATTGTATTATATAATTAAAAAACAATGGCATTTTTAGATATTTATACAGTTGATGAAAATAAAGATAATCCTTCTTCTATGGGTTCTAAACTTATAAAGTTTATTGATACTAATAAAATTTATATTTTAATTGTTATTTCTATTGTAACATTATACTTCGTTTTACTAAATTTTGGCCTCGATGCTGCAGATTATGCTAAAAAACAACCTTATGAATCAGTCGATCAGCAAAATATGCCAGATACTAAGACTCAACCAGAAAATGAAACTCCTGAAGAACAACCTACAACCGAAACTCCTGAAGAACAACCAGAAAAAGCTGACCAATTTACAAATAAGGAACCATTTACAAATGATTTACCATACCAATTAAAAAATGAAACTTTAAATATATCTCCAGATTTAGATTATAATGATTTCTTACAAAAAATGTCTTTAGATAAAGATGTTATACAACAACACAATCAATATGTTACTGATCGTAATAAAATAACTTCAACTGCTTCCTTCGCACCTTCTCGAAGTGATAGTCAAGATATTGTTACTACTTGGGGATTAGCTAGACGCACATATATTCCAATAGATCCTTCTGCTCGTAATATTCCAAGCCAAGATCCAGAACAAGGTTCTAAACCTGTTCGATTACAATGGAATTAATTTGTAATAAAAAAAATATAAAACAATTAATTTATTTTATTACAAATTAAAATTTGAATTTCTCAAAATCTTTAGGCTTTGGGATATAACTAGAATTTGTAAATTTTTTATCATAAATCTTATTATAGATAATTTCATGAATTAATTTATTTTTTTTTGTTGCTATTAATTTAATATAATTATCATAAATTTCATTAAGAATATTTATATCTACTTGTAAATATAAATCTTTATTTTCTAAATTTAGATTTATTTCTGTTTCATTTACTAAATCATTTAAATCTATATCTTTATCTTCTGAATCACATATATCATCTAACTTTTTTTGATTTTTTATATGAGTAATAATATTAATAATATTTGCATTATCAATATTAAATATCTTATCTTGTAAATTATGTTGATTTATCATATTTAATAAATTATCTAATTGTTTATTAAATGTATTTTGTAAATATTCTTGCTGTTTAATGTAATAAGATTTATTTTGTTTATTATAAATCAAATTTAATCTATCAGAATCTCCATACTTTGCTTTAATCACTAGATTTGCATAATATTCTAAATCATCAAACTTTTGTAAATAATATTTAATATTATCATTTATCATTTTATAAATATTTGATTCATCACTTTTACATTGCGTATCTAATAATATATTAAATTTTTTATTATATACCTCATTTTTTTTTAATTTATATTGTTTATTTACTTCTTTATATAAATTTTTAAAAATGTCCTTTCTATCAGTATATGTATTATTAAATTGATCAACTAACTGTGTAATATATTTTTTACATTGATTTAATGTTTTATCATCATCTATTATAAATTTATTAGTTTCTACATCTAATATTTGAATTTCAAATTCAGAATCATATGAAATTAATCTTGCAAACTGTCCATTAATTTGATTATCAAAATAATATTTTAAATCTATATCATAATTATATTGTTTTACAACATCAAGATATTCCATTTTATCTGCCTTTAATAAAGGTATTTGTCTACCTTTATAATCATATTTATATGGATATCTTTTAATAATCACATAACTAAAACGCTCACCAGGAGTTGGAATTAATTTATTTTCTTGTTTCATTCTATCTACAAAATTATTTAATGTAATATTCTTCTTTTCAGGTTTCCATACTCCTGTTTGAATAAAATCTTCCAATCCCCATTTTTTAGTAAAAATCTCTTTAATTTTGTCATTTACCAATTCTCTTAAAGTTTTTGTATTATTTAAATCCATTGACTTCCACATTAAATCCATACAAATAATTTTTAATAATTCAGATACTCCACGTTTTTTAACTTCTAATCCACGAATAAATAAATCTTTTGGTTTAAAATTTGGTAAAGTCTCATGTGGAATTCCAAAATACTTTTTCTTAGATAGAAATGCTAAAGGATATAATACCTCTTCATAACTCATTTTTAAATATTTAGTTCCATTATTATTGTACAAATAATCATTTACTTTTACTTTAATATCTTCAATTGCTCTAAATGTTGTTGTTACTAATTTAGTATTATATTCTTCTTTATCAATTTTATTACTATAATAATCTTTATCTAAATCTAAATAATATGAATCCGGGCATGATATATATAATGAATCTGTATTATGTACAACTAAATTACCAACACCTGCCGCAAAATGATGACTCGAAGTTTCTAAATCATATACGTAATCATTTGAGTATCCTAAAAATTCAATATTTTGAATTATATTGCCATCAAAAATTCTTTCTTTAATTACTTTTAATCTATATACACAACTTTGTTTTAATTCTGAAAATGTATCAATTAAAACATTAAATCCTAATTGTTTAAAATAAAGATAAAATGTTTGTGCTTTTAATTGCGTATAACAATAAATATAATCCATATTTAAATAATATTCTAATGAATAATCTAACTTAAATGTATATTGTGATAAATTAATATTATCCCAAGTTAATAATTTTGTTTCTTTTGAACATTCTTCCGGTTTAATTTTTTCTTTTTTATCATTCAATAAACTATGGTCTTCAGTTACTACAATAATACTATTAATAGTTGTTATTCTATATAATTTCTTATTAGTTTTATGACGAATTACTTTTTTAATCTTAGTCCATCCATTTTCAGTATATACTTCTAATTTATGTTTTAAAAAGATATTTGGTCTAATATATTCTTTATCATTCGACTTATAAATATAATATTTTGAATATGATTCACTTATTTGAGTTGTAGAATTTGTCCAACAAAAATCTTTAATATTCATTAATTCAATATGTTTTTTATTATACCTAATTAATATTGGTGTTTCTCCAATGACTGAATCACCATAATATACTTTATGACCTAAATCTTCTACATATTTTTTAATTAATAGTAAATTGTATTGTCCTGCGGAAGTTACACCACCTGCAAGTGGCAGTTGAAATAATGGTGAATTTTTATTTCCCATTTCTCCATAGAAAGTATTCATAAACACTTTTAATGCTTTCTGTTTAGTATCACAATATTTCAGTTTAAATAAACATTCTTTATATTCTAAATTATCAATATAATCTCTTTCATATTTTTCAATATGTTCTTTCTTATCTTTATATATTGCTAATTCTTTTTTCATTTCCGCTCGTTGTTTAAATAGATCTCTTAAAATTGTTGGATATAAACCAAACATTGTATTTTCTTTATTTGATTCATCATGTCTAACTGTCCATCCAATAATATCTTTACTATGTTTCTCACCTAAATAATTCTCATAATTATATTCAAACTTTATATTATGGATATTATAACCTTTCTCTTGTAAATTATCTTTATAATCATCATCTAGAATTAAATATTCCGGTGATAAATTATATGCCATAATGAGGCTTGGATATAACGAGCTATAATCCAAACCACTCACAGGGTATTTTATAGGATTCTCGCTTAAATAATGAATATATTTTTTAAGTATGTCTTTGATAGCATTTTGACTAGAATCTGACATATTTAAAGTATATTATATATTATATCATTATAGTTTCAATTTTAAATACTAAAAAAAATATTATTAATATTTAAAGATACTTATTTAATATTTGCTAGATGTTTTTTACTAGATAAATGTTCTTTAAAATGTTTTTTAGTTGTGTAACAATTACAAATTTCACATAATTTTTTATTAGGGTCGTTTGAATAATCAATTTTTATTCCTTTTTCATTATCCAAATGTTTTTTAGTTTCTAAATGTTTTTTCATATGTTTTTGTTTAGTCTCAATATTACATATATCACATTTAATTATTTTATTTGCTCTATCTACCAATTTTTGATATTGTTCACTATTATTTTCTTTTTGTTTTAAATAATACTCATGTTTATATTCTGTAATCTTTTCTTTATTTTCTCTAGCATAATTTGAAAAATATTCTGGATTATTTTGGTATCTTTTATATTCTTTTTCTTTTATTTGTTCAATATTCTTTTTATAATATTCTTTTCTATAAATTTTTTTATCTTCATTAACTAAAATATTGAATGGATTAAGTTTATTTACTGGTTTATATTTATTTATATATAATTGCTCATAAGCTTTTAAATGTTTTATATCAATTACTTTAATATCTTTTAATTTAATAATTTTAAAGTTTTCAATTCCAAATTCTTTAAAATATGGATAAATATTTGCTCTATTATTACTAGGATTCTCTAAATATTTATGATAATCAGATTTATGATCTCTCCATCTATATCTGGTTTGATTATTCATTGATGATCCAATATAATGAATAGTTGGATCATTGTTATAATAAATTTGATAAATCATACCTGTCTTTAATGAACTCATTTATTCTTTGTATGTTATTATATCTCTATAGATTCAATTTTAAATTCAAAAAAAAAAATATTATTAATAATACTTTAATTATTTAAACACTTAAGTACATCACTAAATTTATTAGTTAATATAATCTGTTATACTGGTTATATCAGAATTTGATAATGACATATTGATTAATATAATTTGAGTAATTTATATTAATATTCAAAAAAAAATAATTAAAATTGAATTAAATAATCATTATTCTTAAATAACAATACATAAGTTTAATGGAATTTCAAATTATTGACTCGTGGACGGATATTAAACTTCAAATTATTGATAAATATTTTAATTCTGAATTACAAAATAATATTAAAACAAAAAAATCATTTAAAAAGGAATATTTTGAAATTAATACACGATTAAAAAATAATTTATATAAGAATTTAAATAATCAATCTTGTATTAATACATTAAATTATATTTATCATAAAATTAGATCAGGAATCTTTGTTAAAATACAAAATAATCAATTAGTAGCATTTATACCATTTGCAAATAAAGAATTTAGAAATAATTGGAAATATAATATTAAATTATATACCGAAAATTATAATAGTCGATTTAGTTCATTACAAAATTTTATACATACTAAGAAAAAGTATTTAAAACAGTATAAAAATTATATTAAAGATATTAATAAATGGTGGGTTAATGCATATATATTAAATAATGAAGAATTTGAAAATGTTTGGGGTCAGCATAGTCTTAAAGAATATTATGACATTATTATTAATACATTAGAAACAAATACCATTAATGATTGTTATTTTATTATTAATAAAAGAGATCATCCAATATTACATCAGAATTTATATGAACCATATCCAAATATGTATAAAAATCATAATCAAAAAATTGAAAATATATATCAATCAAAATCATATATTCCAATATTATCACCGTATACTAATCAAAATTATTTAGATATACCATTTATCATACCACAAGATTGGCAATTAGCAACATCTGAAAATAATTATTATAATATTGAAAAACACATTAACTGGGAAGATAAAATAGAGATTGCATTCTTTAGAGGAAGTGCAACCGGTAGTATGGAATTAAAATATAATCAAAGATTACAAATTAGTCAATTAGATTATATATGGAGAACTTCAAAACCAGGATTATTAGATGCAGGAATTGTATCTTGGAATTCTAGAGATAAAATAGATTCTAATTTTCAAATTAATTATATTAAACCATCAATTATGATGAAACAAGGTATTAAATTAAAAAATAAAATACCTATGAATGAACAAATTCAATATAAATATATAATTAATATTGATGGTCATTCAAGTCCCAATAGAACAAGTTATTTATTACAATCCGGTTCATTAATGTTAATGGTCGAAAGTATGTATGTTATGGGAAATACTTGTTGGTTTTATAATATGTTAAAACCATATATTCATTATATACCAATTAAATATGATTTATCTGATTTAGAAGAACAAATTATTTGGTGTAAATTAAATGATCAAGAATGCAAACAAATTACTAATAATGCTTTTAAATTCTATCAAACATATTTTAATAAAAAAAAAATACTTGAACATTTTGCATATATACTTAATCAAATTGCTAATAATTTTAATTAACTTGGGAATTTAAAACATCTGGATTAAAACCATTGTGTAATCTCGTTTCTTGATTTCTATATTCTTTGAATTCTTTTATTTTTTCTTCTATTGATATTTTTATTGGTCGAGATTCTTTTTTTTGTTTACTATTAAAATTAATATATAAATCATTTAATTTATTTTCTATAAATGGTTTCATATTAATACTAATTTCTTCATCATGAATTAAATATTTTTTTAAATAATAAATATACTTTTCAAAATTTTCATTTTTTATAGATTCATTCATTCTAGTTAAATGATTTAATAATTCTTTTATAAAATCTTCGTATGTTAATGTATTCCATGTAATTTTATTAGTATGTTGTTCAATCTCTAATATTAAATATTCATAAATTGGTTTTTTAAAACCCGGAAACATTAATAATATTTTTAAATTATGATTATCTTCATTATTTAAATTAAAATGTAAATGTTCTAATAATTCAATAGTACCCCGGAATAATGATTTAATTTTTTCTTGCGGGCATAAAAATTCTTTTTTCATTGTCTTAATATATAAATCATCACCCACATCATCTATAATCCATTTTCTTAAATATGTAAAATCTGTATCATTAAATGGTTTAGTTTGTAAAGTTAGATTTATTATATTATTAATATCCCCAATATGATTATTAACATTATTTTGATTACCATTAATATGAATTTGTATATTATTAATATGTTTTTTTGTTTTTTCATGTCGTTTTTGTTCGGCTGGCCAATTGAAATTAATATTACATAAAGTACATTTTAATTCTTCTTTAGGTTTATCACATGGAATTTTTCTTTTTTGATGTCGAATTATTTCAGATTCATATTTAAAATCTTTTTTACATTTATGACAAATATACATATTTTTAATTTATTGATAATTTGCAAATTACCTGTAATATGATTTCAGGTAATCCCAAGTATATATAATTATATATTATATTTTTAATACATTTTAATAATGTTGTTGTTAATAAACTGAAATTTCAGGATTCAGGATAATTACAAATTATAGATTTAAAAAATAATTTTAATTTTCAGATAAAATCTTTTGAATATCATTTTTTAAATTTTCTAAATTATATTGGAAATATTCATTTCCAGCTTCTTTATATTGATAATAATGATTATTTTCTTTTAAATAAGTTAATATTTTAGATTCTATTAATTTAGCATTCTTGCAATTCATCATAAATAAAATTTCACTACCTTTTGGATAATTTTTAAATCGTTTAATAATATTTTTGGTATATCCAATTTTATAAATATTTGTATTAATATGTTGAGCACAGTGTATAATATAAATAAATTCATTATTATTATGTATTTTATTATTATTTTTTAAATATTGATTATCATCTAACAATTTTTTATTTTGATGGATTAATTGTTCTATTTGTAATATATTTTGTTTAATTATTTCATTTAATTCATTATTTTTATTATTTAAATTTTTATTTTCGATAAGAATTAAATTAAAATCAAAATTATCATATTTATTATCATTTACATTATCGACTCTATTATTATTTTTCTTACAATACTTAATATGTTTTTTTGTATTTTCATGAATTTTTTTATGGGATGGTCTTACAAAATTTATATTACAAATATCACACTTTAAATCTTCTTTTACTTTATTACATGGTATCTTTCTTTTTTTATGTTCAATTAATTTTGATTCGTATTTAAATTCTTTTTTACAATCTAAACAGGTAAATCCCATTATGTAAATTTTCTGAAATTAGTAAAATGGGATTTTACTATATAAGAAGTATATAATACTCTTAATATAAATTTAAATACAATTGAACTACCCATTTAAAATTTTCTAAATCACAAATCAAAAGAAAATAAGATAATAACTAATTTAAATAAAGAATTTAATATAAAAAAAAATAATTTTATAATAATTAAAATTTAACTTCATTTATATTTTTTTTAATATAAACAGCTTCATAATTTTTGTTAATTATTTCTTGAAGTTTATTAATAATATCATTATCAGTAATATCTAATTTATCATTACAGAATTCTTTAATAGTTAATACATTATTTATTAATCCTTTTATAGGATTTAATACTAATGCGCCCGGATAAACTCCTTGCATTTTTTCTTCTTCCTTTACTTCTTTTTTAATAGTATTAACAAATAAATTTTGTTTAATTGCTTTAGCAATAATTAAATTACGTACTTTACTTCCATTTGCTCGATAAAATGCATCAAATAAACTAGTATATGCTAATGTAGATACTTCACGTTTATCTTGAATGATATTATTTTTATATACTAGTTGGTGTAATCTAAATGCATCAATATAACAGTAATGAACCACATCAGTCATACCCTTAATATCATTTCTTTCATAAATTTTAAATAATTCTGGAATTGGCATATCATCTTTATTAGGTAAATTATTCATATCTAAATAAAATTTTAAAGATGATTTTTGTTCAGTTGGATTTAATTGCATCAAAATAACACGCAGATCAAAAGGAATATATCCTTCTAAATTTAAATTTCGAACATTTTTTTGAGGAACGTCTGCAGAAATTTTAACATGATCTTGTTGATATAAATATTTAAATATATTTTCTGGTTTTAAATCATAATTACTTAATTTTTTAATAGAAAGATCTTCACAAACATTTTGAATAATGTTATAATAACAACATTTATCATAAATATTAATCCAATCAAATTCTGATCCATTAAATTCCATAATATAATCAGGTTGTAATAATGTATTTAAATATCCGAATGCTCTTAATATTGTTTTTTCATTATCACAGATTATTGTAATATAATCTTCATGCGCATCAGCTTCTTTAGTAACTAATCCGATATTAAGAAAAGAATTTGGATTATTAATAAATTGATATGTAATACCAATATTAAATATTTCATCTTCTTTAACTTTACCACTTGGTAAAATTACTAAATCGGGACGGTCTGGATTAAATTTAGAAGAATATTGTTCAATATCATAACTCATAGAAATCATGCGATCTTTACGAAATGAATCAATATCAATTTTTAATTCTTCAATATTGTTATAATCATTATACTTAATTTCATTAAATGCACTAATATTTTCAATATCAATATTTAAAACATATTTTGATTTATAAGCAGAATTGCGATTAATAGTATAATCTTTTAATAAATTCCAATTACATAAATTAATTTCATGAGTTCTTGATACAACACGATGATAATTATTTAAATCATTATTAAAACTGATAATATCTAATTTATCTAATACTCTAATAAAACATGTTCTATGATATAATTTATTAAAATAAATTCGAATAAATTTACTATTATTTTCTTTAAAATACATAAATTCTTTTCCTTCAATAATAGAAATTGATTTAAAATCAACACTTCTACCTTTTAACATTTTAATAAGTCTTTCATTTTTAAACAATCCTTTTAATGTAGTTATATTTTCTTTATCTGATTTTGTTTCATTATATTTGATATCCACATAAGGAAATATATTATTAATAATAACCGTAGTTTTAGAACCACATTGTAAGATACCGTGCATAATAAGTTTATAATTTTCAAAAATTAAACTTTCTTTAATATCATTAGGTAAAAATAATAAATCATATTTTTTTAATACTCGATTATGAACTTTATTAAGTTCTTCTTTATTTAAATAATTATCTCGATATTGAATTATCTCTGCTAATTTTTTTTCATAATTAGCATAATTAATATAAAGTTTTTTACCATGAATGCCAGACATTGTTAATTACTAGTAATAGATTTTCTTTAATTATTATTTTAATTAATTAATATTCAATTTTATAATCATGTAAATAGTATATCTATAATTCACAAAAACTTTTAAATTACCCTTTATTATGTGTGATACTTCCTTAACAGAAGCAGATCAGCTCTCTTTAGTTAATGAATTAAATACATTAGATCCAAAAACAATTAAAAAATTTACATTTAATAATTATAAGACAATTATCAAAATTATTAAAGTTATAGATGGTGATACTGTAACTGGAATATTTAAATTTAAAGATTCTTTTTATAAATACAATTTTCGTATTAATGGAATAGATACAGCTGAAATACATTCTAAAAATGAAAATGAAAAAAATAAAGGATTAAATGCAAAAGATTATTTATATAATTTAATAATTAATAAAACATTATTGGCTAATTTTTTAGATTTTGATAAATATGGTAGAATATTAGTAAATCTATATTTAAATGATAAAGATTTAATTTCAGACCATTTAATTCAAGGAGGATATGCAAATAAATATGATGGAAAAACTAAGAAATTATGGATTTAAATTTTTAGATGGATTTAAAATTAATGTTATTTTACTTGCATTATTTTTTTGTGATAAATCATATTTACCTTTTAAATAACAATAATTATTATATTTTGAAAATCCATAACAATTATTATTATTCTCGCATTCTTTATAACACTGTTTCATATCTTTAGAATATATTAAAATTTTATCATTAAAATTATCAAGCAAATCAAACTTATTATAAAAATCAGTATCATAATAAATATCATATTTTGAAATAATACTCTCATCTGTTTGATTAGTAGAGTTAGTTTGATTTAGATATATAAATTTTTCACAATCTTTTAATGTAATTTCATTTTTCATAGTATTTGGTAACTCTGACTTATTATCAGATTCCTGTGATAAATTACATTCATTTTTTAAATTATGATATTTAATAATATAAGTTATAAAGGTAATTGTTGATGCAATCCCATATAATGATAAAAGAATAAGAATAATTTTGATTGATTGCATAATATAAATTTAATAATAGATGATTAAAGACAAATATAAGGATAATTATATAATTATAAATATTAAAAAAATAAATTAAATTAATATTTCTTTAATAGAAAGAAGTTTAATATAGAATCAATTCTTAAATACATATTTTTTTAAATCCAGATGCCAATTTAAAATTTGAGGTTTGTAAATCATTTTTATTTAATTCTTCTAAAGTATTTTGTTTAGTTGAATAATATATTTTAGATAATTTAAGATTATCATAATTATTATAAATAAAAGTTGCACAATGTTTACATGGTTTAGAATTACCAATAATTCCAATTTTAGATAATTTAATAATTATTAAGTATTTTTTAACTTTTAATAAATTTTTTATTATTTTTTTTTTATAATATTTATTAATAACATTTACTTCACTATGTAAACTAAATGGGAATTTATTACCATTTAGATAATAATTAAATCCATAAGATAATACTTTATTTGTTTTCATATTAATGAGAAAACATATATGCTTATGATTATATTTATTATTATATAAATTAAAAGATATATCATATAAGATATTTCTAGGAATTTGAATTTGATAGGAATCCAATAACTTATTTAAATATTCAGTATTAGAAAAATTATTCATTTCTCTTTTAATTTAATTATCACTATTTATTCAATTTTAATTTAATTATATTACTAGATAAGTTAGAATTTAAAAACTTGGCCATAATTATTTAGTTGATAATCTATTAATATTTCTTCATCAAATAATTTAGGTAAATATCCAATAATTAAACAATCATATTTTTTGATATTATCTAAAGTATAAGTAGTATCTTCATCCATAATTGTAACATTTTTATTTTTGTTTAGTAGTTCATTATAAATAGATAATGTTGGAGAAAATGCAGTTAATGTTTGACCCTGTTTAAATCCAATCCCAATAACTAAAATATTTTTAAAAATACTAAATTTTTCAGCCTTTATTTTAGGTCTTTCATTAAGATAATTAATAGAATTATATAAAATTGGTAATTTTTTATCAGCATCTTTTAATCCATGCATCAAATAATATGGATTTTGTGGCAAACAAAAACCTCCAATACCAAATCCTGGATAGAATGGCATAAATCCAAATGGTTTAGTACTACTTGCTTTAATAACTTCATCAAAATTAATATTATATTGTTGTGATAAATCTGCAATTTCATTCACATATGCAATATTAATAACTCTAAAACAATTTTCATATAATTTGCATAATTCTGCTGTTTCTGTAGAAGATACTATAATTACTTTTTTAATTACTTTTGAATAAATATTATAAATCTTCATTACTGAATGTTCATTTAATCCTGAAATAATCTTTGGAATATTTTGACAATCTTCATGATCACCTGGAGAAATTCTTTCAGGTGAAAATCCAACATATATATCTTTTTTTAAAAATTCTGAAAATATATCTCTAGTCCCCCCAACATAAATACTACTTTCTAATATAATAATATCATTTTTATTAATATATTTATTTAATGTTTTTTTTACCAAATTTATATGATGTAAATTAATTGATCCATTTTGTTGAATATTGGTAGGAACTGCAATAATATAAATATTACAATTTTGTAAATATGATTCATCATTAGTATAGATAACATTATTAAAATTATAATTTAATTGTAATTCATTAATTCGAATATTGGAAATATCATATCCAATAACATTAAATTTAGTTTGAAATGTTTTAATTAAGGATAAACCAACATATCCACATCCAATAACTGCAATTTGATTCATTGTTAATATTTATTATTGATTATTATTTATTATTATAATATTATTGTATTATCTTTAATTATTAATTATTATAATATGATTATATTATCTTTAATTATTAATTTAATGTATTTTTAACTTGAACTTATAATTTTATATATATGTAGAACCTATAATGAAAAAAATTAAAGTATTATATAATAAATTAATAAATTCAATTGGATTAATAACTGTTATTAAGTTATTTAATAATGATACATTTAATAATTCATATAAGTCGATTGAAAATAAATATAGTTATAATTATAAAATTGGAAGTGGTACATATGGTAATGTATTTAAATGCACTAATATAAGAACAAATAAAGATTATGCTATAAAAATAATATCTATTATCGAAAACTCTAATAATATTAAACATGAAATTAATATCTTAAAAAAATTATATGATATTAAATATAATTATAGTTTAATAGATTATTATTCTGATAATTATTATCATTATATTATTACTCCTTATATATCCGGTATTTCATTATATAGATATGTAAAAAAATTAAAAAGGGTGTCTGAATCTAATAGTATTTATATTATTAAACAATTATCTCAACAATTATTATTATTAAAAAATAATAATATTATACATAATGATATTAAATTAGATAATGTAATAATAGATATTAATAATTTAAATATTACATTAATTGATTTTGGTTCATCTAATATTATTGATAAATCAGAAAATTATAATACTACATTAGTATATGCCCCCCCAGAATTTTTAAATTATAATATTATATCATATCAAAATGATATATGGGCATTAGGTTGTTTATTTTATATATTATTATATGGTAAACATCCATTTGATAAAAATAATTCAAATAATGAAGAACTAATTATTAATAATATTAAAAATAATGATATAATATTTGAAAATGACAAATCTATACATATATCTAAAAATACTAAATTAATAATAAAAAAAATGTTAGAAAAAGATCCTTCTAAAAGATTAACTATTAATGAATTAATAATAATGTTAGATGGTTTAATTTAAAAAAATGGATTTAGAATTACCGGAAATGAATGCAAATCTGGTTATAAAGTATATAATAATCTTAAATTATGTAAAACTGCCTTTTTACCAGATGAAACATTTTATAATTAAATATTTAACTTAAATAAAGTATTTTATTTAAGATTTTTATTTTTTTTTATTTTCTTATATATATACCTTTTAAATTATATAATATTCTAAAGTACAAAATAGATAATATTTTACTATAATATGGCATCTGCAACTAGTCATATATTGCCAACTGATCTAACTATAACAAGTTCAAATGGTATACCTGCTATTTTAACAAGATTAACTACATTTGAACAAAATGGTAAAGTTTTACAAATTGTATATAATTTAAATAGTACTACTGCACCTACTACTTTATCTGCTACTAGTTTTAATGTTCCTAGTTATATAAGATATACTAATGATATTGAATATTCTGCATTTACACATCCAATTTCATTAACTAATGCATTTGCATTAAAAATATTTGCATATATTACTATTGATAATGCTAGATTATATACATTTACTACTGCTGCTAATGATAAAATAAAACTTTTTTTAAATAATTTTTTAGTATTAGATAATATTAGCCAAGCTAGTACCGCCGTTGATTTATATTTAAATGCTGGTACTTACTTATTATATATTGAAAAAATCGCTCCAGTAAATGATACATCATTAAATGTAAAACTTACGCCAAAAGCCGTCTCGACTGCTGTTTCAATTAATTCTTATATTAAATCTAACTTTAGACTTTTAGAAAATGCTAAACTATCAAGAGATTCTGCAATTACAACATACTGTACCCCTGCTACAAATTTATTTTCTTCGGAAACTACTAATATATGTAATCAATCTTTGAATGAAACTGATTTATTAAATAATATATTATTAAATACTCACTGCTTTCCACCAACTGAGGGTATTGCAAAAAATACAACAACTAAAACATTATCTGATAATTGTAAAACTACATATAATAAAAATACGTTAAATTCGACTATTAAAAATAATTTTAATAGTCTATATCAAACATGGGCTAATAAAGTAGTAACTGATAATACTATTACTAATAATAAAGATGCATTAGAAGAATATTTTGATATTCGTACTCCTAATGAAACCGATTTCCCTTTCGGTGATAATATTAAAACATATTGTGAAAATGATTCGGCTGTTAAGAAAAATTATAATGTTACTACTCAAACTGGTAATAATCTTTGTAAAAAAATATATGGTCGAACATATACCGGTACTAATAAAACAAGTGTTGATAATTCTATTCAACAAATTAAAAATAATTTTTGTGATCCTTCTCAAACAATTACAAATATTAAAAATCCGGATTGTATTAATGAATATAAAAATAAAGATGATTTAAAAAATTCTATTTCAAATTATTGTTTCCCTACTGATGCAACCGGTCGTAATTTATTTAAAAATCTTAATGATGGTAAATATAATACGAATTGTAGAGACATCCATAGACAAACTAATTTAAATACTAATATTAAAAGCGAATTAGATACTCAATATCAAGCATGGGCATCAAAAGTTGTTGCTAATACAGCAACTACATTTGCTGACCACGATGCTGCATTAAATGAATATATTGTTGATAGAAGTCCAACCCAGGCTCAATTATTTGGTTCTAGTAATACGGTAACTGATAAATTAACTTCATACTGTGAAAAACAAATTAGCCCAAATAATAATAAATTTGTAGCTGATAATAATACAACTAATATGTGTAATACATTATATAATAATACAACTCTTAATACACATCAAAAGATTAAAAATTCTATTGACAAAATGAAAACTAATTATTGTACAGCAAATGGTGCAGATGGTAAACCTAGATATGAAACTGATGCTAATTGTAGAAATGAATATACTAATTTATTATCATCAACACTTGCTACTAGATGTGTTCCAAATAATACATTTACTTATAGTGATCCGTGGTGTGTTACTACTAGTGATACTAATATAAATAGTACATCTGCCCCATTTACAACTATGCGAACTGCACGAACAAATGCTTTAAAAAATGAAGCATCAAAAATTGAGGTTAAAGACTATCCAGATAAGAAATTTTTAAATAATAATAACTATCAATATGCTATAAACACATATAATTCAATTTCTGACCCTGCTAATAAAAAACTATCAGATGATTTATTAACAACGCAATTATTTCAATATTGTGAAACTAAAGAACCTAATTATCCCACAGATCCAACTTCTCAATGTAAGGGTATTTATGATACATATAAAACTAATGTTGCTGTTTCAACATCTCGTAATAAAATGCGTGATCAATTATGTAAATTAAATGCTAATATAACAACTGATAATAATGATACTAATACTAATAATATATTTAAATGTAAAACAACGGTTTTTAATACTACTAATGATTTAGATAAATTTGCTCCAACTGTTAATGCATACTGTAATACAGAAATCAATATTGCAACATCTAATGAATGCAAAGATTATTATACAAATATCGAAAAGAAAATTTTAGATGCATTAAATTTAAAAATTAATGCTACACCTGTTAGTGCATTTTCTAATAAATATTATCATACCAATTCTGATATGGTTGAAGATTATGATAAAAAACTAGAATTATCTAATTTCCAAAATGGTGGTGATGAACAACCAGTTGATGATACATCAGTTGATGATACATCAGTTGATTCTCCTAGTGAAGAAACAATGCCTGTTGTCTATTATATTAATGTACCACAATCATGTAAACAAGAGGAAGAAAATATTGAATACCATGATTCGTCTTGGTTATCATTATTATTATTCTTTATCTTTATTTTATTAATTGTTGGATTGTGTTCT